GGTGTGTGGGGTAATCAACCAGGTTATTATTACGTAACAGGTACTGGTATACCTGCAGCATCTTTCGTTTACCTTAACCCAGGTGATACAACCACTACTTTAAATAATATGTGGACGGAAAGTAGCGCTACTGCTACAGCATCAGGTAATAGTGTAACTCTAACATTCTGGCCGTTGAGTAAGTTCCAAATTCTATGCCCAACTGGGCATGAAATATCAGCTAACCTGGCCGGTAATACATTACTTACCTATACAGTACTTGATGCGACTGGATATCCTAACTTTACTTTTGGCGCTACAGCAGTAAATAACGCTATTGAGCTGACTATTGCTTCAAATACCACTAACAATCAAGCAATAAGAAGACTGAGATATGGATATACTGTAACGGGTACAGGTATTCCTGCGTCGAATACTTCAAATGGCACTCACACTTACATTACAGGAATCTCTAGAACCAACGGAGGCGGGGCTACTGTTTTTATTAGTAGAAATACTAACGCCACACTCGCAACAAACACCACAATGACAGTTGCACCTTCTGTATATGTTAACCCCAGTCTAGATCAAGGGCCTTATTATCATGCATTGAATGGATGGGCTCAAGCTGCGTACTATCATTTTGCAAATACCTACGTTTCTTACGGAGGAGATGTTAGTCTAGTCGATCAACCTGACTTGTATTATAATTCAAGCTATACAACTTGGAGTCCTGTATTTCCATATTACGGTCAAGAATCAGGTTCAGGAAATTCTGCTCCAAGAGCTCTTCAGAAAGCGTATTACAGAGCTGGTCAACAGTCTTCTCTTGTCAACCTCGGAGAAGTATTATACGGAGCTGTCAATACCGTAAAGACTTGGAAGCCAGCCACATTCCAGTCTGTATATGATTCTGGTATTTTTAAAGCGGCTGCAACCTCAGTTACTAGAGCCTTACACCTACCATGGACTCCTATGATAGGTTATGTGATTAACTACGGTACAGCATACAACGTTCCAGGTAACAGAACTACAAGCGTAACAGCTTTGACCTCATTTACTCACTCGTCATTTACTGTATCAGGCTTGACCGCTGGTAACTTCTATAGAATAATCATACTTCCAATCGTATCAGGATACTAAAATGGCAACGAACCTACAACAACTATTATCAGTACTTCCATCCAGAATGGTTAGCATGGCGTTATGGGTGGATTCTGAAACAGGAGAATATTATCAGGGATCTCCTAGAAGAGGAGAAGATCCATCTGTACCCGAGCGTCCCGACTCTTATCATGCCTGGGACTTCGATAATTCTCAATGGGTGTTAGATCCTAACATCAGATGGGCTGAGATAAGAGAAGAAAGAGCAAAAAGAATGTCTGCGGTTTTATGGAGAATAGATCGATATAATCAGCAAATAGCCTTAAACGTTACTCCTTCAGAAGATATTACTCCAGTCTTGCAGTATGTTCAAGAATTAAGAGATTTACCTCAGTCAGGTCAAGATCCTTTCAATATAACCTGGCCCGTAGAACCTTAATTTCTCTAGGGCCATAAATACTCTAAAAAGGAGTTAACATGGCTGTTCCTACTTCTCGTGCAGAGTTTGCTGAGTTTTGTCTTAGAAAACTTGGAAAACCCGTCATTGAAATCAACGTAGATGATGATCAAGTTGATGATCGAATTGATGAAGCTTTAAAGTATTATTGGGACTATCATTTTGATGGTTCAGAAATGATATATTACAAGCATCAAGTTACTGATCAAAATAAAACAGATAAATTCATCACACTTCCAGATAATATAAATGGAGCCGTTCGTATATTTCCGATCGGAGATACTACTATGGGCTCTCAAGACTTGTTTAACATACGTTATCAAATAGCGTTAAACGATCTATACACCCTTACTTCAGTATCCATGGTTCCTTACTTCATGGTTATGCAGCATCTTGGACTTATACAGCAGCTATTGGTAGGCCAACAACCAATCAGATACAGTAGACACAAAAACAAACTCTACGTTGACATGGACTGGAATAAGATTGATACAGGTCAATTTCTTTTAGTAGAAGCATATGAAGTAATAGACCCTACTGTTTACTCAGAAGTATGGAAAGATAGATGGCTGGCTAACTATACTACTGCTCTTATCAAGCAACAGTGGGGTAATAACCTTAAAAAATTTGAAGGTCTTCAGCTGCCAGGTGGAGTGCAATTCAACGGACAAAAAATATATGATGAGGCCACAGAAGAGATTAAATTTTTAGAGAATGAAATGGTAACCAACCTATCCTTACCTGCTATGGATATGATAGGATAATATGGCAACAAATGTATTCTTCAATAATTATCAGGCCAGTCAAGAACAAAACTTAATTGAGAACCTGATTATCGAGTCCATAAAAATATATGGAATCGATATGTACTACATTCCTAAAACGTTAGTAGCGTACGATGGAATATATGGTGAAGATCCGTTGATGCAATACAATAAACCGTACATGATAGAAATGTACATCAAGAACTTTCAAGGGTTTGAAGGAGATGGTGATCTCCTTACCAAGTTCAATTTAGAGATTCGAGATAGAATTACATTTACCGTAGCTCGAAGAGTGTTCAATGAAGAAATAGGCTCATCAAATCAATTGGCAAGACCTAACGAAGGAGATGTTTTATTCTTTCCTTTAAATAATAAACTGTATGAAATAAAGTTTGTAGAGCACGAAGCAATATTCTATCAATTAGGACAATTACAGGTATATGATTTAGTTTGCGAGTTGTTCGAGTACAGCGGGCAGGCATTTAATACTGGTCTTCCCCAGATCGATAATGTATATCGAAACTTTAATCTTACCACTACAAACTTTGGAATTCAAACTGAAGATACAAACCCATTCTTCTTATTACATGAGGATGGTACTAGAATTGTAAACGACCAATACGATCAAAACATTATTGATCCTACCGCTGATAATGACGAGATACAAGACGAATCAGACAATTTTGTAGATTTTACTGAGTTTGATCCGTTCAGCGAGGGAGGACGATTCTAATGTTTGGACAAACTTTCTATCACAAAACACTTCGTAAGAATGTAATATTATTTGGAACCCTTTTTAATGACATATACATTACCAGAGACGATCTACAAGGTAATGAAATACAAACAGTAAAGGTTCCTATAACTTATGGTCCAAAAGAAAAGACGCTGGCTAGAGTAGAAGCAAGCCCTAATCTCTCTAACCCTGTAGCTGTTATATTACCTAGAATGTCGTTTGAAATGACATCGCTTTCTTACGACTCAAACAGAAAACTTCCTACAGTAGGTAAATTTGCAGTTAGGTCTGATAATGTAGGAGATAACCCACCTACAAGAAACAAATACATTTACAATCCTGTACCGTATAATATTGGATTTGAGCTTAGCATAATGGTCAGAAACGCAGAAGACGGTACTCGTATTCTTGAGCAAATACTACCATATTTTGCTCCTGAGTGGACTGCTACTGTTCAGTTGCTGCCCGAGTTGAATTTACCGTTAGATATTCCTACTTCTATAAGTACTGTTACTGTTACGGATAATTATGAAGGAGGCGCTGAGGAGAGAAGAATAATAATCTGGACTCTTTCCTTTAACATGAAGACATATCTGTTTGGACCAGTAAGAAGAAGTGGTATCATTACACTTGCTAATACAAACTTTTATGATAATACAACTGTCGGCTCAACTCCTGTGGAAAACATAACCATAACACCAGGGCTTCTTGCTAACGGTTCTCCTACTACTAATGCCGATTTAACAATAGATAGAAGACAAATAGCGGCTAATAGTAATTGGGATTATATTATAACCAAGGATTCAATATGAAACCAATAGATCAAGCTCTAGATCTTTCCCCTATCAACAACATACTTCCAGCTGCAGCTCAGGTAGTAGATATTAACCCTTCTACTCCAGACGTTCAAGCAGATTTTGAATATGCAAGGGGTAATATGATCGCCGCAATAGAAAAAGGGCAAGAGGCTCTTTCGAATGTATTGGATGTTGCTGGAATGTCTCAACAGCCTAGAGCGTATGAGGTAGCAGCTAAATTAGTAGATTCTATAGTAGCAGCTAATAAAGACTTGCTTGTTCTTTCAAAACAAAAACAAGAACTCAATGGAACGGCAGGTGCTAACAAACCTACTACTGTTAATAATAATTTATTTGTTGGAACAACTGCAGACTTGCAGAAGTTAATTAAGCAACAGAATGAAAGTTAATAAAAGCGACACCTACCTTGGCAATAAAAATCTTAAACGAGCATATGTTGAGATAGAATGGACCCCGGAAAAGGTTAAAGAATATCTCAAATGCTCAAAAGATCCTGTTTATTTTATTGAAAAGTATGTAAAAATTGTCCATGTTGACCATGGACTAATTCCTTTTCAGCCGTACGAATTTCAAAAAGAAATGATACAATCGGCTGATGATAATAGGTTTGTAATATGTAAGATGCCTCGACAAGTCGGTAAAACTACCACTGTTGTAGGAATTATTTTACATCGCATTCTTTTCAATGAGATGTACTCGGTTGCACTTTTGGCGCATAAAGAAGCTCAAGCTATTGAAATTCTTTCTCGTATTCAACTAGCATATGAACATTTACCAAGGTGGATGCAACAAGGTATTATTGAATGGAATAAGACTAGCGTTGAGTTAGAGAATGGATCTTCAATAATTGCAAGCTCAACAGCTTCATCTGCGATTAGAGGAACTTCTCAAAACTTAGTTTATCTGGACGAATTTGCTTTCGTCCCTGCAAATATACAACAGACATTCTTTTCATCTGTATACCCTACTATTTCATCTGGTAAAACTACCAAGATTCTTATCACATCTACTCCAAACGGATTAAATCAATTTTATAAACTTTGGACTGATAGTGAGAGAGGTAAAAATGACTTTGTTAGAGTAGACGTTCACTGGTCTGATGTTCCAGGTCGAGATGAAAAATGGAAAGAAGAAACTATTCGTAATACGTCTGAAGAACAATTCAGACAAGAATATGAATGTGAGTTCTTAGGATCATCTGCAACACTTATTTCTGGTATTAAACTTCGTAATTTAGTTTACGGAGATCCGGTTAAACAAGACGAATACATAAAAGTATATGATGAGTGCAGAAAAGATCATTTTTATTGTGTTACAGTTGATGTGGCAAGAGGTAAGGAAGGCGATTATTCTGCCGTTAAGGTATTTGATGTAACTGAATATCCATTCAAAGATGTATTCACTTACCGCAATAAAGAAGTTGACCCATTAAATCTACCCGACACTGTCCTGCAAATTGCAAGACACTACAGTAATGCTATTGTGTTAGTTGAAACTAACGATGTTGGCCAACAAGTAGCAGATATACTGTTTAATGATTTAGAATATGAAAATATGCTTTTTACTGTTAATAATCCAGTAAAAGGCGTTACTGTTACAGCTGGTTTTGGACACGGATCTCATCCTGGAGTTCGCACTACTAAGTCTGTAAAAAAATTAGGGTGCTCTAACTTTAAATCATTGGTGGAAAATGATAAACTTATAATTAATGATTATGATACATTAGAAGAAATGTTTCGCTTTGTGTGGACCGGATCGACATACGAAGCAGAAGAAGGAAACGATGACTTAGTCATGTGTTGCGTATTATTTTCATGGTTGACTGATCAGAATTATTTCCGCGAATTAATGTCCAAGGACATTCGAAAACGATTCCAAGAAGACAATGCAAAAAGACTGGAAGACGAACTAACACCATTTGGCATATATGATGATAGTTCGGACTTTGTAGATAATAAAGACATAGATAAATTTCTAAGACCTACGCTCGATGACATAAAACCTCATGAATTAGTAGGTGAATCTCTCGACAGCTGGTTGTCTAGATAATAAATTCTTTGTTTTATAAATAGAGTATAAGACAGTCTTACTGTAATGAAAAAAACCTCTGAAGGGAGAAAAACATGCCATTTCAAGTTAGTCCAGGCGTAAATATAACCGAAATTGACTTGACTACGGTTGTCCCTGCAGTCTCAACTACTGAAGGCGCCTTTGCTGGCGTTTTCCGTTGGGGACCTGTTGACAAACGTATTCTAGTTGATTCTGAACAAACTCTAGCCCAGCGCTTTGGTAAACCTACCAATTTTAACGCTGAATCATTTTTCACAGCTGCTAATTTCTTATCATACGGTAACAAACTGTATGTAGTTAGAACTGCTAATACTACTGATGCAACTGGTGTTGCAGGGGTACTTTCTGCGTATGCTAACGTCGGTGCTGTGACTACAAACACAAATTTAATTATCAAGAATGATGACGATATTGATAATAGCACTGTTGCTACGAACATAGCTTCTGAAACCAACGTTCGTTACATTGCTCGTTATCCAGGTGCATTAGGAAACTCTCTGAAAATCTCAGTATGTGACACTCCTAACACATTCTTCTCTAATACTCTAATTACCGGTGGAGATGCTAACCTATCATCAAATGGTCAATTAACAGGTATTGTTGCTACATCTGGTTCAAACACATTCACTATCCGCATCGCTAATTCATCTACTGGTGTTCTTTCTGAAGCAACTACCAGAATGAACACACTTCGTGGTTTGCTTTCCGTTGGTGATCTGATCGAATTAGGTAACTCATCTATCGGTACTCGCCTATTAAAAGTATCTACTATTGGTGCAACCACTACAAATGCTACCCATTCTTTCATTAGCGTAGGTACTGAGAGTAAATTTACATTATCAGATTTCGGTAACAATGCTGTATCTAATAATGCTACTATTGCATCAGGCTATCTAAAGCGCTACTGGGAGTATGCATTTAACGTTGATTCTGCTCCTTCTACTACCGCCTATACACAATCATTCGGCAACTCATCTGCTATTGATCAAGTGCATGTAGTGGTTGAAGACGAAGACGGACAAATTTCAGGCGTACCAGGTACTATTCTAGAAGTATTCCAAGGTCTTTCACGTGCTTCTGATGCAAAGACAGAAGATGGAAGCTCTTTATTTGTACGTGACGTAATTAATAATACATCTAAATTTGTATTCTATAATGCAAACCGTGTTGCGGGCTATACTAACACCGCAGTTAACATGGCTTCACTTGCAAACAACACACCTCTATCAGTTTCTTTTGTTGGAGGATCTGATGGTGCTGACGAATCAACAATAGCTGTCACTGAGTTATTCTCTGGCTATGAGCTATTCCAATCTGCAGAAGATGTGGATGTATCTCTAATTCTTACCGGAAAAGCTCGTGGATCACAGAACGGTGCTCAACTTCCTAATTACTTAATTGAGAATATTGCTGAAGTTAGAAAAGATTGCGTTGTATTCGTATCTCCTAATAGAGAAGCAGTAGTTCTAAATGCAGCTTCTGACGAGGTAGATGATGTTGTTACTTTCCGTAATGCTGTTACGGCTACTTCCTATGCTGTACTTGACTCAGGATACAAGTATCAATACGACAAATACAACGATGTATACCGTTACATTCCGTTGAACGGTGATATTGCAGGATTGTGTGTACGCACTGATGATGTAAGGGATCCTTGGTTCTCGCCAGCTGGATTCAACAGAGGTGCAATTAAGAATGTTATTAAACTAGCCTACAATCCAAGCAAAGCAGAGCGAGATGTTCTGTACAAAAACGGTATTAATCCTGTGGTAACATTCCCAGGACAAGGCACTGTTCTATATGGCGACAAAACATTGCTTGCAAGACCATCAGCATTTGATCGAATCAACGTACGTCGTTTATTCATCGTGCTTGAAAAAGCAATTGCAACCGCTGCTAAATTTACCATGTTTGAATTCAACGATGAGTTCACTAGAGCACAATTCAAGAATCTGGTTGAACCGTTCCTGCGCGATGTTTTAGGTCGCCGCGGTATCTACGATTTCAAAGTTGTTTGCGACGAGACAAATAACACACCTGAGATAGTAGATCGTAACGAGTTTGTAGGTGACATCTACGTCAAGCCTGCCAAGTCAATCAATTACATTCAATTGAATTTCGTGGCGGTTAGAACAGGTGTTGAGTTCTCCGAAATTGTTGGACAGTTCTAATAAATAACTAAGGACAAGGAGAACAAACATGGCATTTAATGTAAACGAGATTAGAAGTCAACTAACATTGGGAGGGGCTAGAAATAGCCTTTTCCAAGTAGCGATTACTAACCCAGCTAACTCAGCTGCAGACATCAAGGTACCTTTCTTGGTAAGAGCAGCTCAAATTCCTCCATCTACTTTAGGTACAATAGAAGTACCTTATTTTGGTAGAAAGATTAGACTAGCTGGAGATAGAACATTCGGACAATGGACTGTTACAGTAATTAATGATGAGGACTTTTTAATCCGCAACGCAATGGAAGAATGGTCGAACAAGATTCAATCTCTTGCAGGTAACTTAAGAGAATTTGGTTCATCTTCACCAAACCTATACAAGTCACAAGCACAAGTGACTCAGTATTCTAAAACTGGTAATCCAATCAGAACATATCAATTTGTAGGTATTTACCCATCAGAAATTTCTGGTATTGATGTTGATTGGAACTCTACTGATGTGATTGAAGAATTTACAGTTACCTTCCAATACGACTATCATGAAGTAGTTGGTGGTACAACTGGTAGCGCCGGCGGCGCGTAAGAACAGGGCGGCATTAGTGCCGCCCATTTATTGAGGATATTATGGCAGAGTTATTCGGTTTTGAAATACGCCGCAAACCCCAAGAAGAAGCTCAAATACAAGAGCGTGAGAAGTCGTTCGTTCCTAAACAGGACGAATATGATGATGGCGCCGTAGTAGTTGCGGCTGGGGGAGTTTATGGCACATATGTTGATCTAGAAGGCAGTGCTAAGTCTGAGGCCGAGCTAGTTACAAGATATAGAGAAATGGCCCAGCACCCAGAGGTTGACTCTGCGGTTGATGATATTGTTAATGAAGCAATAGTTCAAGAGCCAGAAGAACCTATAGTACAAATAAACGTAGATGATCTTAAGACTGGAGCAAACGTTAAGAAGCTTATCAAAGAAGAATTTGATAATATTTTAGAGCTACTTAACTTCCGTAATCAATCATACGAATTATTTAGAAGATGGTATATAGACGGTCGAATGTACTATCACGTAGTTATAGATGAAAAAGATCCTCGTGCAGGTATTAAAGAACTGAGATATGTTGACCCTCGTAAAATGAGAAAGATACGAGAGGTAAAAAAGAAAAAAGACCCGCGTACACAAGCAACTCTTCCTTCAACGGAAAGAGAATATTACATATACAATGATAAGTCTAATTGGGGCGCAGGTAACCCTAATTTTGCTACCGGAGGAACTACCGGGCTTAGAATTGCTAAAGATAGCGTAATACATTGTACGTCTGGTTTAATGGATAAAAACAACTCGGTTGTTCTTTCCTATTTACATAAGGCTATTAAGCCTCTTAACCAGCTACGTACTCTAGAAGATGCAACTATAATTTATAGAGTATCAAGAGCACCTGAAAGAAGAATATTTTATATTGACGTAGGTAACCTTCCAAAAATGAAGGCTGAACAATACCTCCGTGATATGATGATCAGACATAAGAATAAAGTAGTTTATGATCAGTCAACTGGAGAAATAAGAGACGATCGTAAATTTATGACCATGTTGGAAGACTATTGGCTACCTCGTCGAGAAGGCAATAGAGGAACAGAGATTACTACTCTTCCTGCTGGACAAAATTTAGGAGAGATGACAGACGTTGAGTATTTTAAAAAGGTACTTCTTGCCTCATTAAACGTACCTGCTTCTAGACTTAACACTGAAACTGCTTTTAACGTAGGTCGCTCTACAGAAATTACTCGTGATGAAGTTAAATTTGCAAAGTTTGTTAACAGACTAAGAGCAAGATTTTCTCATTTGTTCCTTAAAGCCTTAGAAAAACAATTAGTGCTTAAAGGAGTTATCACTCAAGATGATTGGAAAGAATTTCATCAGTTGATTCGCTTTGATTACGCTAAAGATAATTTCTTTGCTGAATTAAAAGAGATTGATGTTATGAAAGAGCGTTTATCTGTTCTTCAAGACGTTTCTCAGTTTGCAGGTAAATATTACTCTCATACTTGGATACGTAAAAATATACTCAGACAAACTGAGGAAGATATTGAAGAATTGGATGAAGAGATTGCAGAGGAAATGGAGCTAGTTCAATATCGTCCACCGGAACAGCTAGGACAGCCAGGCCAGGAGCCCGAGCTACCCCCTCAAGAGCAACAATAAATAAATATTATTGGAGAAATATATGGAATCAACTATTAACGATTTAATTACCACTGCAGTCGAATCACAGCCTGTAGAATTTGGAAATCACTTCAACAGTCTAATGCTCGGTAAAGTGTACGATGCCGTACAAGAGCGCCGTGCTCAGATTGCAAGTGCTTTATTTAACGCTTCGCAAGAAGAGGTTTCCGATGAAGAACAATCAGGGGAAGAAAATGAAGAAGACACTCAAGAAAATGCTTGAAGTCTACGAGCCAAAAGCCGGAGACGAAAAAAAATTTAAAGACAAGCACATTGTTGTTAAAACAAAAGATGCTAATGGTAACGGAGATGATGTATTCCAGGGTACTAATGTAAAGGCTATCAATCGCTCAGATGAAGGTCATGGATATAATCCTAAAGAGGATGAAAAAGTATATGAAGAGATTGACCAAGAAGAGGATCAAGAACAGATTGACGAGCTAAAGCGTTCTACTCTGAAATCATACATTGCTAAGAAAATGGACAATATCTACTCTAACAAATATCCTTCAAAAGATAAAGTTAAGAAAAATGTTCAATCATTGCAACGTGCCCATGATCGAGTAGTTGGAGTTGCTCCTACTTCTGAAGAAACAGAAATTAAAGAAGGGCCAGAAGCTCATGCCCAGTATTTAAAGTATCATGCTGATACTGCAAAACTGTTGAAGAACATTCAAACAGGTTTAAATAAACATAAAAGTGCTGTAAGTACCAAGAGTACATATACTAGTGGTCAAGCCCATTGGGGCCATGTAGGCACAATGAAAGACATTCATCGCTCACTACAAGACATTCATGATAGAGTTTTGGAAAACGGCGAGTATGCTAAGCCTCCACAACCAGTAAAAATGAGAGAAGAAACAGAGGTTAATGATTCTACCATTAAGCTATTAGAACTATATGCTGAATTGTCAGAAGAAAATCAACAAGCTATGATTGAAATAATTGAATCTGGACAATCAGATGAACTTCTCTCTCTGATTGAGGAGCAAGTCAATGGCTGATATTAAGCTGAAAGGCTCAGAAATATCTTTAGCTAATACAGCTAACACTGTTGCACTTGGCTCACTTATCAGAATGATTAATACCGATAGTGCAGCAGCTTTTCTTATTACTCAAAGAGATTCTAGCAATAATGTACTAGGTACCATTACTATTAATAAAGCCGGTCAAGGAGGCGATGAAGTTTTCCTTATAAAAGATCCAACAGATACTTTTGAATCAAATACTTCTTCTTCCGGTAAAGTGCTTGCAGTACCAATCGGGTACTATTAAGGATAACAAATGAAGCTATTTACCGAATTAGTAGAAAATGTACAAACCATTGTAGAACAAAAAGAGTCTGGGCAAAAAGACTACTACATTGAAGGTATATTCATGCAGACCGAAAGGGTCAACCGCAACAACCGTAAGTACGGCAAATCAATCATGGAACAAGAGGTTGGCCGCTACAATAAAGAGTATGTTGAAAAGAATCGCGCTTATGGAGAGTTAGGCCACCCATCTGGTCCTACAATTAATCTAGAGCGAGTATCACACATGATCAAGGAACTCCGTATGGAGGGTAACGATGTTATCGGTAAAGCCAAGATCATGGACACACCATATGGTAACATCGTTAAAAATTTAATTGGCGAAGGTGCATGCCTGGGTGTTTCTTCTAGAGGAATGGGAACTCTAAAAGAGAGAAATGGCGTAATGGAAGTACAAAATGATTTCTACCTTGCCACCGCTGCTGATATCGTAGCTGATCCATCCGCGCCGGACGCGTTTGTACGCGGGATCATGGAAGGTGTTGAGTGGGTCTGGGACAACGGAATCTTAAAAGCTCAAAAGATTGAAGAAATGAAGCACGAAATTACACGTACTTCTTCTCGCAATCTTAATGAGGTTAAGATAAGATTGTTCGAAGACTTCCTGAATAAGATATCAAAGGCTTAAAAGTATAAATAGTAAATAAATCCCTATACAGGAGTCAAACATGTTGAAACAAAAACAAAAACTAGACGAAAAGTTAGAGGTTGGTGGCGGTGAAACTGGTAAATCAACCACTGCAGATCCAACTGGCGTTCGCGCTACTCTACCCAAGTCTAATCTCTCTAATGGTGAACCAATGCAGAAGATTCAAGATCCTAACAACCCTGGCGTTGAGGATACTGATTCTGATACTAACACCAAACAAGGAGCAGATAAATCTGCTGCTAACAAGGCATCAGTTGCAATGAAAGAAGATATGGATGCTCTTTTCCAAGGTGAAGAACTTACCGAGGAATTCAAAGAAAAAGCAACTACTATTTTCGAAGCTGCTGTTAGTGCTCGAGTAGAGCAAATCAAAGCAGAACTAGAAGAAGAAACTCAAGTACAACTAGAGGAGCAAGTTGCTCAATTCGTTGAAGAAACCAACCAACGAATTGATGAGTACCTTAACTATGTTGTAGAACAATGGATGGAGCAAAATGAACTAGCCGTTGAACACTCTCTACGCACAGAAATCACAGAGAGCTTCATCGAAGGTATGAAGACATTGTTCCAAGAAAACTATATTGATGTTCCAGAAGAAAAAGCTGATGTAATCGGAGAGCTATCTGCCCAAGTAGAAGAGCTAGAGCAGAAACTTAATGAACAAGTACAAGACAATATCGAGATGAAAAAAGCTGTTGATGAGTATCAAAAACAGGCTGTTTTCTCCGAGGTGGCAGAAGGCTTGACCGCAACCCAAGTTGATAAATTCACTACACTTGCCGAAGGCGTTGATTATAACGACGCTGAGACTTACAAGCGCAAACTAGAAATCGTAAAAGAAAACTATTTTGTTGCTAAAAAGGTAGGAAGCGATATTGTTGAAAGCGAGATCGACGACATTCAAGAAGATACACAGCCTCATAAATCTGCTGTAGATCCTAGTGTTGCTCGCTATATGCAAGCTATTTCTCGAACCATCAAGAAATAATTTTTATAAATAAAAATAGCCCAATTAAACAAGGAAGGGGAAACTCACATGTTACTAAATGAAGAAATTCAAAAAAAATGGCAGCCTGTACTTGAGCATGCAGATCTTGAGCCAATCAAGGATGCGCACAAGCGAGCAGTAACTGCTACTATCCTAGAAAACACCGAGAAAGCTCTTCGCGAAGCTACTCGTGTTGCAGGTGGTGGTCAGACGCTGTTTGAAGCAGGACAGCCTGTTAACTCCGTACAAGCCGGCGATGGTGCAACATCTATCGACACATTCGACCCAGTTCTAATCAGCTTGGTTCGTCGTGCGATGCCTAACTTGATCGCGTATGACATCTGCGGCGTTCAGCCAATGACAGGTCCTACCGGTCTTATCTTCGCAATGCGCGCTCGTTACGCTAACCAAACCGGTGGTGAGACATTCTACGGTGAAGTTAACACAGCCTTCTCTACACTAAAAGGCGGTGGTAACCAACTAGGTAATACTCATCTAGGTGCACTTGGTTCCGGTGCTAACACCACATTGCTAGCACAATCTGCTAACGTTAACTATGCAGAAGGTATGCCAACTTCTTCTGCAGAATATCTTGGCTCAAACAGCTCGTTAACATTCCCACAAATGGCTTTCTCTATCGAGAAAGTTAGCGTAACTGCTAAGTCACGTGCTCTAAAAGCTGAATACACCATGGAATTAGCACAAGATCTACGTGCTATCCACGGTCTAGATGCTGAAACAGAATTGTCTAACATTCTGTCTTCAGAAATTCTTGCTGAAATTAACCGCGAAGTTGTTCGTACAATCTACATCACCGGTGTTCGTGGTGCTACAGAAGGTACAACATCTGCTGGTATTTTCGACCTTGACACCGACTCTAACGGTCGTTGGTCTGTTGAGAAGTTCAAAGGCTTGATGTTCCAACTCGAAAGAGAAGCGAACAAGATTGCCAAAGATACTCGTAGAGGTAAAGGTAACATCGTTCTTTGCTCTTCAGACGTAGCGTCTGCTCTGCAAATGGCTGGTGTTCTTGATTACGCTCCTGCTCTAAACAGCAACAACCTACAAGTTGATGATACTGGCGCAACATTCGCTGGTGTTCTAAACGGTCGTCTACGTGTTTACATCGACCCATATTCAACAGGAAACTTCTTCCTGATGGGTTATAAGGGTTCGTCAGCATTTGACGCCGGTCTGTTCTACTGCCCATACGTTCCTCTACAAATGGTTCGTGCAGTTGACCAAGACACCTTCCAACCAAAGATTGGTTTCAAGACCCGTTACGGTATGGTTGCAAACCCATTTGCTGAAGGTTCAAGCGCTGGTCTAGGCGCAATCACTGAGAACTCGAACGTGTACTACCGCCGTGTTCTAGTTAACAACCTGATGTAATCAGTTGCGTATATAAAAACTATAACAACGCAGTTTTAAGTCCCGCTTCGGCGGGACTTTTTTTTGCCTAAATACTATCATGAGTGCAATTTCAAATATTCCAACAAATAAGAACTGGCTTTCTCCGCTTGGGTTCAAGTTTCAAATTAAACGAACACCGAGTACGAACTATGCCGTTCAAACTGTTAATATCCCTTCAGTATCCTTGGGAGAAACAGTAGTACCTACCCCCTTCTCTAGACTACCACTAGCGGGTGATCACATCATATACGGGGTTCTACAAATAGATTTCTTAGTGGATGAAGAGCTTCGTAACTACAAAGAGATACTAGATTGGATTAAAGGGATTGGATTTCCTGACTCTTTCGATCAATATAAAGCTGTTGCAGGAAAAACTTATGATACAAGTTCAGGTGACGGTCCAGGGGTTTACTCTGATGCAACCTTAACGGTTTTATCAAGTGCAAAAAACCCAATCATTAATATTAATTTTAGAAACATCTATCCAGTTACTCTTACTGACATTAACTTCAGTTCCACAGATGATGACGTACAATATGTCAAAGCTTCTTGTTCGTTTAACATACAAGGTTATGATATAGAATATTTGATTTAATGTAGGTGATAGTCTATAATATTAATTATTTTAACGTGAGTAGAGCATGAAACTAGAAGAAATTCAGCAACATTGGGAACGCGACGCTTGCATAGATCGTACAGAGTTAGGTGAAGAGTCATTACGTATCCCACAACTACATTCCAAATACTATCAAATGTATTCAGCTGAGCGCTCACAGATGCGACAGTTAGAGTATAAAATGATCAATCTCAAACGTGCCAAGTATGAATGGTACGCAGGAACAATAAGTGAAGAAGAACTCAAAGAACGTAACTGGGAACCTAACCCGTTAAAAATACTACGTTCAGATATTCCAATGTATCTTGAAAGTGATGACGACATTGTTAACCTTAATGTGAGGCTTGAGTTTCAACGAGACAAAGTTGATTTTGTTGAAAGTATTATTAAATCCCTCCCTGCAAGAGGGTATCAAATAAAATCTGCAATCGATTGGGAAAAGTTTAAAGTTGGTGCATGATTAAATTAGAAAAGTACTCCGAAGTATATAACAAAGTACATTGCGACCCAGACGTTGCAATGGAGATGGCTGAGTATTTTACTTTTGATGTACCTAATGCAAGGTTCTCACCTAAGGTGAAAAGACGCCAATGGGATGGGAAGATTAGATTATTCTCTACTGCTACTAGACTTATTTACAGAGGTCTAACCCATCACATAGAAAAGTTTGCGAAAGAAAGAGAGTATGAGATTGATTTTATCGACTCTGGCGATTTTAGTGACTTTAATTTTAGTTTGGCCGAAGCCCAGCAATTCATCTCAAAGCTTAAAACTCTTACCCTACCTCCCAGAGACTATCAAATAGACGCCTTTGTACACGCAGTAAGAAAAGGAAGGGCATTATTATTATCTCCTACCGCCTCAGGCAAGTCACTAATAATTTATTTACTGTGCAGAATGTTCATGCACAAAGAATCAAAAATATTAATCATTGTACCAACCACGTCACTAGTTCACCAGATGGCTACTGACTTCGGTGATTATGGTTTTGATGAAAATAGAGTGCATAAAATATTTTCCGGTCAAGAAAAACTTACCGATGAGCCTATAGTAGTTACTACTTGGCAATCTATTTACAAAATGCCCAAGTCTTGGTTTGAGCAATTTCATTGTGTAGTAGGAGATGAGGCTCATCAATTTAAAGCAAAGTCTTTAGTTGGTATAATGACCAAGATGATTAACACTCCTTATCGTTTTGGTTTTACCGGAACCTTAGACGGCGCTCATACCAATAAATTAGTTCTTGAAGGATTGTTTGGACCGGTAAGAAAAATTATCACCACATCCGAACTAATGGAACAAGGACATGTATCCGAGCTTAATATAAAAGCTATAGTATTGAATTGGGATGAAGATACTAAAAAACAATACTCTAAGAGTGATTATCAAACGGAGTCGGACTTTATAGCTACATCTGACTCGAGAAACGACTTTATCTCTAATCTCTCAATGTCTCTCAAGGGGAACACACTGGTCTTATTCAAGACTATAGCCCAAGGACAAACCTTGTATAACACGGTTAAACAAGGGACAACACATAGTAATGTTTTCTATGTGGATGGTAATATAGACGGTATGGTAAGAGAAGATATTCGTAAGGCTGTTGAAGAAACAAAAAACGCTATTCTCATAGCATCCTATGGTACGTTCTCAACTGGTATTAATATTAAGAACCTACATAACGTTATATTTGCAAGCCCTTCGAAATCGCGCATAAGAACCTTGCAATCTATTGGCCGCGGCCTTAGACTTGGAGAGTTCAAAACTGAGGCAGTATTGTATGATATCGCCGACGACCTATCCTGGAAGTCAAAGAAAAATTATACTCTATTACACTTTGCTGAGCGAATGAAAATCTACAACGAAGAAAAATTTAACTATAAAATTTACTCAGTAAATATCAGGAGAGATAATGGTATCTTTAATAAAATTAACTAATGGTACCGAGGTTGTAGGAACAATCAAGCAAGATAGTAACAGTCATATACTGGTAAGCAACCCTCTACAACTTAATTACTACATCAAAGCATCAGGACATCCTCCTGCAGTGTCAATACAAAGATACATTCCTTTTGCTGAATCAAAAGAAATTGAGTTTAAAAGAGAGCATGTAGTTGCAGTAGTTAAACCTAAAGACGGTATGACCAACTACTACAACAATGCTCTAAGACAAATCGAATATCACGTAGACAAGATGATTGAGAATGAATTGATTGCTGCGTCAAAAGAAGAAGAACCTTCCGAAGAGGAACTTGAAGTAGCTGTAGCCATGTTAGAAAGAATGAAGGGTAAGCATACCATCAACTGAATGTGGATTTTGATAAGACAAAGGTTTATAATAACTTTGTTGCATAATAAGGATTAAATAATAATGTCTACTAACCATTACGTTGACAATAAGAAGATGTACGAAGAGATAAAAAAGTACAGAGAAGCTGTCAACGAATCAAAGAAAAATAAAACTCAAAAGCCTCAAATACCTCGTTATCTTGGTGAGTGTATGTTGATGATTGCCAATCGATTATCACATAAGCCTAATTTTATTAACTACTCGTATAGAGAGGAAATGATTTCGGACGGTATTGAGAACTGTATTTGTTATATTGATAACTTCGATCCTGATAAATCAGATAATCCTTTCGCATATTTTACTCAGATTATTTACTTTGCTTTTTTAAGACGAATTCAAAAAGAAAGAAAGCAGCTATACATCAAACATAAAACGGTTGAGCATAGTATGATAATGAATACGCTGGTAGAGCAAGGAGAGTTTGAAGAAGGTGACTTTCAGCCTGCATACATCGACTTTGATAACGAGAATGTTTCTGACTTTATTAGAAATTTTGAAGATAGTCTCGATAAGAAAAGAGTTAAGCGTAAAAAAGGTATTGAAAAGTTTATTGACGAAGAACAAGTAGAAACCGAAGACGAAGAAAGCGAATAATTATGAAGGTTGCGATTCTTGGTGACACGCATTTTGGTGCGAGGGGTGACAACCCATCCTTTCACAAATACTTTAGTAAGTTTTATAACGAAGTATTCTTTCCATATCTGGAAGAAAACGATATCGAATATGTCATTCAGTTAGGAGATGTATTTGATAGAAGAAAATTTATTAATTTTCAAACCTTAAGCCTGGCTCGTCAATACTTCTTTAGTAAACTCGATGAAAATCATAGGTCGTGGTTGTTGGTTGGTAATCACGACACATACTATAAAAATACCAATGAGGTTAACTCTATTGGCCTTCTGCTTAATCAATATTCAAACATCAATCAAGTACATCAGCCTTACGAAACCTCTTTCGGAGGTACGTCTGTACTGATGGTGCCCTGGATATGCCCAGAAAATCAACTAGACGTACTTAAAGCTATGGAAATGTCCAGATCACAGATTGTATGTGGTCACTTTGAGATACAAGGGTTTGAAATGTATAAAGGAGCAATGAATGATGAGGGACTTGATCCTTCTGTGTTTGATAAGTTTGATCTTGTCATATCTGGTCACTTTCATCACAAATCATCCAGACGTAATATACATTATGTCGGTACCCCATATGAGATGACTTGGTCCGATTGGAGTGATGATAGAGGATTTCATATCCTAGACACCACTACCAGGGAGTTAGAATTTATTCCTAACCCGTATAAAATGTTTCATAAGGTATGGTATGATGACATGAACAAAACTATGACTGAAATAATTACGCAAGACTTCAGTCAATATAAAGACTCTATCGTGAAGGTTATTGTTACTAATAAAACCAACCCTACATGGTTTGATCTGTATATCGATAAACTCGAAAAGGCAGGCATCGTCGATTTACAGGTAGTAGAAGATCATCTTAATCTCAATCTGGAAGAAGATGATGACATTATAAACGAAGCAGAAGATACGCTCACCATACTTAACAAGTATGTCGATCAACTAGAAATTAAAACAGACAAACAGAAGCTTGAAAATTTATTGCGAAGCCTGTATAATGAGGCATTATCATTGGAGTAAGCGTGAATATATTTTACTTAGATCATGATCCGGTTGAGTGTGCTAAACAGCACTGTGACAAGCATGTTGTTAAAATGGTATTAGAAACCGCTCAACTACTTTCTAACGCCCACCATATGATTGACGGTGAACAAGTCATCATCCCAATCTATAAACTAACTCATAAAAACCACCCATCCGCTGTATGGGTTCGTAAATGTTCTGCTCACTATGACTGGCTTTGGTCTCTACTTCACGCTTTGTGTAAGGAGTACACTCATCGTTATGGTAAAGTACATAAAATAGAGAGAGAAGGTTTACTTGACATTCTCAAACAACCCCCTGTTAATATTGGTAAGTCTATCGTATTCAACGAGCCTCCTCCCGCTATGCCTGATGAATATAAAGTAACATCAGCAATTCAGTCGTATAAAAACTACTACAAAGGCGCTAAAGCTCACTTTGCTCGTTGGACCAACAGACCTACACCTACCTGGTTTAGTCAATGATTTATTTTAGAAATATTAAATGGAAAAACTTTCTATCTACCGGTAATGCATTTACAGAGATAGATTTTACTAAGTCAAAATCTACCCTTATTGTGGGGGAGAATGGTGCAGGAAAGTCTACCATTCTCGACGCTCTGTCGTTTGCATTATACGGCAAGCCGTTTAGAAAAATTAACAAGCCCCAACTCATTAATGCTATCAATCAAAAAGGTCTAGAAGTACATCTTGAGTTTACTATAGGTAAGCGTAACTATACGGTTAAAAGAGGAATTAAGCCTAACTTGTTTGAAATACATCAAGACGGCAATCTACTCAATCAAGATGCAGAGTCAAAAGAATATCAAGAAATGTTTGAGAGATCTATTCTCAAACTTAATCATAAGTCGTTCAGTCAAATTGTAGTATTGGGTAGTGCATCGTTTGTACCCTTCATGCAACTACCTGCCTCCCATAGACGTGAGGTGATTGAGGATCTTTTAGATATTCAGATCTTCTCTACAATGAATACCTTGTTAAAAGATAAAGTATCAGATAACAAGACTAAAATAAGTGATTGTGACTTTAATATTAAGCTCTCAGCAGAAAAAATTGAGATGCTGAAAAAGCATCTTGATACATTAAAAGCTAATACTAACGATATCATACAGCAAAAGAACACAAAGATTGCAGAGTACCAGCAATCAATTCAAGAGGCGAGAAATTCGATCTCTCAAGTACAAACTACACTTCAAGGAGCAGTTGATAGTATCTCTGATCATGAGAAGGTCAAGACAAAAATCAAGCAGCTTGATACCCTTAGTGCTCAAATCGATCAAAGACTTAGTAAGCTTCAAAAAGACATTACATTCTTTACAGATCATGATGATTGTCCTACCTGTCGTCAAGGCATTGAACATGATCACAAAGATGAAATTATACAACGAAATAATTCTCAAGTGGCAGAGATTGAGAGTGGAAAAAATAAGCTGCAAGAAGAATATAATAATCTTAATTCCCGTTTGACAGATATTAATAACGCTCTTATGGAAATTAATAGACTGAACACTAGCATCAGTAACTATAATGTGCAAGTCACTACCTGGAATAATTTTATTAGTGATCTACAGAAAGAAATTGATGAACTCAAAGTAGAGTCTACAGGAAGTGAAGATAATTCAGCTGAACTGAAAGACTTAAAGACATCTTTAAAACAACATATCGAATTAAAGGAAACTTTAACAACGGATAAGACAGTATTAGATGTGGCACAATTGCTGTTGAAAGATTCAGGAATAAAGACTAAAATTATAAAGCAGTATATCCCGATCATGAATAAGTTGATAAACAAGTACCTAGCGTCTATGGACTTCTTTGTTAACTTTGAACTGAATGAAAATTTTGAAGAAAAAATAAAGTCGAGGTTTAGAGATGAATTTAGTTACGAAAGCTTTTCAGAAGGCGAAAAAATGCGAATTGACTTGGCTCTACTATTTACCTGGAGAGCTGTGGCTAAGTTGCGCAATTCTGCTTCAACTAATCTTCTAATAATGGATGAGGTGTTTGATAGTTCTTTAGATAACTCTGGTACAGATGAGTTTCTAAAAATTATTAATAGCATCACCGGAGATACAAATATTTTTATTATCAGCCATAAAGGCGATCAACTATTTGATAAGTTCAATAGCGTGATTAAGTTTGAGAAACATAAAAACTTTTCGAGGATAGCACAATGATTCGTGATATATTAAGTTGTTCAGCTCCTATTCTGAACACTCCTACACAAAAATTTGACTTTCAAGATCCTCCAATGAATCCCGCTGAACTAGCGAATGATTTAATTGAGACTATGATTAAGTATAAAGGAATTGGGCTGGCAGCCAACCAAGTAGGCTTGCCTTATAGTGTCTTCGCTCTCTATTCAGAACAGCCTTTGGTATTGTTCAATCCTAGAATTGTGGACACATCAACTGAAACGGTGCTACTGGAAGAAGGTTGTCTGTCTCGCCCAAACTTTTTTGTAAAAATTAAACGTCCAGCATTCATCAGGATTCGTTATACAAAGCACACAGGTGAAACGGTTACTGAGAAATTTATTGGTATGACTGCACGTTGTATTCAGCACGAACTGGATCATTTAAACGGAGTAGATTATACTACAAGAGCTAATAGAATTCACTATGAACGCGCCGCTCGTCAAGAAAAAAATCGTAACAGGAAGCTGAAAAGAACCCTTGAAGGAACTGTTGACGAGCTATATAAACTATCACGTGCCCTTCCACGTAAACTAGGAGATGAAATTGTCGAAAATTAAAGTCGCGGAGTTATTCTACTCCATTCAAGGTGAAGGACGCTACATGGGTGTCCCATCCGTCTTTTTAAGAACATTCGGATGTAACTTCACTTGCTCAGGTTTTGGAATGCCTAAAGGACAAAAAAGTGATGAGCACCTCAAAATTAACCCTCAAGATTATTCAGACTACAAAGCACTTCCTTTGGTTAGCACGGGCTGTGACAGCTATGCTAGCTGGGATGTTCGTTTTAAGCATCTTAGCCCTGTGGTATCTACTGATGGTCTGGCCGATTCAATTATGGATATCCTTCCGTACAAGGAATGGAAAGACGAACATCTGGTAATTACTGGAGGTGAACCTTTACTAGGATGGCAGCGATCATATCCAGATCTGCTCAATCACCCTAAGATGGTTCAACTTAAAGAACTAACCTTTGAAACGAACGGTACGCAAGATCTTTCTAACGAATTTAGAAAGTATCTTAACGATAACTGGACAAAAAAGAGACGAGACCAACTTACGTTTTCTATCTCTCCTAAACTATCCGTATCAGGAGAAAAATGGGAAGATGCTATTTGTCCCGATATTGTGGCTATGTACGAATGGTACGGATATGCATACCTTAAGTTCGTTGTAGCTACGGAAGAGGATGCTGAAGAGGCTGATAGAGCAGTAAGTGAATATAGACAAGCAGGGTTCAGAGGTCCGGTTTATTTAATGCCGGTAGGAGGAGTAGAATCCGTTTATGTTCTGAATAACAGACGTGTAGCAGAGTTAGCGATGAAGAGAGGTTACCGCTACTCTGACAGATTACAAGTACCTCTCTTTAAAAATGAGTGGGGAACTTAATGATAGACGAAAAGAGCAATGCTCTGTACTATGGTGAGACAGTAATGAGATCTCACCTACAGAAAATGATTAAAGAAATAAGAGAGTCTGATAGAAAGTATAATAAGGTAGTAGGTATTGCAAGGGGTGGAGTTATACCCGCAGTAATTATCAGCCACCATATCAAACTACCGTTTTATTGTTTAGAGTGGTCAAAAGATAGACCAGTTATGTTTGATGCTTCAGCTGAGCTTGATGCTGATACATTACTGGTGGATGATATTATTGACTCTGGCCAGACCATGGTAGAAATTATGGAAGCGTATGGTAAGATGGACACCGCTACACTGATATACAATTCCGATCAGCAACTTATCACGCCCACCTATCACGGGTGGAGGATTGACAGAAATTTCATTCCTAATTGGATTGACTTTTGGTGGGAGAAAATATGACACCTATTACTTACAAATACGTTAGCACAAAAGAATATCATGATGCATTTCCATGCGCATACCGTCAATGGAGAGCCGACTCTCATTGTAATTTAATTCATGGATACTCTTTCAGTATGAAGTTTTATTTTGGTACCGATACACTGGATGCTCGTAACTGGGTGGCAGACTACGGTGGTCTTAAAGAGCTTAAGGGTGTACTGGAAAGTCAATTTGATCATACATTGCTAGTTGCACAAGATGATCCTGAACTAGAGATGTATAAAGAGCTTGAGCGACGTAAAATGGCTAAGTTAACCATTTTACCTAAACTAGGATGTGAGGGACTAGCCGATCAACTATACAAGTATGTTAACGGTGTTTATATTCCTGACTTCTGGGGTCCAGGGGAAGCCGAACGTCTATGGTGCTTCAGAGTAGAGGTAAGAGAGACACAATCTAATATGGCTTATAGAGAAGGTCATCGTGAGTGGAATGAAGATTTATTTGCGGAGTGATAATGTCAGAAAAGAATCTAAGTCAAGTAATTAGAGAAAATATGAAGCGCGACGGCAAGCGCTTCTGGGCTGGTGATAATATTAGTGAATATATTCTAGATGATAGAATGAAAGAACAACTAATTGAAGAAGCAACTGAAGCATTTGAAACGGTTCTTGATCGTTTATTAATTGACCGTGAAAATGATCCTAACTCTAAAGGTACAGCTCGTCGTTTGGCTAAAATGTACTATAACGAAATAATGGCAGGCAGATATGAACACGCCCCCGATGCAACGGCTTTTCCAAATGATTCAGAAGATCGATATGAGGGTATGTTGGTTGTGCGTTCTGAGCTTCGTAGTATGTGTTCTCACCATCACCAACCTGTTGTTGGTGTGGCGTATATCGGAATTATCGCAGCTAATAAACTTATTGGTTTATCAAAGTATACTCGGATCGCCCAATGGTGCGCAAGACGAGGAACGTTGCAAGAAGAACTTTGTAACGACATTGCGCGAGAAATCATGAAGGCAACAGATAGTGATGACGTAGCTGTATACGTTCAAGCCACGCATGGTTGTTGCGAGAATAGAGGAATTATGGCTCATAGTTCACTAACGCAGACGACAGTATTACATGGATTGTTTCAGACCGATAGTGCAGCTAAGAAAGAGTTCTTTGACAATATTATGCTACAACAACAATATGCTTGTAAATAACTCTTGATTTTAATTCCACCTTCAGTTATAATGAAAATAAGATCATCTATAACGAAAGGTATTATGACTCAAAATAGTTCTCGCGTACGCGTAAAACATGACGGTATTGGTGAAGAAAGAATGAAATATATCTTTGAAAGCTTCACCAGTATGCCGGCAGAAGATTTTCGTCTATTGTGTATTCAAACAATCGAAGAATCGACAGGTAAAGCTGAAACCAAACTTAAATTTACCAATCTTATTAAGCAGGTTAATTCCAAAGCAACGATGATGTCAAAAGTAACTAACTACTTTCTTGCCGGTGAAGGCAAGAAAGTATGAACGATATATTACTTAACACCTTTAAATGGATAAAAGATGACTGGAACTCTCATCCTACTCGCTTTGTTGCCGAGCTTCTTGCTTGGGCTATTAGTATTGGGTGTAGCATTACAATGGCACTTACCGTACCAAACCCTCCCCTCTTGGCTCTTTATCCTGTGTGGATTGCTGGCTGCGCTATCTATGCTTGGGCTGCTTATAGTAGGAAATCTTTTGGGATGCTTGCTAACTACATCTTGCTAACTACGATAGATACTATAGGTCTAGTAAGGATGTTAACATGAAGTTAGCTCTTCCTATACTTCTAATCACCTTACTAGGGTTATCATTTTTAATAGGAGAAAATCAGCCCCAAGGAAGATACTACAATTGTAGTCTGGTTGAAATGAGCCCGGACTATCCTGTACAAGTAAAAGAAGAGTGTAGGAGAGCTAATGTCGAACGAATTAGACAAACTAAAACACAGCGAGAGAATTCACCAGAAGTCGGTGAAAATAAAAAAACAAATTAAGATCGCAGGTAAATACTTTTTATCGGAAAAAGTTTCAAAACAACCACATCGCGTCCATAAAATGCATGCAACCAATTGTGGAGATCCTAAATGTCATTTGTGTGGTAACCCGAGAAAGTTTTTCAAAGAAAAAACTATACAGGAGAAAAGATTTGATCAAAGAGAATTTATTGATGATGTAGACGACGAGGATAAATTTTATGAATACATCAGTGAGCAAGACAGGCAAGGTATACTTGGCGCGGTTTACGAACAAAAGTACAGGGAAGGTAGAATTCTATAAGTTCGGGCATACCGCTAACTATGATGCTCTGGAGAGGTTCAAATACTCTCCAGAGCAATACGAAAAGTGGGACATTAAAATTATGAAAACGATTTATGGCCCACTTGATGAAATGAAAGGCATAGAAGAGTCTTTTAAAGCATTCTATCCAAAAAATATTTGGTTAGAAGAAAAAATTTCCGGTGTAACGGAAATCGTAGTATTAAATCAACAACAAGTTAATACTATTATTGAGAAGATGTCACTACTAAGTGATCGTTATTATAAGAAACGCGAACGTGAAAAGGCTGAACTGAATGATTAAGATTGCACATGAAGCACCCATCTCTATTTTTCCTCGAATACAAGAAGTAACAGACTATGACTACGCATTAGTTCATTTGTTTGAGGAGAGTGAAGAATACTATGATCTTTTTCATAAAGCAGTAAAAAAAGGACGTTACGTTCTTCTCGATAATTCAATCTTTGAATTAGGAGAGGCATTTGATGCTGATAAGTTCTCAAAGTGGATTGAGAAGCTTAAGCCTTCAGCTTATATTATCCCTGATGCATTGGAAGATGCTGAACGTACGGTAAGTAATATCAAGAACTGGACTTATGACTTCCCTTCAGAAGTTATTGGTGTAGTGCAAGGTAAAACTCTCGATGAAATTATCTGGTGTTATCAAGAGATTGAACCATACGTAGACAAAGTAGCTATTTCTTTTGATTATTCTTTTTTCGTTAATGAACAACTAAACGGTAAACTTCCTACAAAGTTTCATCATTACATGCACGGGCGAGATGCAATGTTACATCGAATGCTTCACGCCGATATAATTAACACTAATAAGCCACATCATTTACTCGGATGCGGTCTACCTCAAGAGTTCTCAAGTTACAGAGACTTCTCCTGGATTGATACTATTGATACATCCAATCCTGTAGTTGCCGGATTAAAGGGTATTCGCTATAATGGAGCTAAAGGGTTAGAAGATAAACCCTCTCAAAAATTATTTACTATGATCAACCAAGAGGTGACTGATGACGAACTCAATCGCATTACCTATAACGTCGAATGTTTCAGAGCAATCGTTAACGGTTAATGTTGATTCCAGCGATGCAGATATCACTATAAGGGAACCGAGCTGGGCTTGCATGTTCAGCCAATCTGGTTCTGAGATCGCAGGAATATGCAACAAACTTAATCGTAAACCTACCGTCATATTTACCAATAATATGAAGGAAGAAACCTGGCATCCGTTTATGCGTGAATGTAACGTTGCAGCCTGGCATCATGACTCTATCATGGCGTTCCTGGATAGTGTAGAACCTGCAGGGTGGATAATAACTCTACATGGTTACTTAAGAATTATTCCTGCAGGTGTATGTAATATGTTTGAGATGTATAACGGTCATCCAGGAGACATCATCACATACCCTCAACTTAAAGGTAAAGACCCACAAAGAAAAGCAATAGAACTGGGTCTTCCTTCCACAGGTACAATAATTCATAAAGTTACTCCAGGGGTTGATGAGGGAGAGATTCTTCGTATACATCACCAAGTAATCACACCAGGCATGACAGAAGAAGAACTTATCAATGAACTTAAAATAAAATCTATTGATCTATGGGTTGATTTTTTACAGACGAGGTTATTACTAGGATGAGAATTGGAATCACAGGAGCGCAGTCTGTAGGTAAAACTACTTTACTGAATGGATTACGCTCAGAAAAAATATTTCAGAATTATACTATTTGTGACGAGGTTACTCGCAGGGTAAAAAGTTATGGATTACCAATCAACGAAGATGGTACTGATAATACCCAGCGACTGATCATGAACGAGCATATTGTAAATGTGTTCATGCACGAAAATATGCTTACTGATCGAACAGTGCTGGATGGGCTAGTATATACTACCTATCTTTATAAAAATGCTAAAGTAAATATGCCAACATTGAAGTATGTTACTGATGTGTTTGATAAAGTATGGACTCAATATGACCATGTGTTTTATATTGAACCAGAGTTTCCAATTGAGAACGACGGAACAAGAAGTACTGATCTTAAGTTCAGAGATGATATTGCTGAGCTGTTTGAAAGTATAATTGAGAAAAAAAGATTATCCATGCACCGAGTTCAAGGTTCGGTGCGTAATCGAGTGAATAAAATTATAGACTTACTGGAAGGAAGATAATGAGTAATCAAGAAGAACTTAATAAACTGGTATCGGTTCACCTAGGTAAAGCGGGGGATGGAACTGTAGTTAAACCGTATGTAACCCCAGACGATGTTGATCCTACTCTGTTAGTAGGAGTACCTCGTTCACTTAATCGAACTCAATATGGCATCGAAGAAGACAGTCTTCCTTTCGAAGGGTTTGATGTATGGAATGCTTATGAGTTTTCTACCTTACGTAAGAATGGATTCCCTGTTACTGGTTGGTTAAAATTCACTTATGCCTCAGACACCCCTAACATCGTAGAATCTAAGTCAGTTAAGTTATATCTTAACTCTTATAATATGGCTAAGCTCATTGATATAGATGAAGACATATGGGATATTGAGGAAAGAATTTCTAACGATTTAAGTGCAGCAGTAGGAGGTAATGTTGATGTAGGAATCTCTATTGGAGACGTAGATACCTCCAGACCTATTGTTGGAGATTTTATTTCTCTTGAAAATTACTGTAACGTTAACAACATGGTATTTAGTGACTATAACGAGAGTCCTGATATTCTTGAGGTAGTACCATCCATAGGACGATACGAAACATGGCGCTCTAACTCTTTAAGGTCTAATTGTCGAGTAACTAATCAACCTGACTGGGGCGATGTATACATTCACATTAAGGGAGAGAAGTCTGTTACACCTGAATCTCTTTTAAAGTATATTGTTTCCATGCGTAAAGAAAATCATTTTCACGAAGAGATTTGTGAGTGCATTTATAAGCGCTTGCTTGACTTACTTAAACCTGAAGAACTATTTGTAGCTTGTCTGTATACTAGAAGAGGCGGTATCGATATTAATCCAGTACGGGCAACTAGCATGGAGCTAGCAATGAGAAAAGCTCCTATGTACCGGGTGTTCAATGTGTCAACCAAGACTGCGAGACAATAATGCATCCTTCTGAACTAGACGAAAAAGGGTATAGTGATATCCCTATCGATAAGAATGTTGAATCAGTTCGTAGAATGCTCTGGCAACGAATGTCTTCAGGATATAAAAAGTACGGAACTACTACAGAACGAACTGATATTGATTTAATGGGATGGTTACAGCACTTACAAGAAGAGTTACTAGATGCTGCAGTATATGTTGAAAGGTTAAAAGATGAACTTAGAACAAGCACTTCAAATCCTACCGGAAACTGAGCATAACGTTGTATCGGTTTTATCTGGAGGTCTTGACTCTACTATAATGACCTACTTGCTTGTTAAGAAGTATGGTAGGAGTAGGGTATTTGCGTTGTCGTATAATTACGGGCAGAAGCAGAAACGAGAGTTACAGATGGCAGCAATGACATGTAACTACCTCGGAGGCGTCAAGCATAAGATTCTAGATCTTAGCATCCTTGGCGATATAGTAAAGGAAGTATCCGCTAATATCGGTGGAACCAATGTAGCAATGCCTACTATCAAAGAGGTTCTCGGAGATCCTCAGCCTAAGACTTACGTACCGTTTCGTAATATGATTCTTAACTCACTAGCATTTTCATTTGCAGAAGCAAATAAAGCGTCTCATGTGTTCACTGGTCTTCAAGTGCATGATGAGTATGGTTACTGGGACACATCTCAAAAGTTTGTCGATAGTATGAATGCAGTAGCAGCACAGAATCGAACTCACAAAGTAGAGCTACTAGCACCATTCAGTCATCTATCAAAAGAGCATGAGATTAAAATTGCTGAAGAATTGGGTGGAGTTAGATTTGATTTTACTTTAACATGTTATGATCCAGACGAAGAGGGAAGAAGTTGTGGAAAGTGTCCTTCTTGTTCGGAACGTATCGCTAATTTCGCCAAGGTAGGTATTAAAGACCCGATACCTTACTCTATTAACATTGACTGGGTAAATCTTATTGCAAAGTACTCATAATGAAATATCTCTACATTGACATGGACGGAGTTCTCTCCAATTTTGAAAAAGGCTTCACCGATATGTTTGGCATGTCTCCTAAAGAGGTGAGAGATGCCAGGAAAGCTGGTGCTCACACCACCTACTCCAATTGCTGGGCAAAGTTTATTGATAATGACGGGTTTACTAAACTAGAAATGTACCCTGGAGCAGAAGAGTTGTTAGAGTTTATCAGAACAATTCCTGGCAACGTCCAAAAGTCTATTCTAACCTCTACAGGGGGGTTTGACTTTCATAACACTGTAACTGATCAGAAGCTAAAATGGATCGAGAAGCACGATATTCCATATCAAGTTATTACGGTACCTGGAAGACGGTTTAAGTCTGCCTACGCTACTAAAGACTCATTCATCATTGATGATACCGATGATGTTGTACTTCGTTTTGAGGATAATGGAGGTTCAGGAAGCTTGCATAGAACAGCAGAAGAGACTATAATTAAACTCAAACATTACTTTGGAATGTAATATGTGTGCAATTGTAGGATCTTTTGATACCGATACTCTTAAAGAGTTAGTAAAGCTGAACTCATATAGAGGACAACACTCCCATTCTTTCTCTCTTTATAATCCTACCAGTAAAATCTTTATTGTTACGGCTCAGGAACTAGGACCTATTAAAGAGAGTAAAATTAATATACCCGAAGGTTGGTATGGAATTGTACACGTACAAGCTCCTACTACCGATAATAAAAGTATTGACTCTATTCATCCTGCCACATTTACAAACGACCATCTATGGCATAATGGTATACTAAAAACCAATCAGATAAAAAAATTACACGAAAAGCATAGTTGGTTGAAGGACTGGGATACTTTATTACTAATGCATGAAATAATTAATGACGGATGGGATGCTCTAAACGATATTGATGGTACGTTTAGTTGTCTAATGCATAAAGGTAAACAATTATTTTTGTTTAGAAATGAAATATCACCAATGTTCTATGATTCTGAGCTAAATATTTCATCAACAAGATTTGAAGGTAGTAACCCTACCGACGCAAACAAAGTGTTGTTGATGCGACTTGATAGCAAACTACTGGACCCGGTTGCTGAATTCAGGACTGTGGAAAATCCATATTATTTCGGAGATGATAATTGAAACATATACTTGGACCTAACTCTAAGTCAACCCTTACCCAAGTACGAGAGGGTGACAGTCAACCTAATGCCGTCGATCTTAGACTAGACAAAGTCTTTGCAATTAGCGATAAGGTATTCCAGATTTCCAACGAAGACAAAAAACACCGCGGGACTTTAGAACTTAAAACTGACCCTGAAGGATTCTTCTTTCTTAAACCAGGCTCTTATGAGATTGTTATGGAGAACATCGTTCAATTAGGTGAAGGGGAAGCTGGTTGGGTTATAACACGTTCTACTCTAAACCGTAACGGCGTATACATTACTTCCGGTCTTTATGACTCTGGTTACCACGGAGTTATGGCAGGAGTACTACACGTAACTTCTGGCCCTGCAAGAATTAAAAGAGGTACTCGAGTAGGTCAATTTATATTATTTGATTCTGAATCTCTTTCTTCATACGATGGCGATTACGGCATCGGCAAACAACACGATAAAAAATACGGAGTATAATTATGCAATTACAAATTAATATTGAAGAGCTTCAGAAGAGAAAGCTGTTCGTAGCTACACCCATGTACGGAGGACAATGTGCAGGTCTATACACCCGCTCAGTTGCCGACCTATCGGCTTTCTGCGCCAAGTATAACATTCCTCTACAGCTATACTACCTCTTTAACGAGTCATTAATTACTCGTGCTCGTAACTATTGCGTTGATGAGTTTTTACGCTCCGGTGCTACTAACCTAATGTTCATTGATAGTGATATTGGATTCAATCCTCAAGATATTATCGCAATGTTGGCAATGCAGACCGATGATTCTCCTTACGATGTAATCGGTGGCCCTTATCCTAAGAAATGTATTTCCTGGGAGAAGATCAAACAAGCTGTTGATAAAGGTTTTGCAGATGACGAACCTAACAAACTTGAAAACTTTGTTGGTGATTATGTCTTTAACCCTGCAGGCGGCCAGAGAGAAATTAGACTAGACGAGCCAGCCCAGGTTATGGAGATTGGAACTGGTTTCATGATGATCAAGCGATCAGTCTTCGAAGAGTATGATAAGCAGTACCCATCTCAGAGCTACAAGCCTGATCATGTTCGTACTGAACATTTTGATGGCTCAAGAGAAATTATGGCTTACTTTGATTGTATTATCGATCCTAAGTCAAAGCGTTACTTGTCTGAAGACTACATGTTCTGCTATAATGTAGAGAAGATGGGTAAGAAGGTATGGTTGTGCCCATGGATGAAACTACAGCACGTAGGAAGTTATGTGTTTGGAGGTTCATTGATTGATCTTGCACAAATTGGAGCTGCAGCAACAGCTGATGTGGCCCAGTTAAAGAAGGATAAAAAACTAGCTGAAGCTAACAAGTAAACTGGAGTAATATATTATGAAACTGGAAGGTCGTACCTTACAAATTTTGAAGAATTTTTCCACCATCAACCCCTCAATCGTCTTTAAGCCGGGTAAGAACCTTACTACATGTTCTCCTAACAAGACTATCATGGCAAAAGCATCCGTTCAAGAAGATCTGACCGGAGGCTTTGCCATTTACGATATATCACGTTTTCTTGGGGTGCTTTCTCTCTTCACTTCACCAGAACTAGAAGTGAAGGATAAGCATATGGTGATCAAATCAGACACGGCTAAGGTCAACTATACTTTTGCCGATCCCTCTTTGGTAGTTACCCCCACTAAAGAGATTACTATGCCCGAAGCAGAAATAGAGTTTGATCTAAGTGAGGCCCAACTGCAATCGGTTCTCAAAGCTATGGGAGTGATGCAACTACCTGAACTAGCGGTAGTAGGTGAAGATGGATCGATGTATCTTGAAGCTAGCGATTCGAAGAATAGTACTTCTGATACGTTCAGAATCAGGTTGAATGATACCTCTATAAAGTTTAAAATGATATTCAGAGCTGATAACGTTAAGTTCCTGCCCGGAGACTATTCAGTAAAGATCTCAAAAAGAGGTATCGGAGAGTTTAAAGGAAAGGACGTAACGTATTGGGTAGCCACTGAGGCTACTTCTGCATTTACTGAATAATTTTTGATTTTTTTATCATGGAGTCGTAATGAATAATTTGGATAACTTTCTTTGGGTTGAAAAATACCGTCCTCGTAAAATAGACGATACTATCCTTCCTCAAGCATATAAAGCAACGTTTAAACAATTTATTGAACAAGGTAACATCCCTAACCTCTTGCTTACGGGCAAGGCTGGTATTGGTAAAACTACTGTAGCAAGAGCTATGATGGAAGAATTGGGATGCGATTACTACTTAATAAATGGATCTCTGTATGGAAATATTGACACTCTTCGTAACGATATTAAACAATTTGCATCCGCTGTTAGTCTTACTGGTGGTCGTAAATACGTTATTATCGATGAAGCTGATTATTTAAACGCAAACTCTACTCAGCCCGCTCTTAGAAATTTTATGGAAGAGTTCTCTAAGAACTGCGGATTTATTCTTACCTGTAACTATAAGAATAGAATCATTCCCGAACTTCACTCTCGATGCTCAGTCGTTGAGTTTAACATCCCTAAGACGGAAAAGCCTACTCTTGCTGCTAATTTTTATCGTCGTGTAGTAGATATTCTTACTCAAGAGAGTGTTGAGTTTGATAGTAAAGTATTAGCTGTAGTAGTAGAGAAGCACTTTCCTGACTTTCGCCGTACCTTGAATGAGTTGCAGCGTTATAGTGCGATTGGAAGAATTGACTCGGGTATGTTAACTAATCTCGCCGAAGAGAACATACAAGACCTTATCAAGAGCCTTAAAGAAAAAAACTTCACCAATGTTCGTAAATGGGTGGGAGAAAATAACGATCTTGATACCACAGTATTTTTAAGACGCCTTTACGATCAAGCTAACACTTACTTAAAACCCTCGTCCATCCCTCAACTGGTATTGATTGTTGCTGACTATCAATATAAAGCCGCTTTCGTAGCTGATTCAGAGATCAATATCGTAGCTTGCCTAACTGAGATTATGGTGGAGTGTGAATTTAAATGAAAACATACATCCACGTTAATCAAGCCTATATTCGAAGCAACAAGAAGGCAGAACCGGAAGATAGAGTTCCAGTACTTACTGTTAAGACTTATAAGTCAAACACCTACGGTAATAACGTTACAATAGATGGTCCTAGTAAAGTTGTATACTCCCCTGATAAGCCTCTTAGCTGTGGGGCAAGGGTCTGGATAGAGACCGAGAGTAAGGTAACAGTAAAATGAATCCGTTTGATTATGTTAATTCGATCAACTCTAATAAAGATATCATTAGAGGGTCAGATAATGAAAAACTGATGGAAGATGGCTATCAACCTTGGATGGTCAACAAAGCCTTTTCCTACCATAAGGATACTCTTCTCTACGCTAACGAGATGAATAGACTTGGACATCTTGATAAAATCATGCAATACCACTATCTGCTAAATAGCATTAGACCCCAAAAGCGATTTGCAAAATGGGTGAAAAAACAAGATAGTAATGATTTAGATATTGTCAAAGAATATTATGGCTACGGCAATGAGAAAGCCCAGACAGCTCTGTCATTATTATCCCCCGAACAAATCAAGATGATAAAACAAAAATTAGAAAAAGGTGGATAATATGCTTGATTCTCTAGTAGAGGTTAAACTTAAGGACGAGGATGACTTCTTAAAGGTTAGAGAGACTCTAACAAGAATCGGCGTGGCTTCAAAAAAAGATCAGAAACTATATCAGTCATGCCATATTTTACATAAACAAGGGCGATATTATATCGTTCATTTTAAAGAATTGTTTTTACTGGATGGAAAACCATCTAACTTTTCCGACGAAGATAAAGGTAGACGCAACACAATTGCTAACTTAATAGCTGAGTGGGGATTGGTAGAATTAGTTGACACCCAGAAAACAAAAGAGCCTGTTGCTGCTCTATCACAAATTAAAGTTCTTCCTTATAAAGAAAAGGATGACTGGGAATTAGTGACAAAGTACAACATTGGAAAAAAGAAATAAATTTATGAGGACTTAATCATGTCAAATGAAACAGTAGATTTAATGAAGCGCGAACTTGAAACATTTCTAGCTGAAGATGCGAAGTTCTGGGGTGGTAATAACGCCGCTGGTACCAGGGCCCGTAAGTCCCTTCAAGCAATTGGAAAATTGGTAAAGGCTCGTAGAACAGAAATTTCTGACGAGCGAAATTCAAGAAAAGAACAAAAAGCTGCTTGATTTTATACCCATAAGGGTTATATAATATAAATATAGGGTGGTGCCAATTGGGCCACTCTATTTTTGAAACTCGCTTAATTCAAGGAGAAAAAGCATGAAATCATATCTCAATACGGCTATTGATTCCGTTCAATACGCTAAAACACAATTCCTTAACACTTTTGTAAAAGAAGAGTTGTTTCGCGAACCTCTACAACAATTTGTAAATGCACAAGCTCAGTTTGCTCGTCAAATGGTAAGTGCTTCTGATGAGTTTGTAGAGAAAGCCTCCAAGTATGACTTTGTAGGCTCTATGCAAGACACCTTCAAAAACTTCAAAGCTGTTTAAGGAGAAACCATGAACCAATTTATTCCTAGTAATCTTTTACATCCCAACTTGAAAGACTTTGATAAGTTGTTCATTGGTTTTGATGATCAGTTTAATCGTATCGCTAAATTACATGACGATATGACTAAACATATTCCTAATTATCCTCCTTACAACGTTAAGAAAACTGGTGATAACACTTACCAGATTGAAATTGCAGTTGCAGGTTTTGCTAAGCATGAAATTGACGTTGAACTCGCTAATGATCAACTAATCATTCGCGGGCAAACTCAGGACGATAATTCCGATTACGTCTTCAAGGGTATTGCTAACCGTGCATTTACTCGCACCTTTGCTATCAACGATCAGATTGAAGTGAAGGATGCAGAGATGTTAAACGGTATGCTAAAAATTGCTCTTGAGCGTATCATTCCCGAGCACAAAAAGCCAAAGAAAATTGAAGTACAAGAAAGAGAGAAAACAGCTAAAGCAAAAAAAGCTGAACTCTTAACTGAAAACTTCTCTATGTGATCAAAGGCGGCTTCGGCCGCCTTCTTAATTAAAGGATTATTATGTCTGTTATTTGTCTCAAGCTACTAAGTGGCGATGAGTTGGTTGGTAACCTTATTGAAGAAACTGAAACCGGTATTGTTATCGGTGAAGTGGCTTCTATTTACATGGTACCTGGTTCTGACCCATCAAAGATGTCTATGGGGTTGATTCCCTTTCTCCCATACTCAGAAGATTCTAAGTTCTACATCAGTAGCTCAGTAATAGTTATAAACCATAAACCGTCAGTTGATTTGCTTAACAACTACAACCGACTATTTGGATCTGGCATTCAAATCGCACAATCACTATAATATAATTTTTCCTCAAAGGAATGTATGAACTTTTATACTAATGTTCATTTACATAAGAATGAGATTCTACTAAGAGGTTTTGAGAACGGGCAACGAATACACAAATCGATCCCTCTCAAGCCTTATCTCTTCACTACCGATCGCGTCAGTCTAGACGAATATAAAACTCTTGAAGGTAAGACCGTCTTCAAGAAAGAGTTTGACTCTGTTTACGAAGCTCGCAACTACAAACAAGAGAATGAAAATGTGTCAGGTAAAACCTTATACGGTCTTACCAATTACCTGTACCAATTTATTAACGATCACTATCCTGGCGTGATAGACTATGATCCCAAGCTAATCTCTACAGTTGTAATTGATATTGAGATCGAGGCTGATGGAGGCTTCCCTGACATCTCAGTAGCGGATAGAGCTGTCACTGCTATCACGCTCACTAAAAACAGTAAGTCTATTGCGTTCGGATATCACGAATTCAAAACAGACAATCCTAACATCACTTATCTAAAATGTAAGGATGAGAACGACCTGTTAGAAAAATTTATTACTGTATGGCGATCAAAACAATTCCTCCCTGATATTATTACAGGATGGAACGTTGAGTTCTTTGATATGCCTTATCTACTCAATCGCATCACTAGACTTAAAGGGATTGAAGCAGCTAAACGTCTCTCACCATGGGGATTGTTAACTGAACGGGAAGTTGAAATTGTAGGTAAACAGTATACCATACCAGTCATTGTTGGTATTACTATTCTTGATTACCTACAACTGTACCGAAAATTCTCTTTCACCATGCAGGAGTCCTATAAACTAGACCATATTGCGTTTGTGGTATTAGGGGAGCGTAAGTTAGACTATCAAGCACTTGGATATGAAAACCTGACTGAGTTTTATGAAAAAGACTTTCAGAAATACATGGAGTATAATATTCGAGATGTAGAGCTGGTTTATAAGTTAGACGATAAGCTTAAATTTATTGACCAAGTCTTTGCTCTAGCATATGACGGTAAAGTGAACTACTTAGATACGTTTACCTCTGTGCGCATGTGGGACATTATTATCCACAACTATCTGCTCGAACAGAAAGTTGTGGTGCCTATGTTTAATCCATCTGATCGAGAGAAAGACGAACCTATTGTAGGTGCTTACGTAAAAGACCCTCAAGTAGGAATGCATGAATGGGTAGTATCGTTTGACTTAAATAGCTTATACCCTCACCTTATTATGCAGTATAATATTTCACCAGAGACGTATAAGGGTACCTTTAGTTCCCTTGCAACCTCTGAGGGTGTTGAAAAAATTCTTGGCGGTGCTCTGAACGATTTTGGAATTCGTAATGAGATGTTATCGTGCAACTACACCGTAGCAGCAAGTGGATGTTATTATGACAGAGACCGCCAAGGATTCCTTCCTAAGCTAATGGAGAAGATGTACAATGACCGTGTCAAATTCAAGAACGAAATGCTCGATGCCAAACGTAAGTATGAGAAAGAAAAGACGTATGAGTTGGAAAAGGAGATCGCTCGCTGCCATAATATGCAGCTTGCGAAAAAGATTCAGTTAAACTCTGCTTATGGTGCTTTGGCTAATAAGTTCTTCAGATGGTTTGATACTCGCTTTGCTGAGTCTATTACTAAGTCCGGTCAATTATCTATTCGTTGGATAGAGAACAAGATTAATGAGTACTTCAACAAAGCACTCAAAACACAGGGTGTAGATTATGTAATTGCTGTTGATACTGACTCGATGTATATTGACTTTGGTCCTTTTATTAAGAAAGCTTTCGAGGGTCAACAATCTCCCTCAAAAGAAAAGATCATCGAGATGATTGACAAGTATTGCCAGTCAGCGCTTGAACCTTTCATTGACAAACAATACGATGAACTTGCAGTATATGTAAACGCTTACGATCAGAAGATGAAGATGAAGCGTGAGGCTATTGCTGACAAAGGAATTTTTATTGCTAAGAAACGCTACATCTTAAACGTACATGACAACGAAGGCGTAAGGTATAAAGAACCTAAACTTAAGATGATGGGTGTAGAGGCGGTACGCTCTTCTACTCCTGCTATCGTAAAAGAATCGATTACCAAAGCGTTTAATATTATTATGAATGATACGGAAGATGATTTGATTAAGTTTGTCGAACAGACTAAAGACAACTTCTTCCAACAACCATTTGATGTTGTGGCGTTTCCTAGAGGGTGTAAAGAGTTAGGAAAATGGCAAGATGTTAACACTATATTCAAGACCGGTACTCCTATTCATGTTAAAGGCGCACTACTATATAATCACTTCTTAAAGCAAAAACAGCTGGATAAAAAATACGATTTAGTTAATAGAGGTGAGAAGATAAAATTCTGTTATCTCAAGACCCCTAACTATATTGGAGAGCATGTTATCTCGACCCCGGGTAAACTACCTAAAGAGTTGAACTTAGATAGCTATATTGACTATAATAAGCAATTTGAAAAAGCTTTTATTGATCCACTACAGTCTATTCTAAACACTATTGGATGGCATGTTGAAAAAAGAAATAACCTGGAGGCATTTTTCGGATGAGACTAAGCATAGACGACGCATATGATGACGATGACTTTGGATTTAGTGCTGTTAGTGAAGAGGAGTTGAGAGCAAGAGAACGAGCCCTTCAACAACAAGTTACTAAACAATCAAAAGATATTGAAGAAATCGAACAAACCTACAAAGGTAAACTAGAACAATTGTATAAGGCAGTAATGCCTTTGTTAAAAAATCTAGCCAAAGACGACAATAAAGAATATATTCACTGGCCTGATAGATCCGTAAAGATGAAAGCTTTTATTGATAGAGTGAATAAGATTGTAAATGATTAATTTATTGACCCTTTTTACTGCTTTACTACTTTCTACAGTAGCGGCCTTTTACTCTGTAGTAGGCCTTACCGCTATTTTTTCAACTGCCTTCTGGCCTATTGTAATCATGGGCGGGTCGTTAGAGTTAGCTAAAGTAGTAGCTGCATCTTGGGTCTATAGAAACTGGTATACAGCTCCTAAAACTATTAAGTATTATTTGACTGCAGCTGTAGCAGTACTCATGTTAATAACATCGATGGGAACGTTTGGATATCTTTCCAAAGCCCATCTCGATCAAGCTGTCCCTACTGGAGACGTTGCAAGTAAACTTTCAATTATAGACGAAAAAATAAAAACAGAGAGAGATACAATTGAAACAGCAAGAAAAGCACTCAATCAACTGGACGCGCAGGTTGACCAGACAGTTACACGAAGCTCAGATGAGAAGGGAATGGAGAGAGCTGTACAAATTAGACGAGGACAACAGAAGGAACGAACCTCACTTATGGCTGACATTGGATCAGCTCAAGGAAGAATCGCCAGACTGAATGAAGAACGAGCTCCCATAGCATCTGAATTAAGAAAAGTAACTGCAGAAGTAGGACCCATCAAGTACATTGCTGAGTTAATATACGGGGAAGCTTCTGACTCTATCATTGACAAATCTGTCAGATGGGTTATTATTCTTATCGTAGTGGTGTTTGATCCTCTTGCTCTTGCTCTTCTTATAGCTGCTAACAGTTCTATCAATTATAGACGTCCAATAGAAGAAGATCCTGTCATTGCAGAAATGATAAGAGAAGACAAAGATGAAAAAAAAGACTATGTCCCTAGATGGATCAGACGTACACAAGAGTTGAACAGAAAACGAAAAGCAGGTAAAATAGAGATAGATCCCAATCAGATTAAAGATATGAAGGATGGAGGTTCGTTTTGACTATACCATATGAAAGATACCGTGCAGTAATTTGGGCTGAAGAATTCATGCTTGAACTTATTGACCCTAAAAAGACACCCCGATTACCTAAGAGTATTCGTGACCAAGCTAGAACTATTCTTAGACATTATCCTCACCGTTATGAAATGGATTTGTTAGCGGAGAATAATCCTAGTATACTTGAAAGTAAAGACCCTTGGAGACAAAATGCCTGACTTCGAAGTTCACCCTATTGGATACGCACAAGAGATTAAATTGTCGAGGGAGCTTGCGCTAGCTATCGAACAAGAACTAACCTCTTACGGCAAAGTAATTCCTAAATCTGTATACGACGCATACATTCGATTAAAAAATCATTATCAGAAACAAATAGAGGATAATATACAATGACTAGTTTTTTTAGAAATTTAGTAGAGGAAATTAAAGATGAAGATACTTCTATTGCCGCTGACGGCAACGGCAGTGCTGAGTTTGGGGGTTTTATTGATACTGGCAGCTACATTCTCAACGCTGTTCTCAGTGGTAGCCTCTACGGTGGCGTCCCTGATAATAAAGTTACTGCTTTTGCAGGAGAGTCCGCTACTGGTAAGACTTACTTCGTTCTTGGGGTCGTCAGATCCTTCCTTGAACAAAACCCCGAGGGAGGAGTAGTATATTACGATACTGAAGCCGCCGTTACCAAAGGTATGATGGAGGAAAGAGGTATTGATACCGGAAGAGTAATTATTGCTGAGCCGGATACTATTCAGAAGTTTAAAACTCATGCATTAAAGATGCTTGATGCATATGATAAACAACCTGAGAATAAACGTCCTCCTATGCTATTTGTATTAGATAGTTTAGGAATGCTATCGACCTCTAAAGAGATGGAAGACTCTCTTGAAGGTAAGGATACTAGAGATATGACTAAGGCGCAGGTCATTAAAGCTGCTTTCAGAGTAATTACTTTGAAATTAGCTAAGGTTAAAGTGCCAATGTTAGTGACTAATCATGTTTATGATTTAGTTGGATCTTACGTACCTACAAAGGAGCTAGGCGGTGGAACAGGACTCAAATATGCGGCTAGCACGATTGCTATGCTCACCAAAAGACGTGAAAAAGATGGAACAGAAGTTATCGGTAATATCATCAAAGTCAAGATGTATAAATCTAGGCTATCAAAAGAGCAAGCCCAAGTCGAAGTGTTACTTACTTTCTCCAAAGGGCTCGATAGGTACTATGGGCTCCTAGAGCTAGCAGAGAAGTATAACATTATCAAAAAATCCTCTACTCGTTATGAATTACCAGATGGCACAAAGGTATTTGGTAAAAATATTAATGAGAATCCAGAAAAGTACTTCACGGAAGACATTATGAAGCAGCTTGAGGAAGCAGCCAAAAAGGAATTTAGCTATGGAACAGCAGGGCGTTCGGTCGACGAAGAACTCGTCGAGGCAGTCGCAGCGGAGTGATTATAATAACGTTTGGTTTAGTAAGAGAGATTGGAGAAGCTTTAAAAAAGGTTTTCTTCAAGCAGCTCCCACCTATGCGTTAGTGTTTATTATTTTTGCTATTGGGTTTTGGACCGGAAGTCACTTCAGAGGACAGGACATCGTTCTTGATTGCAAGTATGCTGGTTCATTTAGAGTAATGGTAGATAGTTTTGATTGTAGGAGAAAAATATAATGGCCTGGGTATTAGTAGAAGCAGTATCAATGTTCCGTATGCGTTACATGGTTGAGACGCCAGACAGTCATCCTGAATACGCCCTTGACACCGTAGTATGTCAAGAGGCTCAGGAATTTAGTCAAGAGCACTTAGGAGAGACTATTGTTTCTCATCGAGTAGTATCACAAGAACAAGCATTATCTCTATGTGATGTTGATAATGATTATTGTTCTTCATGGACAGAAGAACAAAAAATGAAAGCCTTTTTTACATTCGAAAAAGACCTTAAAAGTAATGTTTGATGATTTATTTTTAATTGCTTTAGGTTTCATAATTGGGTTCATATATGCATTGTACCGTGTAGCAAAAGCCAAGGTTGAAGAAGAATTCTTTCATCGAGCATTAGAGGAAGTAGAAGAGATAATTGTTGATGCATCTATAGAAGAGCATAGCGGATTCTTTCTTCTCTACTCCGATAAAGGAGACTTTATTGCTCAAGGAAAGACATTTGAAGATCTTGAGCTAGCTGCAAAAACAAGATACCCAGACACGAGATTTAAAGTCCCTCAGGAGCAAGTTCGTGCAGCCAAATACAAAAGTACATCCCCTTCAAAGTAAGACGATAGTAGCAAATGTAGAAGAAGACGAAAACGGAGATCAATTTCTGGTTTTTGACGAGGGAACGCTGGAAGAATGGGACTGGCGTGTGAATGATACCCTTGAATGGAAAATAAATGAAGATGGTTCTATAATTATAGAAAATAGCTCCTGGAAGGAAAGAAATAGTGGAAAAGACGATACTGTTCAATCTAATTCATAATGAAGAGTACACAAGAAAAGTATTACCATTCCTCAAAGATAGCTACTTTGCTGATAGAATTACAAAGACGACATATAAGTTAATCAAGCAATATACAGAACTCTATAATAAGTCTCCTAATCAAACTGCACTATTAGTTGATGCAGATAACGTTGATGGTCTATCTGATGAAGAAGTTCAACATCTGAAAGATTATATTCATACTCTGAAAGAAGAAGACAAACAAGACGATGTAGAGTGGTTGTTAGATGTAACTGAGAAATTCTGTCAAGATAAAGCTATTCAGAATGCGATCATGGAATCAATCCACATACTCGACGATAAGACTGGAAAGCTTTCAAAGGGAAGTATTCCAGCGTTATTATCAGAAGCATTATCGGTGTCATTTGATACGAGCATCGGGCATGACTTTTTGGAAGACTTTGAAGATCGTTACGATTCGTATCATGAAAAGATAAAGCGAGTTGAATTTGATCTCGAATACTTTAATAAAATTACAAAGGGAGGCTTACCGGCTAAGACCCTTAATGTGGCACTTGCTGGTACTGGTGTTGGTAAGTCTTTGTTCATGTGTCATTGTGCTGCATCTAACCTCTCTAAAGGATATGATGTTCTTTACATTACGTTAGAAATGGCGGAAGAGAAGATTGCAGAGAGGATCGATGCTAATCTTCTAAATGAGACTATCGATATGCTTTCCGTACTCCCTCTAGATGTATACGAAAAGAAGATCGCAAGAGTAAAAGAAAAGACTACCGGTAAACTAATCATCAAAGAGTATCCTACCGCTAGTGCTGGATCGGCTAACTTCAGGCATCTGTTGAATGAGCTTAAGCTTAAACGTAACTTCGTACCTGATATCATCTATATTGACTATTTAAATATCTGTATAAGTTCTAGACTTAAATTTGGAAGCAATGTTAATTCTTATTCTTATGTAAAGGCTATTGCTGAAGAGTTAAGAGGTTTGGCGGTTGAATTTAACGTCCCTATCGTATCCGCTACTCAGACTACTCGCTCGGGTTACACGAATACCGACTTAGGGTTAGAAGATACTTCTGAATCGTTTGGATTGCCTGCAACTGCTGACTTTATGTTTGCTTTAATATCCTCTGAAGAACTACAGGATCTAGGGCAATTCATGGTTAAACAATTGAAGAATCGATATTCAGATCCAGGCTTTCATCGCAAGTTCGTTATTGGTGTGGATAAGTCTAAGATGCGTTTATACGATGTAGAACAACATGCTCAGCAAAACATTCAAGATGATACACCTGTTTTTGATAGCTCAGCAACCGGGAAAAGAATAAATACTGAGAGAAAGAATCTTTTCGATTCCTTCAAATAATTTTGCATTATAAAACCAATGAGATACAGTTATTATCTTCAAAATCAAGAACATATTGGATCTTATAGGAAGAAAAAGGCAAGATACGATCGAGCGTTTCACTTTACGAGGACTTTTAGTTATCGTTATTCTGTAGGTAATCTTATGGATATAGAGGTTAAAGGACATAGATCTTCCAAGCTTAAGAACGAGCTAGCGCAAGCAGCTGAGTTCTACGGATCCATTCTTTTACCTCGAAGAATGACTAATAATATCAGTTTAGATATTCTTCTTAAAGGAAAGCTAGATGATAATGCTTCTGGATATTGTGAATACTCAGATAAGGATGGACCTCATAGATTTTTTATCATTGAGTTAGATAAGAAAGAAAAGAAGGAAGATTTACTTAAAAATCTTGCCCATGAGATGGTACATCTTAAACAATTTGCTCTAGGTGAATTGTCTAACGGGTTTGTATTCTCTCGCCCGACTACCTGGCATGATAGACACTTTGAAAATAATAAGATTGATTACTGGGATCAACCTTGGGAAATAGAAGCGTATGGAAGAGAGTTAGGTTTATTCTCGAGATACGTGGAAACATTCGGTTTATAATATCACCCTCAACTTGAGTCCTCCTAAATAGTCGTAGGAGGTCTTATGTCTCAACCAGAAAGAACAAAATACTTAACAAAAGTAAAGTCCCTTGAGAGTGGATTAGAATTAACTTCGGTTGAGCCTGTCGTTATTAATGATTGGGTATTGAAGGCCTCAATGACTAATCTCGACACTATTCTAGTAGTGATGCATCATAGACTACTACATGTAACTAAGATAGGTTTGTTCGAAGAAGAAAATTCTGCCAACCAATTTGTAATGTTTTGGATAGAACAAACAATTATTTAAGTTAAGGAACAAACGAAATGAACAGAAAGCTCGCAGCTGCGGTGCTTTTTGTTATGTTATCATCACCTGCAATTGGTCAAACAATTGTTACTGACTCGACTTCAAGAAGCACCTCAGAAACTACGGTAAAGTCACCGCCTCCTACGGCTGTGGCTCCCGCAATCACAACAATTAATAATGACGTGTGCGCTGTAGCAGCATCTGGCGCCGTTCAAACGCAAATACTTGGCATCTCGATGGGAGGGACGCAAAAGGATTTAAATTGCGAGAGAATTAAATTATCTAAAAACCTCTACGACATGGGCATGAAGGTTGCTGCAGTTGCAACATTGTGTCAAGATGAGCGTATCTTTACTGCTATGATAGCAGCTGGAACCCCTTGCCCAATCGACGGTAAGATAGGTGCTGATGCTAAAACAGAATGGGAAAGACGAGGAGCATTAAACAGGGCAAAGAAAGACGAAGTAGGTAATTACGCTATTAAACCTCCTATAGTTGATTTAAGAGAGCCGGAAAAGAAAGAAGACAAAAAAGAAGATAAGAAAGAAGAAGCAGCTAAATGAAAAAGTTTCTTTCTATATTCTTATTCTTGCTAGCTGGATCTGTTTACGCACAGATCCAGACTTCTCCTAATGTAGTTGGAACAACTGTAAGTCCCGCTCCAGCTGGAGTTGATTACAACTGGACAGGATTTACTGTTACTAATTCTACAGGAGGGGGATTTGCAGGGGGAAACCAACCTGGATATAATAGTTCAACAGGGCAGTTCATGTTTGGCTATACTCAAGGAACAATTGCATACTCAATGGCAATTAATTCTGCTTTGTCTGGGTCTGGTCTTCAGATCAACGGAATAGAATATGGATTAACTTACTATAATCAAAATGATTATTCAGGAACATTATCTGTGGGAGCGTCTATTTTAAGTCCATCAGGTGAAACCTTACAATCATATAATGATAATTTACCTCAGACTACCAATGGATGGACTCAATGGGATCAAACAAAAATATTTTCTTCTCCTTATTCATTAGCTAGTGTTGGTAATGCAAGATTAACATTTACAGGAAAAGATAGTAGATTCTGGGCTGGTTACTATGGACCTCAGTTTAAAGATCCATATTTGAGATTTAACTATACCGCAGACATATGTGCTTCTGATCCTTTATCTAATGCTTCATGTCCAGGTTATGCAGCCGCTTATCTAACACAGCAATGCTCTATTAATCCATTGCATGATCCATCATGCCCAGGATATACAACTGCTCAATGTACAATCAATCCATTATTCTCTCAATCATGCCCGGGATATCAATCGGCTTATCTTGCACAACAATGCACATTAGATAGTCTCTATAGTACTTCGTGCCCGGATTATGCAGCTGCATATGCTAAGAAAAATGTATTAGGAATATCTTCTACATCTTCCACATCTACTGTTAAGCCTAAATCTGAACCTTCTACTACAGTTTCATCTGATGGTAAGGTAGAGACACAGGTATCAACTACAGGAGATAGTAACGTAGATAAAACAATAGAATCAAAATCTTCTGTTACTCCTAGTGCGACAGCCCCCGTACAATTAGCCCCTTCACAAGGAGGACAAGGTGGACCAAATCAAGTTGCTCAACAGCAAAAGCCAGAACCTAAACAAGGAAGTAACTCTCAAGAGCAACCCGCCCCTAAATCAGTTAGGGCAGAAAGAGCTGAGAGAGCTGAGGCAAGAGCTAATTCTAATGAAGGTAAACCTAGTGCCGAGATAAAGAGAGCAGCAAATGAAAAAGCAAGAGATGAGATGAAAAAAGCTCAAACAGCTACTACATTTGAAAGTCAAGTAGCCGTGCAACAAAATGTCATAGGGGCAATGGGATTTGTTCCTGGGTTTGCTTCTTACGCTCAAGCAAACGTTCCTGATCTGCTTCAAAAGCAATTACAAAGACAATATGGAAAAGATGTTGTAGATAATAGAAACGCAGGAAGAAGATTATTTGGAGGGTCGGATAGGCTTCATGAAGAAATGGTTAATCAACAGTACAGATGATGAGCCTTCTTCTTGAATCATTCATAGTATTTTATCTTATAGAGGTAATGGTTTTAGTAATATATGCGTTCTACCTTTATAAAGAATCTGAACAAAATGATGTTAGTACAAAGGATATAGAAGAAAAGAAGGAGAAAGGTCCAACCCCTTCTGACTTGATTAAGATGAGATCGTTGGCCAAACAGTTGGACAGACAGAAATAGGAAAAGTTATGCCAGAAGAAATCAAAGATGTAAATAAGAAAATTGATGATCTGGAAGCAGGAGTTAAAAAGTATGCGAGTAAAGATACCGTCATCAGTATTGGCGGATATGAATTTACTCCAGCAAAGCTAATGGTTGCATTCACAATCGTATCTTCAATACTAGGTGGATTGTATGGTGCGTTTGAAGTATATAAAGACTATCAAAGTATGAAGAAAAGAATTGCAGAGTATGTGGCTCCTGATTTATCAGAGTTTGACAAAAGATTAGCTGTTATTTCTAAACAAGCAGAATCTGCTCAAGATTATACCAATAACATTAAGAATGATTTGAAGAGTGACATCCGTCGCTTGGAAAGCACTGTGGATAATGTTGAGCGTTCGGCCAAACAATCTCAAAGAGAGACGGACTTGGCTGTTAAAGATGTGCGTGATGAGCTTCGCCAATCTCGTAAAGAGACGGACGGGGCACTAAAGAATATGGAACGAACTGTCGACTCAAAAATACAAAAAGCGTTAGACAATCCGTTAGCCAAATAATTATAACGAGAAGGATGGAATGATGAATGATAGAAAAATGTTTAGATGGCTGGCGTTGCTGCTATTCCTTCCATTGATGCTTGCCATCTTTGGAGGGGATAAGTTCCGCTATCCATGTCAAGACCCAGCCAACTGGGATAAGGATTACTGTAAGATGCCTCTATGTGATGTGACTAGAACATGCCCAGAGCATATTTTTAAAGGTCAGAGAGATCCTAGATTAGGACCACCTCCAACCAGATTAGAAGGACAAGTGGGAGCGGCTCCTGCTGCCCCACAAACACAACAAGGAGCGAATTGCAAATGAAAGACATTAATTTTTTCAAAGAAAAAGAGGCAGATGATACATTCATCTACACAGAAGATCAACTTATGGCGCGTTTGCGCTTCTTCATCGGTATATGTTTAGCATTAACGCTTACCGGTATTGTATTTGTTGTTCTTTATTCTATCATATTTGTAACTCAACCATTGAATGCGATCTCACCTATCGATCAGAAGTTCTTTGAGTTGATCATTCCTATTGCTACTTTCCTAACTGGTACTCTATCAGGGATAATGCTGGCTGGAAATGATAAGGATGCACAGAAGCAAGCATTAGCAGCAGCTAATAAAGGATGGGACAAGCCTCCTACTCCTATTCAAACACAGCCAGCCCCAGCGAGAACAAGCGCTCCCGTGTTCACTCCGCAATTTAATAGTCCGGGCACTGTAGCTCCTGCCACCCAAGGTCCCGTGATGATGTCATCGACTGGTAAACCAATGCCTGTTCAAGAACCTCAACCGGAGCTATAACATGAGAATGCTCTTAGCAGCAGTAACTATGGTAATGTTGACAGGGTGTTCTACTATTGAGAAGTGGATTCCCTCGTTCTGGGATGATAATCAGTCTAACTATATAATTCAGGCTAGAATATCGATAGGAAAGATTGATTGTGAGAAGCCACAGATCCCCCAAGTCAATCTTGTTTCTGAAGACATCAAGAGGTTTGAGTTGTATAGTCAAGCCAAGGGTGCTCTTCAGAAAGATGTGCTCAGACTAGTTGAACCTATGAGGTTCACTATCAATGAGTGGCAACAAAGGGGAGAGGGAGCTACACTATATTGTGAGATGAAGAAGAAGATTCTCTTACAACAAAGTGAGCGTGCATCTAAAGTCATATTAGGGAGATGGTAATGTTAATTCAAGACAAAGGTACTTTACAAGCAGTATCCACATGCGGGCGCCCATGGGCTGAGACTCGTGCTCAGATGGCCCTTCAACTCATTGAGGGAATGGAGAGCGGTCAGTTATCTGATTCAGAATTCTCTGCTTTGATGTTAGACTTAATCAAAGTAGATGAGTTGGAAGCCGAGGCCGACGACATGGAGGTAAAGAATATGCTGGTGAGTGCTATCATGCTTGGAAGCAAGTTAGCGTAACACTCAGAAATACCTGAGCAAAAAGGAGGGTTTTCCCTCCTTTTTTTATGGGAAAACCAGCGTTTCCCCACATTCTCTGGTATAACTCATTGATTTTATTGATGATTTTCAGGGGGAGAAAGTTGTTGATTTAATTTCCTGACATCCTTACAATTGGTATATTGATGATTGAGAAAGGTATGACATGACTAAGATTGAGTTGATTTCAGGTAAGTATCACGGATATGTGAACGGTAAGTTAGTTGTAAAGAGTTCTTCGAAGTACTATGTTGAACGACAACTGGCCTCCCATGCTGCTGACTCCAAGGTCGAGCAAGCCAAGCAGAAAGAGAAGTCCATTGAGTTTCCTATCAATGAACGTTTTGGCTTTGTGCAGAATGTGGTTGAGATGGTAGCTAAGAAGCAAACTCCCTCGGTGATTATTACTGGTGAGGGAGGGTTGGGTAAGTCTTATACTGTGATCAAAGCGTTAGAGGCAGCCGGGCTCCGAGATATGTCCGATGTGTTAGCGGAGAAGGATATTGGTTCGGTAGTGATGACCAACATGATGTTCTCTGTGATCAAGGGCTTTTCTACTGCTAAGGCTCTCTATCGTATTCTTTATGAGAATCGTAACAGTGTCATTGTGTTTGACGATTGTGATTCTGTATTGAAGGACCCTGATGCTTTGAACCTATTGAAGGGTGCGTTGGACTCGTTCGATCGTCGTATCATCACTTGGAACAGTGAGATGCGAGATCCCAATCTTCCTCGTTCGTTCTCATTCAAGGGCGGGGTGATCTTTATCTCTAACCTCTCCCCCGAAAGACTGGATCAGGCGTTGAAGACTCGATCGATGAATATTGATTTGTCGATGAATACCGAGCAAAAGCTCGAGCGTATGGAGACGATCATGTCTTCGGATGAGTTCTTGCCTAACGTATCGATTGACAGTAAGAGGTCGGCGTTGGAGATCATTCGTCAGAACATGAATGAGTGCAAGGAGATCTCTCTACGAACTCTGATTCAAACGGCCAAGATTGCCAACTCTGGCAACTCTAACTGGAAGCAATTGGCCAAGTACATGTTGGTTCAAGGATGAACGAGGACAATAGTCTACTTAAACTAAAAGAAGTGGTGAGTAATCATCACTTAGAAGTATTCTCTCCCCCTCAATACAAGGGGAGGTGGGAGATTAATGAATCGTTTCATGTGCACTGTACCAAGAGACCGAAGTTGATTCATCGATGGTATACGCGTATAATGTTGGGATGGATATGGAAGGATAACGAATGAGTCTGATTTATACCTATCAATCATCTAAGTCAACGAAGAAGGGTAAGAAGCTGGCTGCCCGTTCTAAGGCTGCATTCAAGAGGCAGAACGAGGAGTTGGAGAAGAAGTATAAGACTACTTACTCTAATATCAAGGTCGAGGCGGTAAAGAATATACGATCGCCGATCGTCACGCGTCAGCCTATTCGAGAGGTTCCTCATTATCCTTCGTTAGATACGGGTAGTGGATCGACGGCCCCGGTAGAAAGAAAGGTTTATACGGGGACGTTAATCAAAGGAATTGCTACGATGCATAAGTCAAATGCTATTCCTATTATTGATGAACAGCATGCCATTGATGTGGCCCAGATGAGGCGTTAACGCCAACGACCGAAGTAATCTTTGATTTCTGGTGAACGACCCCAAGTAAATCCTTCAATTAACTCATAGAGACGTCTCTCTTCCCCGGTTAAAGGATTATGACACCAACGTTTACCTTTAATAGGATCCTTACCTCGTCTGGCATGAGATAGAAGTGCTTTAGTATAGTCAGTATGTTTCTTACCGGTAAAGTTACCTTTACCCTTACGGGCCAGAGAGATCGCTCTCTTGTGCTCCTCGCTCTTTAACAATCCAGTCAGAGAACGGGAAATGGCTTTCCTACTCTTTTCTTTGGTTTCATCAGACCAATACTTCCATCCAAATTGTCTCTTGACCTTGACACGTCTATCAATAGAACAATCTTTATAAGTCCTCTTCAATTGATCTACGATCTTGTCAATATTGTCATAGTCTTTGGTCGATTGTATTTGCTCATGCTTTAACCTCTCCTCAGTAATGATGATAGAGTCTTTGGTGAGATAGAAAAAGTACATGGACGGGCTCCTGAATGAATTAGATTTGTTTATTTAGCAATTTACAGAAGAAAATAGGGAAATGCTCTGGGAATAATGCTCTGCCTGGAGAGCTCCTGGGAGAAGAGGGTCTCAGAAGAATTCTGAAGTCTGGCTCAGACTCATAAATTAAATCAAGCAGAAAAGGGGCTCTTTAGTCATGAATTCAGTTGATTTAATTTCCGGTAGAATCCATAATAGAGGTATAGTGAATAAGGAGAAACCATGAAAATCGAATCCGTAACCAAGCTCAAAGGTAAGCAGTACGTGTTCAAGCGAGCGCCCAAGGCCGGCACCAAGTTGGCTGTAGCGGTGGAGTTGTTCCGTGTGAATGGTCTGTTGCCTAAGGATGAAATCATCCAGGTGATGGTAGAAGACCTCAAAATCACCAAGACCAACGCTTCTATCTACTTTGCTAAAGCCAAGGCTATTGTAGAAGCCGGTCTATAAGACACCCCGGGAGGGGTTGGAGTACGGGGTATCGGTGGCTTATCTCTTACGTGAGATCCACCTCGGTATTAAAGGACCAAAAGGCGCCCCATAGTAGGACGGTAACGGCTGCCAAATCCGTCCGGTGTTTAAGAGCAGGATCGAGCCTGGGCATGATCTAAAAACAGGCACCTTTTCCCCTCCAATACCCATACGGCTCAGTAAGGTATTGGAGACCCCACGGATTCTGTGAGGAAAAAAGCGGTTGATTTAATTTCGTCATTTCTCTATAATTATTCTTATGATGAATGAGAAAGGAAATGAAATGACTGAATTTGAAAAGCGCTGCTACGGTATGACAGAAGTTGAGATCCGTAGACAATACATGGAATCCATTACCGCTAAGTTCTCCGGTTTGGAAATGGTGGTGATGGGTATCTTGTCCGATTGCCAAGAGATGATCGAGATGAATAATCCAACCATCCCTTCCCCTAACTCTAACGAGTACGTTCGCAAGCAACTCAATCGCGCGAAGTTCATTCTGAGTGAAATGATGGATAGACGTGAAAGCGAAGAAATGGTGCTGGTAACGTCCGATGGTAAGGAGATTGTATGAAATTCACCAAAGACGCAAACCCTAATATGACCGGCCGAGTCGGCTACGTGGAAACCTACTACCACCGCCTGGTAGAGGTGTTCGGGGAACCTGATTCTCTGGGTGGCGATAAAACCACCTGTGAATGGTGCCTGGAGTTTGAAGACGGTACGATCGCCACGATCTACGATTGGAAAGAGTATACCACACCCATGGGGCTCCATCGCTGGCACATCGGTGGGAAGAACTATATGGCCGAGATTCGAGTGCTGGAGTGTCTGGGGTTGATTGAGGAGACCGCATAATGGCTACGTTCTTCTATCAATCCAAATACTCCACCCAACGGTACTTGGGCGAACGCCAGCTGTGCCCGGTGTGCGGCCAGTCCAAGATCAAGGGGAATTTCAAGATGTTCTCCGGCCTCATCCAATGCCTGGATTGCATCAAGGAAGCCGTGGAAGAAAACAGTTGATTTAATTTCGACATATCCTTATAATTGTATTATGATGAATGAGAAAGGAAATCAAATGTACGAGAATCTGATGAATGAAGTAGAGTGTATCCGCCAGGCCTGGAAAGGCTTTGGAATCCTCGAAGCCATGCAGTTCATTGATGAGAACTTCGAAGAGTATCGCGGTACACAAGTTGGACGTGAATTCAGAATGTTCATGGCCGAAGGTAGAAAGTTGTTTCAAGTGAAAGAGGTGGTGTAATGGAATCGAATTCAGAATTGAGTCAAAAAGTGTTCGAGTGGATGGTCAAGCAGTTGTTGAACCCCGTTACTCTAAAGGATGTAGAATAATGCCTTCCATGTCATATTGTGTGTTTGAGAACACCTCCGGTGATCTGGGCCAATGCCTGGATAAGATGGAACAGTTTTGCTTTGGCCATGGTGAAATGGATATGAATGAGTACGAACTCCGAGCCTTTCACCATATGTACACCCAATGCAAAGATTTCATTCAGATGTACGAACAATTTGAGGGGGCGCTGGTAGAATGAATTGGGAACCTAACAAAATGAGTTTAGACGAATACCGAAAACAAATCAAGAGCTCGTTGTTTGCCGACCGCGAGACACTGTCGGAGGCGTTTGATTATGCTGTTAAGGTGGCCAACGCCTCCGATAACCCAGCCGCGGTGATGACCGCCGTATGGGTAGTAGTAAACACGATTTCAAAAGAATTAGGATCAATTAATGAAGTGGATCAAGGTTGTATTGTATAACGTATGGCTACGTCTGGTTTTGGCAGCGCTGGGCTTTCTCATCATCATCTGTGGACTCATCATCCCCCAGCGCTGCCTCCTGGGTATCATAGCGGCCGGAAAAGCCGCTAGATCCAAGGGTTATTAAAATAGTAACCGTGGATTTAATTTCCGAGTTTCTCTATAATGAACGTATGATGAATGAGAAAGGATGATATTATGGAAATCAAAGATTGTATTCGCCCTACCCAAATCGTACGTTCGGTCATGCGCCAGTACGGTAAACCGAGTTACATGATTTACACCAACCGGTACGAAAAATGCCGCACGGTCAAGTGCTACTCACGCGATAGCGCTCACGATCTAATCATGGACATCCGCCAGACTTTGATTAAATCCGGCGTTAACGACTTTTCAATCAAAACTATACCTGCCCGTGTCTGGGGTAGAATGGTTTTCCTTCAGTCTCTCATCGTTCGAATCCCTTACACCGAACAACCGTAAAAGTAACTATTTCTTATTACTTTATAAACAGTTGATTTAATTTCGACATATCCTTATAATTAAGGTATGATGATTAAGAAAGGTGATGAAATGGAATTCAAAGATCTGACGTTTCGCGAGAAAGTAGAAGAAGTGTTGTGTTGTGCGGCTTTTGCGGTTTTCATGATCGCAATTTGCTTCATCTAAGGAGATAATCAAATGCAGATGGTTTGGTCAATCTACAAAGATACTTCCGGCGATTACGATGATTGGCAGGAAATGGATGCTGCTATCTTCTTCGATATGGACTGCAAAGGCTCCCCCCACAATCAAGTCCGCATGATGCACGATGGCATCCATGAGGTATGGTATGATGGGTTCTCTACCACCGTAGAAGTCAAAGACGGTAAATTCAATATTCCCCAGGCTAAAGTATCCATTGGTGAGATTGTAGAGAAGGCCGGATACTGGGGTAATTTCATCGAACGTTTCTACCGCCGTAACGGTAAGTTCGAAGTCTCTATGGGATCTTAATCATGGACTCATTTGATCAAATTCAGTGTGAAGAAGACTCCGGATACGAGTTCTACAACTACATGTTAGAACTTCGTCAAGAAGAGGAGTATTTGGCCTTACTGGATCAAGAGTATTGTGATTTCGTGAACTCTCTTATCCATGAGTGTCTCCATGGCGAAAAAACCTGTTGATTTAATTTCGACATTTCTCTATAATTGTATTATGATGAATGAGAAAGGAACGGTATGAAATTAGTTATTAATACCCAATACATGGAAAACTACGGTGCCCACGATTGGGATGGCAAAGGTGAGTGCCCCCAGTATTGGAAGATGAAGGGTGGTTCTTCGTACGTGGTTGAAGACGTGGAATACTCCGTCCGTCCTACCGATGAGTTCTTCGATAAGAAGATCCGCGATATCGTGGATAACATCATCGGTCCCAAGATCGAACGAAACAACGAGTACTGCCGGGAATACATCCTGGGGTATTCGATCGAGGATAACGGATGGGTATCTGAGTTCGAACAAAGCCAGATGGAGTACGAAGGGTTTGTTCAATTCCCCGAACCCCGTATTACGATTGACGGTGATTTAGTGCCAAAGGAGATAGCATAATGGCATATTACAAGCGAGTAATCATGGATGTACGAGAGGCTGTCGCCGAAGAGGTAGCCAAGGGTTTTGAGACCTTTGACGAAATGCTAGAAGTATTCAACGAGATTGCCTCTGAATACCAAATCGGTACCGACTACGTCTGGGAAATCTATCACGACATGGATGTCAAGGCAGGAGTAGATCATGGGTAAATTGAAGGACTTTTACATGGGTATTGAAGAAGAAGTTCGCCAAGTCTCCACCAATCAAACCTATACCCAGATCATGGAGCAACTTCGATTGGTTTCCCATCGCCATGGATTGAAGTTTGATGAGGTGCTGGAGATTTTCCATGAAATAAATGGCCCCATATTCCTGCAAGAAGAGTATTACCAGAATGAACGAACTAATACGTGAACATATTGGTTACGTAGAAAGAGAAGAGGGGTTCTATAAACTGTATGCACCACCAAAAGGATCCATTGTGACCCATGCATTTATTTTGTGTAAGTATTGCAACGGTGCCATCTACCACTGTATGGGTCCAAAGTACGATGCGGTGTGTTTGACATGCTATGATAAAGAGCCGGAGTTGAGATGAACGAACGTATGAAAGAACACTTTGCAAAACAAATAGAACAAGGCGCCACAGAAATGTTTTTCTATGGGATTGAGACTATCGCCAAAGACTTGGTTGAACATCACATTAAAATCAAAAGCCATAGAGGTTCCCTTGATACTTTCCCTGACTTGGTGTATATTAGACACATGACTGACAGTATGCCATTATTCAGAGAACGATAATGAACGAACGACTAACTGAAATCTACAGATCATGCAGGCCAGCAGAGGCTCTGAAATCCCAAGACATCTACGAATCGGCAAACGTCCTATTGGGATCAGAAGTAGAAAAATTTGCCGAGTTGTTGCTAAATGAATTCATCGATGCGCTTGAGTATTCAAACTGTAGGCGTGGTGAAGCATCAGATTATGGGCTGAGTATATTAATTGATGATATCAAGGAACGTTTCGGAGTTAAAGAATGAAAGTAGTAATTAATAGATGCTTTGGTGGCTTTGGTTTGAGTCATGAAGCTGTTATGCGATACTTCGAGATCAAAGGTATCACTGTATACCCAGAACAGAATAACCGTAACTGGAAGTTTTGGACTTACTGGCTAGTTAAGCCAGAAGATCGCATTGAATCTAAAGAAGGTGATGCATGGCGCGCCATGTCTAGAGAAGAGCGTGTTGCTTACAATAAGTTGTATTCTGCGCAGAGTTTTTATGAACGAGATATCGAACGACATGATCCAGCATTGGTTCAAGTAGTTGAAGAGATGGGTAGTGAAGCTGATGGAGTAGCTGCTGAACTTGCTGTTGTAGAGATTCCAGATGATGTTAAGTGGTACATTGATGAGTATGATGGACGCGAACATGTGGCTGAAGAACATAGGACTTGGTACTGATATGGTAAAGACTGAACTCTCCCTTCGGGAACTTTTAGTCGAATACATATTCTTTGCGTTAGATGAAGATATGTTGATGGCTGAATATTCCATGACTCCCCAAGAGGTGGAGGATCTATCTGACGTTGATCTTCTAGAACTTTATGACCATTGTATTCTTTTGCGAGAGGTTTAAATGAGAACACTACAACAACTCCAATACCTGATTAACGCTATCATCAACTTTGATCACTTCTATGAATATTCCGATGACCACCGAGTATGGACGACCGGTCGGGAGAATAAGTCAAAAATCATGGAAGCCATTGCCATGGCCAATCTCACCGAAGAAGAACGCCTTCTGATGTTCGATACTATCGGTAAAATATTTGATCAACGATACCTGGATTCAGTGGAACGGTACGGCAACGTCATCGCCAAGCGCCCTCTTTGGAATGAAGGAGATTCTGATATACGTACGATCATCGCCGGAATGTGCGGTGTCAGAGGGGAATTTCTCCAAAACTCGGGTAATTAACGTTTCAATAACCTCAGACACTACAGAATCCGTGGGTGTTTTTCAATGAAAAAACAGTGGATTTAATTTCGACATGTCGCTATAATTAATGTATAGTGAATGAGAAAAGGATGTTGAAATGGCCAGAATGAAGAAGATACCGATGACCGATCAGTACGATCAGGATCTGAAGGCCCAAGGATTGATGCGTTCGTATAAAAGCGAATTCGTCAGTAGACCAGACGGCACCTACGCCGTTTGTTATCGTCAAGTAATCGTTCCGTATTGTACGGCCGAGGACTTGCTTAAACCTAGTAAAAAAGTGAAAAGGAAATCTGTTATGGAAAATACTAGTCAAGAAGTTCAAGCTACTACCAAACCTGCCAAAGGTAAGAAAATGGCTCGCATGAAGACCGATGTGGTCGGTGTGAAAGTGGCTAAACTGCCTCGCACCACCTCCAAGCTTTCGAAAGCATTGGACATCTACAAAGGGTTCGGTCAAACTGAATTCTCCAAGGAAGTCCGTCTGGAGTGCATTCAGTCTATCATGGCCAGTTTGGTGGTGTCTAAGAACAACGCTACCATCTACTTCAACAAGTGCAAAGAGTTGGCCTGAGCCGGCGGCGGGGGGGCCCCTGCGGGGCCCTTGCATCTAAAGTATACTCCCCTTTTTCAGTATGACGGAAAAACAAATCATGAACCTGTACCAGGCAATGGTAGAGATTTGGGGAGATAACCTTCCCAGTTTTGAACACCACCCCAAACAGTTCAAATACCACGTCATGCTCTTTAAGTACTGCCACTCGACTAAGTACCAGGAGGCGTTGAATGCAGGCCAATAATGCGTTTCTGATGATGACCGCTCGCGAGGAATTATCCGATACACTCTTCTTTGCGACCGGTCAACGTCCTACCTATGATAAAGTTGTAGTAAATAATAAAAAAGTTTATAATCTATCTACCGATGAGTATGAGGTAGCGATTGCCGCCCATAACAAGATAGCTGTTAATAACGTGGTATGTAAGTCTATTACTGAGGCCAAGAGACGAATTCAGGAGATGTTATATGGTTCGTAAAAGTGTAGATGTAGATGTAGATCTGGAAGACTTCGATGAAGATGATTTGATCGATGAGCTTCAATGTCGTGGTTATGATTTTCTAGAAAACACCTCCGATCAAGAATTGATTGAAGAGTGTCAAAAGCGGGATCTGTTTCATCCGACATACGGTGATTCGGAGAGCCTGATTGATAAGATCTTCCACCTACGCCGTCAAGGTAAACCTTTCGATCAAGAACTGGATGAATACCTCTACATTAAGACAGGGAGAGCGTTATGAGTGGGTGGCGTAAGAGGCAAATTGCCGATCTGGTTGAACAGGCCGAAAAATCTATCGATGGTAAATGGATGCGCACCCGTGATCAGGTCCCTGAAGCTGTACATAAGTCCATAGAAGAATCTATAGAATATTTAAAAGAAAATAACTGTGTATATGGTGCACAGTTATTAGAGGAGTATTGGGATGTACAAACATATCGTGGATAAACACCTTCTGGCCATGCTAGGATCAGAAGATTTTGTTTCTAAATGGTGGGATAGTCCTAACGCTTCCTTCAAGTTCCAACGCCCTATTGATCTGTGGATCAGTGGAGAAAGAGGACAAAAAGAAGTGATCAATTACGTACTTCATCACGCATACGCCGGCGGAGGGAGTTAATATGGATGAGTATGATCTGAACAACCTCAACTTCATATTGAACCTTAAGAAAAAGGATCTTGACGAATGGTGGGATACGATTTCTTCTGATGATAGGGAATATGCTATGGAATTGCTTAGATGTTACAGACTTGATTTGATCGATCAAGCGGTAGAGTTGAGTGGTGATTATACTCTTGCCAATGAAGTAATTGATAGGGTGAGAGCCATCAAATGATCAGACTATGGATAGGGTTGATCATTATCTTCTACGGAACCTACGATGAAATGTTAGCACCGTATCAATGGTTGACAGTATTGGTAACCGGCTTCATTTTTTTGTTTTCCGGTTTGAGAAAAATTGATAGGGACAGTCAAGATGAATATGATAAAATTAATAGCAATAATTATCGTCGCCGTCTATAATCTCTCCCTACTAGCCGGTACTGCGTATATGGTACAGATGTGGGACTGGTCTCCTTGGTGGTTCTTACTCACTGTCTTACTACTAGGTAATTATAAGGGGAAGAACAGTGAATGATATGTTGGTAAAGTACCTCAAAGGTAAAAAAGTAGATTGTAGGCTAGAATGCAAGACAATAGTCAGTAGCATACTAGATATTAAAAATGATGTAGATGTACATCATATGATCACCGATGGTTTAAGACAAGCTATAGCACAGGCTATTATTGATAAACCAAAGTTGGTACTCCTATCTCAAAGAGACCGCCCCGAGCTTATGGGTAAAGAATATTCTATTTCAACCTACTGCTTTTCCCCTCAAGAATTTGAACAACTTATTAAGGAGACATTTGATTATGGATTTGAATCAGCAAAAGAAATTTGCAAACGTCAGGAAGACCGGGACAGTCGGTATAATTGAGGATAGCAGCCTACACGGCCCCGTCTCTGTTCATTTTTCTGAATGGTGGAACGGTGAAGGAATGGATTATACCATTGAACACAATAAAGAAACCAAAAAGTTTGATTTACATCTTGATGAGATGAGGCTGCTGGTGACAGCGGCAATCGTTGGTGGTCAGATTGACATTGAAGAATGTGTTAGAGAAGCCGCTAATGTTGAGATTGAATCCAATTTGAGATCTTTGCATATCGAACAACTGAAAAGAATGTTTGGAGTATAAAATGGGATGGGCATCAGGTTCTGATCTGTTAAGGGATGTTATTCTTTCTACCCAGAAAGCCGTTCCTAAAAAGTATCGAAAAGAGTTATATAAGTTGTATATCGATCATTTCGAAAGTCATGATTGTGATACTGTTTGTGAATGTAGAGGGCTAGATCATGAGTTTGACAAAGCTTTGGATGAAATTGGGTACGGAGAAGAAGATGATGTTTAATACCCCACAACAAGGCTGGCAATGCCCACTTTGTAATCGCGTATATGCACCTACAACACATATGTGTTTCTATTGTCCTCCAAAGGTGGAGTCAGCTTCAAACACAAGCCCACTCGTTCAAAATACGCACAGTACATTTCTTACCGAAAAAGATAAATGAAATACTGGACTATATCTTTCCCTGGTGAAGAAGATCAGCATGTTGTAGAGACTTGGTCTGAAGAACAGATACTGAGAAGTGCATGGTATCGCAATTGGGTTATGATGATGTGTCAAGCCGATAAAGCCCATTTAATGACAGACCAGGCTGCACTAGATGATTGGATCGTGGTACATTGGGCAGTGGAAACAGACCAATGGGGTAATTCACTTGTTGGTCCAAAAGTAGGAGTGCCAAGTGAGTGAAGATTATGATGTAGTAATTGATGTATTACAGAAACACCATGATAAACTTTGGGATATGTCGAAGAACAAAGATGAATGGGGTATCATGGATCATATTCGACTTGAACAGATGGATGAGTTGAAAAAAGCAATCAAGATGTGGAGAGAACATAATGAGTAACTTATTGAATCACGCTAAAGAAGAATTCCGTGCCGCTGGTTGGGTAGACGAGAATGGAAAATACGATGATGATATGCAGGAAGCAATCTGTAATCATGTTCTAAAATTATTAGAAGTGTTTAGTGGTGAAGGACATTCTGGTTCAACTGCACCATATGCCATTAATATGTTTCAACAATTGGCTATGTTCAAACCTATTGTACCATTGACTGGTGAAGACTGGGAATGGACAGATGTAAGTGATAGGGGTGGACGAGATGGGGGTAAGTTATGGCAGAACAAACGCTGTTCCCATGTCTTCAAAGATGAATCGGGCGCTTATGATATCGATGGAGTAGTGTTCTACGATTGGCATACAGATGAGGAGACAGGTGAAAAATATAAGAGTTATTTCACCAGCCGCGATTCAAGAGTAGAAGTTAACTTCCCATACGCCCCCGAACGTAAGTATGTAGAAGCACCTAAGGATGATTAATAAAATCGATCATCGTTATAGAAACATTCAATAGAAATATTCAATTGTATTCTGGTTTTCAATTATAGATAATCATACAATGTAAGAGTGCTTCAGGCACTCTTTTTACTTTCACTTAGGAGAAAATATGCTTACAGTAGGAGATAAACTACACCCGTTCGCTATCACGGGAGTTAAACCTGGTCAACCAGAAGATGCGTTTTTTGACATCACAGAAGAATCGTTTGAAGGTAAATGGAAAGTAATCGTTTACTATCCAAAAGATTTCACATTCGTATGTCCAACCGAGATAGTTGCATATGATAAACTATTCCAGGACTTTGCAGACCGTGATGCAGTTCTGCTAACAGGTTCAACAGATAATGAGTTCTGTAAACTAGCATGGCAGAAAGCACACCCTGATTTGGCTAAGATCAAGCATATTCAGTTTGCCGACACATCTCGTGAATGGGACAAATCATTGATTGACCAGCTTGGCGTATTCTATGCCCCTGCTGGTGCAGCATTGCGCGCTACATTTATTGTAGATCCTGATAACGTTATTCAACATGTAACTGTCAACAATTTAAACGTAGGTCGCTCTCCAGAAGAAACTTTGCGCGTACTTGATGCATTGCAAACTGGAGAACTTTGTGCATGTAACCGAGTCGTTGGTGGGGAGACTCTCTAATGATTGACTGTATGATCATAGGTGACAGCATCGCAGTAGGAACGTCGATGGCTCGTCCTGAATGTGTAAGCTACTCTAAAGGTGGATGGAACAGTTGGCAGTGGAACAAAGACTACCTACCCAAAGCCTCATCTCAACCGGCAAGAACCGTGATCATCAGTCTGGGTGCAAACGACCACAAGGGAGTGAAGACTGAAAGTGAATTAAGGAAGATGCGTTCCTCCATCAAAGGTGAGCGTGTGTTTTGGATTGACCCCGGGCAAGACCGTAAACCTATTCCACATGATGCAATTACTCGCATTGCTCAAGAGTACGGAGACACAATTATTGCTCGCCCTAAAGGTCATATGAGTGGTGATGGAATACATCCTACAGGTAAAGGTTACAAGATTTTAGGAGAACAAACAAAATGAATTTAGATTGGGTAGACCAACTCAAGGATAGTATCCCTGAGTATGCCAAGGATACTAAACTTAACTTAGATGCGGTATTGAAACGCAGCACTTTGGATAAAGAGGAAGCCGCTCTTTGTGCTATGGCAGCAGCATTTGCTACAGGTAACGGTAAGTTGGTAGGATGGCTTGGTACCATTCTAGGAGCTGAGGGAGTAAATTACGACCCAGCAATGATTGCAGCTAGTATCATGGCGCAAAATAACGTTTGGTATCCTTACGTTGAAATGGCCGAGGATGAAAGCCTGAAAGGGTTGCCCGCTCAACTACGAATGAACGCGATTGCTAATCACGGTGGTACTACTAAAGCAAAATTTGAAGCGTATAGCCTGTCTGCTTCGATTGTAGGTAAATGTCATTTCTGTGTCAAGGCACACTACGACACGCTCAAGAAGGAAGGTTACACGGTTGAACAACTCCGTGATATTGGTCGTATTGCTGCAGTCATTACATCTGTGTCGCGAGTCCTTAATAGTTAGTAATTAATGATTTTCTGTATGTGACTATCGCTTAAACTAAGCAATATATTACGTGTACCTTTGTACACGTTTTTCACAAAGGAGATCGGTATGTGGACTAAGCCAGAAGCAGTGGATATGAGATTTGGGTTTGAGATTACGATGTATATCGCAAATCGTTAACCAAACGCCCCGTACGGGGCGTTTTTTTTATGTTGATTTAATTTCTCGTTATAGATATAATGTAATCATTAAACGGAGAAATTTATGCGCAGTAATTATTGGTCGTGTTCTAAGTTTGCTGACTGGCTTCGTGGAACTCCAAAACCAAAAGCAGAAACTTCCGAGGGATGGGATAGTTGGCAGAGGCTGGCTAGTAAAACGTATCCAGTTAGATATTGGATTGCCGAGGAAGCTCTTGATGCTATTCAGAACTTTATTTGGTGGCCCGTTGATAAAATTTACTCGGTAAAATACTATGTAAATAATCGCTGGGTCACTCGCACTCACGCTCTTACTGCTCATCCCCGGGATATTAAACCTGGTGAGTGGCGCGATGTAGGAAATCGTTTTCTTCCTTGCTTATTCAATGAGCTAGTAGAATTTGTAGAAGTAGAACTAGCATGGTGGGAGATAGTTTGGAGTCCAGAAAAAAAGAAACTATATAATGCTCCTTTCTGGGGGTCAGGATGGTTCCGCTGGAGAGTATGGCGTTGCCCTGAAGCTGGACTAGCCAACCTTGAGTGGCAAAGAAAACTTCGCTGGAAAGAAGAAGAGGTAGGAGAAGACTCTGCATCACTAGGAGAACTTACACCACAAGCTAAAAATGCTGAGGAAATACTTACCCTTTACAAATGGTGGAAGGAAGTATATCCCAATCGTCCTGATCCACATGATGCTAGCGGATGGTCGGAGTATTGTGAACGTATGCGCAAAGAGAAGGGCGACGGTATAAGATGGATAGGGGTTGATTCTAAGGATCCTGAAACAAAAGCTCTAGGTGAAAGCTCACTTAAGAGATGTCAAGAAATAGAGCAAGAGTATGATGAAGAGGATGAACAAATGTTGATCAGACTTATCAAGGTACGCCATGCACTCTGGACCTAAACATGAATTGTTTCGCAACTGGGTAAGAAATATATGGTACGAGCATTGCGATGAGATTTACTCTATCACGGGAGAAAACCCTAAGTACCTCTCCGCGGAGTATTTTAAAAAATATAAATGGTGGCTTAGAGCCGAATACAGACGACGTAAGAAAGAAATAAAATGAAATTAGCATTAATGTCTGATGTGCATCTAGAGTTTGGTCCTCTAGGTTTTGATGATCAGCCCGAAGCTGACGTATTGATCCTTTCCGGGGATATTTGCGTTGCTAAGGATATGGATTTTCCTGAGAGTAAAAGAGGTCAGGAATACATGAATTTTTTCAAACAAGCCTCAGACAAATATAAGAATGTTATCTATGTAATGGGTAACCATGAACACTATCATGGTGATTTTAAATACTCGGCTGATTACCTTTATAAAGCTTTCGAAGAGTTTCCTAACCTTCACCTGCTGGATAGAGGTGTTAAGAAGATTGATGATGTTACGTTCATCGGAGGTACTCTATGGACTGATATGAATAAAGAAGACCCTATTACTCTCATGCACATGAAGGGTATGATGAACGACTTTATTCAAGTAAAGAATAGTGCTCGGATGGTTGGATACAACGCAATGGATGTAATGAGTGACAAACCTGATGCTACCTACACTGCGTACCGACCAGCCAGGTTTACTCCCGAGGATGCAGTAGAAGAGCACAAGAATATGGTCAAATACATTAGTTTGATGACGGAAGGTAAATTTGATGAAAAGTTTGTAGTGGTAGGACATCATGCTCCCTGCAAACAATCTACTAAACCTAGATATCAAAATGATACTATTATGAACGGCGGTTACTCATCTGATTTAACTGCCTTTATTCTGGATCATCCTCAGATCAAAGTGTGGACTCATGGTCATACACACGATGAATTTGACTACATGATTGGATCTACTCGTATTATCTGTAACCCTCGAGGCTATGTAAACTACGAGAGACATTCACAAAAAGAAGAGCCGTATTACGCCAAAGTCTTTGAAGTCTAATTAATCCCGCTTAGGCGGGATTTTTTTTCTCCTAAATACCCCATAAAAGGAGAAAAAAATGGGTACCATGGCGGAATACAAGCAAATAGCAGAAGCTCTTTCTGCTATAACAAAACAATATAATTATCAAATAGCACCCAAGCAACCAAATGGTGGAACTCCTACGGATAAATCTTTTTCCCGTGAATATAGATTGCAGCTTATCAATACTCAAAATGATACCTCTGAATTAGTCTTAGGAAAGCTGCCTAACGATTTAAAAAAGATAACAGCACTTTCAAAAATAAAAACTAACCCCCTTTCTCCAAACAGTAGTAAATTTCCTAGCATAGAATTTGTGTGGGGGGACGATAAGATAGACTTAGTAATTGCAAGGGGTGCTAATAAAGGTGAAAATTTTGAAAAAACAATTGTAAGTAATCTTGCTAGTTATTTTGGTAGTGGGATCAAAGAAGAAAAAATGGCTGATCTCATAGAGCAGCTTAATAAGGCTAATTCTGATTTTGCAAAAGTAGAGATTACTAGTGCTATCCAAAGAACAGGATCTACAAAGAAAGAAAATGTCAGAATTGAGGATCTAGGAGCCATTATTGGTGATATCGTTCTTACCGATACTACTAATAAAAAATGGTATATTAGTTTGAAGGATATAAACGGATACACTTTCAGTTCATATTCTGGAGCTGCGTCTCTTTTTAATGCTTCTGGAGAACTTCAACCAAAATCACCCGGGGCAGATTTTCTTAATTCCTTTGGTGTAGATCTAAACAAAGTACAAGCTGGGTTTGATGAAAGAAATGGCATTAAAGCTATCAGAGCTAAACAACCAGTAAAGAGACCTAATGCAGCTGAGCTCAAAAAAATATTTGAAAGAGCTTGGGGAATGAATTATTTCTATGTAAAGAAAGAATCCTTTGGTTGGAAGGTCTTTTGGATTGATAGAAAAAAATTAGATAAATTAACAAATGTAACTGTTAAGGAAATTAAATATCCTACAAAAGCTAGCAAACAAATCTCTATCCTTTGTAGTAGCCCGGAGTACGATTATCTAGTAGAGATAAGAAACTCTAAAGGTGGAGAATATCCTAACGATACTAAATTTAGAGTAAAATAAAATGATGAGTTTATTAGTAGAAGCGGTTTCAGATGAGAACAAACTTACTCACCTGGAGCATTTAGAAGATCATCCTATCAATGCAGGTGATAAAGGGTATGCTCATGCATTCCACAATTTAAAAGACGTGCACGACAAGCTGATGGGCAAACATAATAAGACATCCGTGTCTGTGAAGTATGACGGTTCTCCTGCAATCGTATTTGGACATCATCCGGAGAATGGTAAATTCTTCATTGCATCTAAATCTGCCTTCAATAAGAATCCTAAGCTTAACTATTCAGATGAAGATATCGAGAAAAACCACGGACATGCTCCTGGGTTAGTGGCTAAGTTAAAAGAAGGTTTAAAACACTTGAAAAAGGTTTCTCCTAAACAAGGAGTGTTTCAAGGTGACTTTATGTACTCTAAACATGAGGTAGAGGATAAGGGTAACAAGTATCATTTTAAACCAAACACTATTACTTACTCTACGAAAAAAGATTCGCCCGAGGGTAAGAAGATTGAAAAAGCAAAATTAGGCGTAGTTATTCATACTGCATATAAAGGTAAGACTTTAGATGATATGAAAGCTCAATATAATGCAGACACTCACGAACACGGGTTTAAAGACCATCCCGACGTTCATCTTATATCAGCCCATCATGATTTCTCAAAGAACAAATATTCAAAAGAAGATCAACAAAAATTTAACACCCATCTAGAAGCTGCGACTAAGGCCTTCAACGATGCACATAAAGACTTTCATAAGGCTACAGAACCATATACTGAACATTTAAAAACATACATTAATAAAACTGTACGGGATCAGACAAAACCGTCTCATGAAGGTTTCAAAGATCACATCAAAGAAAGAATGACTAAAGAGATAGGTAAATTAAAAACAACCAAAGCTATTGATGCAAGAAACAATGAACTTCAAGGACATTTAAAGCACGTAGATCAAAATAAAAAGCATTTTAATAGCTTATTACAAATGCATCATCATTTACAGCAAGCTAAAAATGTTTTGGTTAATTCAATGTCTCAAAACTCAACATACGAGCACCATATTGCCGGTCAAAAAACAAAACCGGAAGGGTTTGTTGCCGTACGTGGTAATCGCCCTACTAAGTTTGTAGATCGTTCTGAGTTTAGCAGAGCTAACTTCTTAGCAAGGGAAAGATAATAATGGCTCAATTTAGAACAGATCAAAATAAGCTAGATTTTACAAACAACAGAACACGATATGAAGTGTTCATGATGTCTGATAGATTATCTCCGGCTGGAACATTAACAGATGCGTTTGGTCGACTAAGAATCTCTCAGCCGTTTACATTATTTGATAGCTCTCATAGGTATAGTGATAACGGGCTTTGGGCAACTTCAAATACCTCAGGTGGAACTTATGCATTTGCCTCTAATCAGTCACTTGTTAATTTAAATGTTAGCACAGCATCAGGTGCAGAAGTTATCAGAGAAACAACAAAAGTATTCTCCTACCAGCCCGGTAAGTCATTGTTGATAATGAATACATTTGCAATGAACACACCAAAGGCTAACCTTAGACAGCGTATTGGTTACTTTGGTGCTCAAAACGGTGTATTCTTAGAAAATGACGGTACTACAACTTACCTGGTTATAAGATCATATACAAGTGGATCTGTAGTTGAAACAAGGGTAGCTCAAGCTAATTGGAACCATGATAAGTTTGACGGTACTGGATATTCCGGACAGGGATCTGCACCCGAACACTCAACAGGGTTAGACATTACAAAAACTAATATTCTATGGTTTGATATCGAGTGGCTAGGTGTTGGTGATGTCAGATGTGGGTTTGTTGTAGATGGAATAATGAAGACCGCTCATGTATTTCATAACGACAACCGTAATACAGTTCCTTACATGACAACTGCTACTCTTCCTTTGAGATATGAAATAACGAATACAGGAACAACAGCAAGCTCAAGTACTTTAAAACAGATATGTTCAACTGTAATATCAGAAGGTGGGTATGAGTTAAGTGGAACACAACAAGCGGTAGGAAGTTCTGTTACTTCACCTATAACTCTTTCGACGCCAGGAACATTTTATAATTTAGTCTCTCTTCGTTTGAAAGCTTCTAATCTAGACGCTATTGCAATTATAACTGCAATATCCTTACTTACTGGAACAAATAACGCTGTTGTCAATTGGCAAGTAAGAGCATCTGCAACAACAAGCGGGGGGTCCTGGGTCAGTGCAGGAACGAATAGTAGTATAGAGTATAAATTAGATTCAGCAACTGTTTCTGGTGGAAGAATTCTTGCATCAGGGTTTACATCATCTACAACACAATCTGCTGTCCCTGTTACTATCTTACGCGAAGCATTATTTAAATTTCAATTAGAAAGAGATGGACTGTCAAACACACCGTATGAATTGACTCTATGTGCTGTTAGCGATACCTTAAATACGGTTGTTCATGCATCAATGGATTGGGACGAAGTAACAAGATAATAGATAAAATCAATAAATTATAAATAAAAGGTCAGTTAGGCTAAGGTAAACCTGATCAAAGGAAAACATGAAAGATAAAGATATACCAGCTGGTAAGAAACCAGCTAAAGAAACTGCTTCTGATGCAAAACTTCAGAAGGGTAAGACTGTTACAGGTGAAACACCTGATAAAATTGACATTAATCCATTTATAGATGATGGACTAGGTAAGCGACCAGTTGCGGAAGCTAAGGATTCTACTGCTGTTATGGCTTTTGGACGCTATAATCCTCCTACCATCGGACATGAAAAACTTATCAATAAAGTAAAAGAAGTAGCAGATGAACACGGAGGCCAGGCTCATATTGTAGCTAGCCATTCCGAAGGCACTTCTAAAGATCCTCTCCCACAACACAAAAAATTAGGTTACCTTAAAAAGGTAGCGGGTGAGAGCGTTCACGTTACTGGTTCCTCTAAAGAACATCCATCCATATTTCACGCAGCATCTAAGCTACATGCTGCTGGCCACAAACATCTAGTGGTAGTTGCTGGGTCTGATCGTGTAGATGAGTATGAAAAGAAGTTAAAAGCTTACAACAATGTAGAAGGTAAGCACGGACACTATAATTTCAAATCCATTAAAGTTGTTTCAGCTGGTCACCGTGATCCAGATGCCGAAGGTGCTGAGGGTATGTCAGGCACTAAAATGCGCGAGCATGCTAGAGCGGGCAACAAATCAAAATTTAAATCCGGTCTTCCTAAAGCATTACATCCACACGCTGATGAGATAGTAAAGCACATTCAATCTGTTAAAGAAACTACAGAAGATATTTTTGAACGCGTGGTTAATCTGATGCAAAGACGTCAACGCGCTCTGCTAATGAAACGAATTAACCCAAGACTTACACGTGCTCGTAACATTGCAAAACAAAAACTAGCTACCGATACTACATTAAAAAGAAGAGCTGAGAAGAGAGCAAAGAACGTTCTTCGTATAAGATTTGCCGGTAAAAGAGGGGCAAGCTATCAACATATGTCGACATCCGATAAAATTGGTGTAGATAAGATGATTGATTCAAAAACTAAATTTATTAAACGTATGGCTTTACGTTTAATGCCCAAAGTAAAACAAGCCGAACAACAAAGGCTTGTGCGTGTAAGAACACATCATGGAAAGCCTCCTGGTATGAAAAGCTTCATGGCTTTCTCTCACGAACCTATGCACGGTGAGACACTTAAAGAAATGTCTCGTTTGGTAGGGTATGTTGAAAAGGTATATAATGCTCTTATCAGCAACTTAAGTGAACAAGAAATTAATTCTCTTCAGAAAAAAGCCGATCAATACAACATTCCTTTTAATATAGTAGCCGAGGTTTATACTAGAGGTATAAACGAATGGAAAAAAACAGCAGATATAAACTATACTCCACAACAGGCAGCATTCAATAGAGTAAACTCATTTGTTAGCGGCGGTGATTCTTTTGTAAGGTTAGATAGTGATTTAGCAGAACAAGTTAGTAAAACTGCTAAAAGAATAAGTGACATGCCTACTCAAGATCCGCAGCATACCCACCTTGTAACTCTTCACATGCATGATCCACTAAACCCCGGAGTTCAAGCTCGTATTGTCAAAGAGCTAAAAGTACAAGCAGAGTCGGATGAAAGTGCTAGTGAGAGAGCAAGACAATATTATGAGTCAAAAGGCTTTAAAAAAATGACTGTGCAAGGAATAAAGCCTATTAAGCAGAAAAAACAGAAGGTTAATGTAAAAGAGTTTTTTGATGCTCTGACTACTATTGATGAGAATGCCTCTTCTCATGAACAGCAAGCAGCGAAGTTAAGACAAAAAGGCAAGCATATGCTAGCTAATCTACACATGAAGGCTGCAGCTGCTATCAAAAGAGGAGATAAAACTTCCGCACAAGCTATTACTCGTGACATACAACAAAAAAAAACCATAACCGAAGTTTTTGAAATTGCTAAACCAACAGGCTTAGGTACTGTAATGACAGCAGCCGATCTAGGTATGAAAATACAAGGTGGGTTTGCTCACCACCCTACCGTGCTCGAGCAGATGAGAGAAAGAGATCCTACACGCTATGCAAGAGAGCGTGACCTAGGAACAAAAGTATCGGGAGATAAAACTAAATTCTCTCAAATACTTTCTCGTTTAAGTAATCTAGACGATATAGAAAAATTGAATCAAAAGGATAGGGACTTAATGGCAAAGATGTATGATAGGTTAGCCGACATACTTTCTTCTGACCCTACATTATTAACCCAAGTGCAGAAAAAACTAGCGAAGAAAAAATAATATGGATGAGTTAATCAATCAACTGAAAATTGCCCTAGGAACCACCTTTTCTTTTTACTTAAAGGCTCAGGGGTTTCACTGGAATGTTGAAGGTCCTAACTTCCCTCAGTATCATACCTTCTTTGGTAATCTGTATGAAGAGGTTTACGGTTCAATAGATCCTATGGCTGAAGAAGTAAGAGCATTAGATAGTTTTGCTCCTGGGAGCTTATACCGAATGTTGGAACTATCTAAAATAAGAGATCAAGATAAAATATTATCTGCTAAAGATATGATAGATGAACTATCACGCGATAATTACATTGTAATAACAGAATTGAACAAGACGTTTGCACTTGCAAATGATCTAAACAAACAAGGTCTTGCTGATTTTATTGCAGGAAGATTAGATGCCCACTCCAAACACGCTTGGATGTTAAAAGCCACAGGTGGATAATGTATAGAACTGTAGAGAACACAATTATGGACGTGCTTAAGGGTAAGCGCGGAGAAGGTAACTTCCGTTCAGTGGAAGAAGCCGTTATGGGTGTTCTTAAAACTAAATTCCCCGATGTGGGAGATAAAACGTATGTTGAAAAAGATGGTAGAGATCAAATAGCTGCAGGTACATACAAAACTAAACATTTTGAAATGGAACCAAAAGCTCAAATTTTGTATGCTCAAAAACTACCTAAAGATGTTAGTCCAAGTCTAGCAGAAAAATCTTTAATAGACCATGACAAATTGTTTGGTATCTACAAAACAGCTAAAGTAAAACAAAGAGCTGCAGAACAGGACGTAAAGGAAGCAGAAAAGTTAGTACAGAATATCAAAGGTTATGCTAAAGATATGAAATTAGAAAAAGAGCATGACTATATTGACGATATTCTAAACAAAATCAAAAGTCTGGTTGACGAAGGTTCAAACGTTTTACCTGATATGACTAGATTTGATATTGAGAAAACCAAACGATTTGCTAGTAAACCATACGAACCAACAGCCGAGCCTCCTGACAGAGATATCGATAATGATTCAATGAAAGTGTCAAGAGGGTTGCTAATGCAACGTAAGATTAAAATTATTGATGAAGACTAACCCAGGAGAAAAAAATGGACTTAAGAAAACAGTATGACAAACCAGAAGTGCTTGCTTCTATTCAAGAAGTATTAAAAGGCAATCAACACAAAATTGATAAAAATAAAAATGGTAAGATTGACGCGCACGATTTTAAACTCTTAAAGAAAGATAAAAAGGGTGAATCGGCCGCTCATGAAAAAATGGAAGAAGCTGCCCAAAGAGATACTCCAGGACAACACCAATGTGCTGTTCATGTAAAACATAAGACAATGGGTGAGGGTAGAACTCTTTTCTCCCAGCATGCTGAACCTACTGAAGATGGATCTATTGCATGGTATGATGTTATGTTTGAGCATGGCATTGAAAAAAAAGTACCTGTAGAGAATTTAGAGATCGTTGTTTCTGAAGCCCACGGCAACCATAAGAAGAAGTAACATGGCTAAGTCAATTCAAGAGGTTAGCTCAGAGCTGCTTGACCGATATAAAGAAAAAGCAAAGAAGTCGGCTGATGAATTGGCTGCTAAAGGTCAGTTCAGAAAGTCTACTGATAGGCTAGGTAATGTTATGAAAGCAACTGGTAAACAGATAGAAAAAACTACTGCTAGTATCAGAAAAGCTTTAAATAAAGAAGAAGTTGAGTTAGAAGAAAATGTACACCGTATTGGCTTGACAGTAACTGATCCTAAACACCCAATGGTTTCTAAACGTAAAGAAACTATTCAGAAGACCGTTCGTGTAAAAGGACCAGATAAAGAAAAAGCTATCACGTCCGCTATCATGCATTATCGCCGCAAAGGTTATAAGGTGCATGATCATCACTACATTGGTACAGTTAATGAAATAAGCCAACAAGCACATGACAAGTACATGTCTAGTGCGGTTAGTGATTATGGTCATCAAAACTTTATGAAAAGAGTAGCACAAGGTGATACGCAAAAAGCTGCAGCAGCCCGACAAGATAAGCGTGCAAAGGGTATTGCATTATCTGTTAAGTTGACTACTAGAAAAAACCTGCAGAAAGAATCGTACAAGGAAGAACAAATGAATGTAAAGGAAGGTAATAATAACTCTGATCCTTTGGCCAATAGAGCATCTTATGCTAAACAACATGGTACTGGTCAAGTTTATAAAAAAACATATCCGGGAGACAAAATAGGTATGACTAAATCTCATGCTTATGATATCAAACGAACAGGGCCTAAAGGTAAATTACCGGAAGAACTCGAACATGTTGACGAAGCAAGTTTGACTACTGGAAAGCGTTTGATTTCCAAACATGGAGAAGGATCTCATACAGCAAGAGTATACAAAGATACTGAGTATAATGAGTATCAGGTTCATCATTATAAAGATGGTAAGCACATGGGTGAAGGCCCAGTATCTTATCACAGCGATAAAGAAGATGCCGAGAATACTGCTAAAATGTCTTTACGTAAACAAATGAAAGAGGATGTAGAGCAGCTTGATGAAAAATTACCAGCTTCTGCTACTGCTGGTGATTACATAAGGGACTTTAAAAAGTCTAATGCACCTCAGTTTAAAGGTAAGTCAAAAGAAAAGCGCCGTATAATGGGAATTGCTGCTTACTTACAGGCTAAAAAAGGCATGAATGAGTCAAGTGCAGAATTTGAAAAAGAAATGGATGATCTTAATAAAGCGAGATTGCAAAGATTAAAATCAGAAAAGCAAGTAAATGATTTCAAAGCAAAAAAAGATAAAGCAGAAGCAGATCGTAGTAATATTCAAATGATAGCTCGTAAAAAAGCAAGCAGCGATTCTGCATCAGTAAAAGGAAGAGAACAGTCTATTCTTAAAATGAATGAGTCTGATCTGTGCCCAGAATGTATGGAAGAGCCATGCGTATGTGATAATATTCAAGAAGCAGTTACTGTTAAAAAACAAAACTATTCTTGGGGTAAGATGATTACTGTGCATAAAGGTGCTGATACTTCCTATCCTTTACATCCTGAACATCAAAAAGCTATTAGAGATTTACGTCCATCTGGCGTAAATTCAAAAACATCATTCAAGGATGAAACCGGTAGAAGAGTTCATGCTACTAGAGAAGGTGACAAAGTTCACTTAGTATCTCATGGAGCTACAAGTGACAAGACTACCGTTGACTACAAACACTTTGACGAGAGTAATATGAAAACATTTAAAACACTAATGCAAGACATTGACGAGGGCCGCGGCCGCCCTCGTAAAAATCCTACAGACCCAAAATGGTCAAAAGGTAAAACTAAATCAGGTGATGATGAGGACCATGATTATGGTGGTTCGGATTCTGGTAAAGAACCAGACCAGCATGTACATGTTCAGCTGAGTAAAGCGGCTGATGCTAAAGCTCATGAAGTAAAAGGTAAAGAAGGATTTAAAACCAAGGGTGGAGCTGATGTTAAGTTTGATAATGGTAAGACTCACTTTGTTAAGGCCGAGCATGCTCACGCAGTCCTTTCAGCACTTCAGAAAGTGAAGCCTGAAGCAAGATCCCAACTTCATAACCATATTGCACAATCCCATGATAATTTCATGGCAGTGCATAAAATGGTATCTGGGGGAAAGTAATGCCTATTAACGTAATAAATCCGGTGGTTGTTGCTAGAAAACGCAACGAGAGTACCGACAGTGATCTTACTGCTATTAGAAATAAAGCTGGTACTCCTGAGATTCGTCAAGAGCAGCCATTATCTGAAACATCAGGAGAAAATTTTGAAATAGTAAGTAAATCATCGGCTTTTTTACGTGACATGCTTGCTGAGAAGAAATAATAAATACTATTAATAAACCTATCAAAGGAGAAACAAATGAGTCAATGGGGTAAATCAGACGTTGCTTCTAACAGCGTACTTTGGGCACCAGCACAGGTTGCTCAGGCACCAACAAGAACCAACGCAAACTTAATGTTCGGTAACACAACCGCAAACGGTTATGGAACTGGAGAAACAATCGGTATGTACGGTGTAGATGCAGCTGAGATGGTCGTTAGCGGCGGTCCAGTTGTTAACATTGTTATTACTAATCCAGGTTCGGGCTATACAGCTAACGCAGCAGTAACTCTTACCGCGGTAAACGGAGGAGCTTCTGCTACAGCAAACGCAACAGCTAATACTTCTACTGGTAGAATTATTGCATTGAATGTATCTGCTGCGGGTTCTGGATACAAGGTTGCTCCTACAGTAGCAGTAGCAGCACCATCAGCACTTAACGTTACTGCTAACACCACAGGTGTAAGCAATACTACTGATACGATTGCGTTAACAACTGCTAACAGCAAATTTGTAGTTGGCGACAGAATTTACTACGAAGTTCCTACTGGTAATACCGCTATCGGTGGTCTCACTGGTAACACTTTCTATTACATCTCGTTTGTAAACGCATCCTCTTTTGCCGTATCAACCACACAAAATGGTTCTAATGTTAACCTAACCGAAGCAACAGCAACCGCAGGTCAAACACACACTGTTAAAGGTGAGACAGCTACCGGACAAGCAACTGTTGGTGGCGGTATCAATACCGGGCTTGCACACGCTGGATGGGTTGTAAGAACCGAGGGTACTGGTGGGCGTGCTGGTCGTGTAAACTATGAAACACTGGTTGCAATGGGATCAATCGCTTCCGATGCATCTGACGATACTGTATTACCTGACGCTTAATCACTATGGCAACTGATCGCGCAAAAAAGATCTCCGATTTAACCACACTCGCTGCTAATGCAGTAGCGAACGGAGATCTTTTTGTTGTTGTGGATGTTTCTGCTGGTGAGACTAAAAAGGTATTGGCCAACAACATGGCTCAGTACTTTGTTGGTCTTGTAAACAAAGGAGAAAAAGGCGAGCTTGGAACTACTGGTTCCAAGGGAGATAAAGGTGAGAAAGGCGGTCAAGGAGATAAGGGTGATTTAGGTTCTACCGGCTCAACTGGAGCAACTGGAGCAAAGGGTGAGAAGGGCGAGCGCTACATCAGCGCAACCTATACCGACGCAAACAATACTCTTGAGTTTGGGTCCTCTGACGCATCATCTAATGTTTACGTTACAGGTATAAAAGGTCAAAAAGGCGATCTAGGATCAAAAGGGGAGGTAGGATCTAAAGGAGATAAAGGTGATCTAGGATCTCAGGGTAATAAAGGGGATACAGGATCAGCTGCTACTGATAACGTTCTCTTCTCCGGTAGTATAATATACGAAGCAAACGGCGATACTATTCAAATAGGCCCAGGTATAATGGGCGTGAATTTTATTCAGGTTACCGGTCAATCAGAAGTAAATCCTACCGTTCGTATAGCAGGGTCTGCTAAAAATGGATCAAACGGTGGTGTTCAAATTGAAACTGGTAATAACGGTGCCGACTACATTTGGAAATTTGGCGCTAACGGTCAGTTATCTTTCCCTGATACCACCTTGCAGAGCACAGCATTCAAAGGTAGTTTTGTTAAACCTACTACTATAACGAGCAACACATACGCGGCCAATGGTAATCCTAGCGCTGCTGATGTACTATTAGTAGATTTAAATGCTGTTGGATCTAACTGTACCCTAACTTTACCTAATACTGGAATTACAGAGGGTAGATTTTATACAGTTAAAATAATTAACAACTCCGGTCATATACTTAATATTACGTCTGGGGGAGGAGCCAACTCTATAGAAGATCCTGCTACCGGTACCCTTCAAATTACTTACAGTATGAATAACCTAGGTCAATCTCATACTTGGTTCTACGACGCAAGCGGAGTATATAGACATATTGTTTAATATTATAACTATAAATTATGCACACTGAGAAATTAGATGAGACAAATTTTCTACTTTATGCAGCAAAACATTATGATAACCCGTCTTGTTTTGACACGCTGGAGTTTTACGAAGATTTAAACAGGTTTAAGTATATAAAGAGATTATTCAGCCGTTACGAAGAATCAGGTGAGTTGAAAGAGCGGCTGATACTCAATCACATCATTATTATTTACAATCTGTTTGGCGTAGAAGCCGCTACACGGCTTTTATTTTTCAAATTAAAAGGTTTTTATCATTGTTTAAAACCCTTTCTTGTAATGCTTAATTATTTACCAGACAAAGTTGTTGGTATTGGAATTGATGGTAAGAACATTATTACATCAGATATAATAATGGACCCAGGTATAGTAAACTCTCTCAGAGAAATACAAAATGGCAAACAAAGTAGTTGATGTTTTTCTAATATATCAGTTCTTAAAAAGAATTGCCACTCCCTTTGAAAACTGGGATGCATACAAGCTTGGCATAATTGATAGTACGGGTCATGTTTTAAAAAAGCGTGCTGAACTTAAAACTCCAGAAGAAATAAATGCATGGGGTTATTTTGATATTATGACTGCTAACTTGAAGAAACTTCTAGCAAAAGTACCTGGTGGTTCTTCTCGTATCGGTACTATTGCTGCGGCAGCTTTACTTCTAAAAGAACACAATCAACTACATGTTCTTTCAGAAGAAGAGTTAGAGCAATATTTTATTAGTAATGAACTCACATTAACAGAAGAAATTGCCAATGTAGTAGGCCAAGGAAACATTGCAGGGGCTGGAGTAGGTGCTCAGGGAGAGCCTGGTGTGTCTAAAAAACATAATCCTATTCTAAAAAAGATGCTAAAAAGAAAATTTCCAAACTACAATAAGGAATAATAATGTGGATGTTTAGCTACTTGTCGTTTATACCTGATCTATTGGTTTACGGAGTTTTTGCGGCAAGTGCAATAGGGCTGATTGTAGGTACGGTTTTTTCAAAGATACCAGTTGTAGGAAGTTACGCTTCTATTGTAAAAATAATTGCTATTCCTCTCCTTGTAATATCTCTTTGGTTGCTAGGGTACAAACATAACGATCTAATATGGCAGGCCCGTGTTAGCGAGTTGCAAGAGCAAATTGCAGCCGCTGAAAAAGAATCAAAACAAAAAAATGTTGAAATACAGACAAAAGTTGTTAACAAAATACAAGTAGTAAAAGAGCGTGGGGAAACATTAATACAATATGTGGATAAAGAAATAATAAAGTATGATGATCAGTGTAAGATTCCTCAAGAGTTTATCGTTACTATAAACCAAGCTTCAGAAAGAGTAAAATGATAAGGTATAAAGATTTCATTAGTGAGAAAAGAGGACTGTGGGACAATATTCATGCTAAGCGTAAACGCATCAAAGCCGGCTCCGGTGAGCGTATGCGAAAGCCAGGTTCTAAAGGTGCTCCTACAAAACAAAACTTTATAGACGCTCAAGAGAACTTTATGGATGGCCGAAACCCCGAAAATAAGGGTGACATGTCCAGACATGGATTGAAGGGTAAGAGTATTTCTCAACTCAAAAAAGTTCGTTCTTCTGATAGTGCTTCGCCTAGAAAAAAACAACTTGCCCATTGGTTCATTAACATGCACAAAGGTAAATAATATGTTAAGATATAAAGAATTTATTTCCGAAGCAGAATACCAAGGCCGCACAGTTCAGCTTAACAAACCTATGGCTGGTGATGTTAAGAAATCAAAAGTGTTTGTAAAAAATGCAAATGGTAATGTAGTGAAAGTTAACTTCGGTGATAAGAATCTTTCAATAAAGAAACATATTCCAGCTAGACGTAGAAGTTTCAGAGCAAGACATAACTGTGATGATCCGGGTCCAAAAACCAAAGCAAGATACTGGTCGTGCAGAGCGTGGTAATATGAATAAACTTATTGTACTGATAGCTTTTGTTTTAACCGGCTGTATGTCAGTGCCGGTAAAGCAAAACTTTCCGGAAGTACCTCCAGCGTTAATGGAAAAATGTTCTGAACTTAATAAGCTATCTGGTGAAGTTAAATTGAGTGATGTTGCTAAATCAGTAGTAGAAAATTATACCTTGTACCATGAATGTTCTATAAAAAATGAGGCGTGGATAGAATGGTATCGTATTCAAAAAGAGATACATGACAAGATTAAGTGATAATTGGGTAAATAATAAATGGCGTCCAGCTATGGGTTGGACTTACATGGCTATTTGTTTGTTCGATTTTATTATTGCTCCTATTGTAGTCATACTGGTACAGATCCATACAGGTGGTTCTATTACTACTCAGTGGAAACCTCTAACGTCTTCTGATGGAGGTTTGTTTCATATGGCTATGGGTGCCGTTTTAGGTGTAGCGGCGTGGACTAGAGGACAGGAAAAAATTACATCCCTAAATACCAAGTCGACACAAAAAGAAGAATAATATATGGAACAATTCGACACAACCTCAAGGATAGCCGTGTTAGAGAACGAAGTAAAAAATATTGCTAGTGACGTTAAAGAGATCAAAAAAGATCAAAAAGAACAGTACGACAATCTATGTTTTAAAATGGACAATATGAGTAGTCGCGTAGATGTTCTTGAACGTTGGCGTTGGATGATAGTGGGAGCCGCTGTCGTAGTAGGTTATATTTTAGCTCACGTTCGAATAGACAAACTCTTCTAACATGTCAAGTTGATTTCCTGATCCGATAATAATATAATCGTATTGTCGGATTTCAGGATAATTATAATGAGCTTTATTGAGCATAAATATATTGGTATACTCTCCGTGCGATTGGAGCGCTTTGCAAAGCGAGGACCATCGTACAACTTCAGATGTCCTATCTGCGGTGATTCACAAAAGAACAAATACAAGTCTAGAGGCTATATTCTTGAAAAAGAAGGTAGAATGACTTTCTATTGTCATAATTGTGGTGCTTCTATGGCCTTTGGTAATTTTATCAAGCACCTTGATCCTGAATTACATAAAGAGTATGTCCTTGAGAAGTTTACTGAGAAAAACCAGGGAGCTCCGGTTGTTCAGCCAGATATAACAAAAGTACACATACCCAAGTATAGAATTGCGTCTCCATTGGTTTCCCTTAAGAAGATCAGTCAATTATCACCTGATCATCCAGCAAAGAAGTATGTTGTAAAGAGACGTATACCTCCTAACACGCACTACAAGTTATTCTTCTGTCCTAAGTTTAAGGAATGGGTTAATACAATCATACCTGAAAAGTTTGATGTAACATCGGAAGGATCTAAAGACGAACCTAGACTTATTATTCCGTTTCTTGATAAAGACGAAAATATGTACGGGTTTCAAGGCCGTAGCTTTTCTAAGAATGGTGTACGGTATATCACGATTATGATTGATCAGTCTAAGCCCAAGTTATTTGGTTTAGATACTGTTGATACGTCTAAGTTAATTTACGTGACTGAAGGCCCTATTGACTCTTTGTTTTTACCTAATGGAGTAGCCATGGCCGGATCAGACGCAAACATATCGAAAATATTTCCAGGCAACATGAACGTGTGTTTTGTTTATGATAATGAGCCACGCAACAAAGAGATTAATAAGAAGATGGACTCCATGATTGATCTAGGATATAATATTGTGATCTGGCCTCAATCATTAGAAGAAAAAGACGTGAACGACATGGTTTTAGCAGGTAAAAATGTCATGGAAATAATTCAAAAAAATACCTTCAAAGGACTAGAAGCTAAGTTAAAACACACAGTTTGGAAAAAAATCTGAGCCTACATAAACCACCAATGAATGAAACATAAAATGATTGAAAATAATTATTATGAAAAAAATCTGACGAACGAATATTATGATATTTTAACAACCGAGGATTGTTTAGTGAACGAGCAAGATGTTAAACTGGTCTCCTATTCCCAACCCACTAGTGAATACTCAAGCATGGGTATCAAAGATGTACAAGAACTCATCGCGTATTGTGCCCGTGTCTCCAATCCATCGAACCAATTTAACACCGAGACATCAGAGAAGCTTATTAAATACCTCATTAAACATCAACATTGGTCACCTCTCGAAATGGTCTCCATGTGTCTTGAAATTACAACCACCAGAGACGTTGCCAGACAGTTACTCAGACATCGGTCGTTCTCGTTTCAAGAGTTTTCCCAAAGGTACGCTGATCCAACTGACGATCTAAGCTTCATGATACGAGAGGCAAGGTTACAGGACACTACCAATAGACAAAACTCTATACCGCTTGATATGAGTAACAATGAGCATAGACAGTTAGCTTATCAGTGGGAAAATCTACAGCGCGACTTAATTAGTAGATCCAAAGACATCTACAAATGGGCAATAGAAAAAGGTATTGCTAAAGAACAAGCAAGATGTGTGCTACCAGAAGGTAATACAAAGTCAAGACTGTATGTGAATGGTACTGTTAGATCTTGGGTACATTATATTCAACTAAGATCAAGTAACGGTACACAACAAGAGCATTGTGATATAGCGAAAGAGTGTGCGAAAGTTATTGCCACTGTATTCCCTGTCATTAAAAATTTAGTACAACAATAATTATAAAAAGAGGTAAATATGCAAGATGTCGTTCACGGTATCTCGGTAGACTATTCGCGCGATAGTCTATTTGATGAATTAGGTAAGATAAGGCTGAGAGAAAGCTACATGAAAGACGAGGAACGATCACCACAAGAGAGGTTTGCATATGTGTCGAGCTCTTTCGGTAGTAACCCTGCTCATGCTCAGCGGCTGTACGAGTATTCATCCAAGCATTGGTTGTCATATTCAACACCAATTCTATCCTTTGGGCGCAGTAAAAGGGGTATGCCTATCAGCTGTTTTTTGAATTACATAGAAGATACTGCGGAGGGTTTAGTTGATAATCTTAGTGAAACTAATTGGCTTAGTATGCTTGGTGGCGGTGTTGGGATTGGTTTCGGTATACGTTCGGCGGATGACAAATCTACTGGTGTTATGCCGCACCTCAAAATTTACGATGCGTCTTCTCTGGCATATCGCCAAGGGCGTACTCGTAGGGGCAGTTATGCTGCTTATCTTGATATTAGTCATCCAGATATTATTACTTTCTTAGAGATGAGAAAGCCGACTGGTGATCAAAATATGCGAGCGTTGAATCTACATCACGGTATTAATATCACCGATAACTTTATGGAGATTGTTGAACGTTGCATGCAGGATCCTCAGTCCGATGACTCCTGGCAGTTACGTGATCCTCACTCCGGTGAAATTAGAGACACAGTATCTGCTAAAGAACTGTGGCAAAAGATACTTGAACTTAGAATGCAGACGGGTGAACCCTACATTCACTTTATTGATGAATCAAACAGACAACTACCCACGTGGCTAAAAGAAAAAGGTCTTAAAGTACATCAATCAAATCTTTGCTCGGAAATTATTCTTCCTACTAACGAAGAACGAACCGCAGTATGTTGCCTATCCTCTTTAAACTTGGAGTATTACGATGATTGGAAAAACGACCCTCAATTCTTACGGGATGTTGCTGAAATGCTCGATAACGTTCTACAGTATTTTATTGATAACGCACCTGATGCCATCTCCAGGGCCCGTTATTCTGCTAGCGCTGAGCGTTCTATTGGCGTTGGTGCCCTAGGGTGGCACGCGTACTTGCAGAAGAATAATCTACCATGGGAATCAGCGCTAGCCGTATCTGCTAATCATAAAATATTTAAGCATATAAGGAGTAAGTTAGATGAGGCTAATCTTCAGTTGGGTAAAGAGCGAGGTGAAGCTCCTGATGCTGTTGGCACTGGTAAGCGCTTCAGTCACCTTATGGCTATTGCTCCGAATGCTTCTTCTTCTATCCTTATGGGAAATACTTCTCCTTCTGTTGAGCCTTATCGTGCTAATGCTTACCGTCAAGACACTTTGTCGGGTGCTCACCTAAACAAGAACAAGTATCTAGATCGAATCATTAAGGAGAAATGTGAAAATGACTCTAAACTCGACTATCAAGAAATATGGTCAAGTATTATTGCTAACGACGGATCGGTTCAACACTTGGACTTCCTTGACGACTGGACAAAAGATGTATTCAAAACGTCTATGGAAATTGACCAAAGATGGGTTGTGGAGCACGCAGCTGACAGACAAAGTTACATTGATCAAGCACAATCCATTAACCTCTTCTTTCGACCGAATGTAAATATCAAGTATCTTCATGCAGTACATTTTCAGGCATGGAAACAAAAATTAAAAACTTTATACTACTGCCGTTCAGAAAAAATTGGCAAAGCAGATAAAGTTTCGAAAAAAATTGAGAGAGAAGTAATCAAAGAGATTGATCTTAAAGCTCTGACCGAAGGCGACACTTGCCTGGCGTGTGAAGGATGATTTGGAAGATAGTTTTTTTGTTTTACATGGTATTTGTTGTACCACCTATGGCTATTATTATAACAGGCCTATTTTACGGTGGCTTAGTACACGCTGTTAAGTATCAAGATAAAAAATGACCAGAAGACCACTGCACTTTATTACCAGAGAGAAAGAGTGGGAGCTGATACAACGATTAGAAACTATTGTTGATAGCTCCAACTTTGATCCTAGTACTACTGCTGTGATTATGGCATCTCCTGATTACTCAGCAACAGTTGCTATGCATCTTGCACATAGTTGGAGTAGGCGAGGAGAAATGTTATCAATCATCCCTGTAGAGGTAACATATCCAGATGAAGAACCTGATCAATATATTAAGAAGATGGTTATGCAATCAGGAGATATTAGACCATACCAACATCTAGTATTAGTGGAAGCAGGTATCATTCGAGGTGGCAATTGGAAATGGATGCTTGACGTTCTCTACAATTGGGGCTATATCAGAAATAATATTACCTTGGTTGCTATGTGTGAAAATATTCATGCACGTGTCAAATCAGATTATGTCGGTGAGTACTATGATGATGAGAAAGAAGAATTAATGTTTTATTTTGAAAAATTTAATAAACATTGGCCAATAAAATAAGGATAGTAAATGATATCAAAAGTAAGAGTAACCGACGAAAGAAACAGCTTTAAACCTTTTCATTACCCATGGGCATATGATGCGTGGCTTAAGCATGAACAAGCACACTGGTTACATACAGAAGTACCTATGTTAGAGGATGAAAAAGATTGGAAACGTCGCCTTACACCAGCTCAGAAGCAATTTCTAACGCACATTTTTCGATTCTTCACACAAGGGGATGTAGATGTAGCGGGGGGATACGTCAAGAACTACTTACCTTACTTCCCACAACCGGAAATAAGAATGATGTTGATGGGGTTTGCAGCGAGAGAAGCTTTACATATCGCAGCGTACTCTCATCTGATTGAGACTCTGGGGTTACCGGAAACAACCTATAATGAGTTTCTTGAATATGAGGAAATGAAGAACAAACATGACTACGTGACCGACATATCATCGAAGAACACTACGAAAGAGAATACTGCTACTCATATTGCGGTCTTTTCAGCATTTACCGAGGGTATGCAACTGTTTAGTTCATTTATTATGTTACTTAACTTTCCTCGTCACGGATTGATGAAGGGAATGGGTCAGATAGTTACCTGGTCTATCGTTGATGAGACTATGCATGCCGAGAACATGATTAAACTGTTCCGTACGTACATTGAAGAAAATAGAGAGATTTGGAACGATGAATTAAAAGGTAAGATTTATACCATCGCCGAAAGAATGGTAGACTTAGAAGATAAATTTATTGATCTAGCATTCAAGATGGGTGATATGCCTGACCTTACGCCAGCCGATGTAAAGCAGTACATCAGATATATTGCTGACAGACGTCTTATTTCTCTCGGTCTTAAAGGTATCTTTAAAGTTAAAAAGAACCCACTGCCTTGGGTTGAAGAAATGATTAATGCTCCTACTCATACTAACTTTTTTGAAAATCGTGCCACTGACTATGCCAAAGGAGCACTATCGGGCAATTGGTCAGATGTATGGGGGAAAGCGGCTTGACAGAACTAATTTACCTACTCGTATGTACACACATTACTATTGTGTGTGTTACTCTATTCTTGCATAGAGGTCAAGCCCATATGGGTATTGAGTTTTCAAAACCACTTGAACACTTTATGAGGTTCTGGCTTTGGCTCACCACAGGGCAAATAACGAAAGAGTGGGTAGCAGTTCACCGTAAGCACCACCAAAAAACCGATGTTGAGGGAGACCCACACTCCCCGGTTTTGTTTGGTATAAAAACAGTATTGTTCAAAGGAGCGTTTTTGTATCATGAAGCAGCAAAAGATAAAGATATGGTTAATTCATATGGCCGTGGTACTCCTTCTGATTGGGTGGAGCACAACGTATACACTCCTCACTCCAGACTTGGCGTTGGCATTCTCCTTTTGCTCAACCTCGCCCTCTTTGGTTGGATTGGTGCCTTGATCTGGGGCATTCAAATGATATGGATTCCGTTCTGGGCTGCTGGCGTCGTAAACGGTGTAGGACATTGGTTTGGTTATAGGAATACCGATACAAAAGATAAATCTACTAACATTATACCTTTCGGTTTGTTAATTGGTGGTGAGGAACTACATAACAATCATCACAGTTCTCCAGCTAATCCAAAGCTGTCGCAGAAGTGGTGGGAGATTGACATAGGATGGTTTTGGCTGTCATTATTTAAAAAATTAGGACTTGCAAAAATTATAGAAAGATGATATAATGAAATCATACACTCAATTTAACGAAGAAAAAGACTCTAAGGTAGAAGCAAAATATCAGTCAAAACCTAAGGGTAGTGAGCACTGCTCGGAATGCACAATGTGGAGACCTCCCAATGGATGTTCCGCAGTATCTGGTGTCATATCTCCAGACGGATGGTGTAGTTATTTTAAGAAATCAAATCGTAAGGACTAAATTATGTCATTTTATGAAGAATTAAAATCTCGCGCTGAAGGTTCAACTCCTGCCGCAAATCTTGCTAAAGACTTACTCGATACCGCTGAGTCCTTTAGAAAAGGTATTATCAATAGCGAAGAATTTGTTTTTAATATTCAACAAATAAGAGATATTAGAGCTAACGGCGAAATTTTAGAAGATGATGAAACAAAACAATACATTATTGACTGTGCAAAAGCATTACTTTTAATTGTAAGATGAAATTTAAATTTTTAAAGTTTTTTATGGAGGTGGCCAAGTCCACCTCTTTTTTATCTCATGCCCAAAGACTTAAAGTAGGTGCCGTGATCGTAAAAGATCACAATATAATATCATTTGGGTATAACGGCATGCCTTCAGGTATGGATAATGAGTGTGAAGATAGAGAGTATGCCAACGAATGGAACATTAATAATAAAGAATGGCAGTATGAGGATTCAGACGGTAAACCTTTTAATTTAAAAACAAAACCTGAAGTAATACACGCAGAAGCAAATGCCATAGCCAAATTAGCCCGCACAAATAATAGTTCAGATGGAGCAGATATCTTTATCACACATGCTCCCTGTGTAGAATGTTCTAAACTAATCCTTCAATCAGGGATCAAAAGAGTATATTATGGATCTAACTATAGGGATGAATCTGGTATACAGTTGCTACATAGTGCGGGATTAACAGTAACTCAACTAGAGGAAAAAACATGGACATAATTCATTGTTACGAATGTGATGCAGAATTTGACGTAATATCATTACATGAAACAGAGGATGTAGTGGCGTTTTGCCCTTATTGTGGATCTGATGTTGTAATTGAATTTGATGAAGATGGTGATGAAATAGGAGAAGATGATAATGAAGGTTTTAGGAATTGATCTATCTCTAACATCTCCAGCAGTATGTTATTTTGAGGGTGATGAGTTTAACTTTAATGGTTGTAAATTTTATTACCTAACAAAACAAAAAAAATTACAAGGTGTTTTCGGTCAACTAGAGGGTACTATGATCGAAGACTATGAAAGTAACGACATGATGAGATATCATTTTATCTCTACGTGGATACTAAACCTACTTTACGAACATTCCCCTGAACATATCTTTATCGAAGATTATTCCTTTGCATCAACAGGGAGAGTATTTAATATTGCTGAGAACTGTGGAATACTAAAATACAACTTGTGGAAAAGTAACGTAACCTATACTACCATTCCTCCGACAGTCGTAAAAAAAGCAGCTACCGGTAAGGGTAACTCTAAAAAAGAAGTCATGGAACAAATGTTCATTCAGGAAACTGGATTTAACATAAGAGATAGATTACAATTATCAAGGTCAGTATCAAATCCTGTATCTGACGTAATCGATAGCTACTTTGTAATAAAAGCTGGACTAACTTATTCAAAATGAAAAAGCATACTTTTAAACGTGTATTTAATGTCACGTTAAAGAATCGCTACAATAGCGAAACCATCAAAGGTGATATTATTAATGAAGATACCATTGAAGGTAGGGCTTACTACGTTTTGCAAGTTAACAATCGCACTATTAAATGCGCCAAAGAATCCTACACAATTCAGAAAGTAGGATAAGTTCAGGTGGAGTGGATTTCGATTATTAGTTTGTTTACAATTATAGAGTCGTTAGTCGACATTTTTTAACTTGAAAGGAATATTATGACTCAGAAAGCTAAACTGCGCAAGGCATTTTTTAACGGTCAACAACTGACTGCTAAGCAGATCAAGGCACAGTTCAATATTGCATCTCCTTCAAAGGTTGTTTCTAACCTTCGTATGGAAGACGGGCTACCAATCTACTTGAACCGTCATGTAGATACTAAAGGTCGCGTAACTAACAAGTACCGTCTAGGTACTCCTTCACGTAGCGTAATTGCTGCTGGTTACCGTGCACTCGCTCTAGGTCTCTAATCTAAGAACCTAATCCCCTCGAGTGGGTCTTTAAGAGGGGCTTTGCGCCCCTCTCTTTTTATGGAATACAATATTATGACATCAAACGAATTTAATACACCTGAAGGTCGTAAGTGGCTTACCGATATGTTAAAAATGGGCCCGGTGGAGATTACATTCACTAAAAAAGATGGTACAGAGAGAGTAATGAGCTGTACGTTGAAAGAAGATTTAATGATCAATATTCCTTCCGAATCTACCTCTGAAAAAAAGCGAGTAGTTAGTGAGGAAACTTTACCGGTATATGATCTAGAAAAAGAATCCTGGAGATCATTCCGCCTAGATAGTATTACACAAGTTAAGTTTGATATTTAATATGAAAATTGGTATTACTTTTGGTGCATTTGATCTTTGTCACGCCGGTCATGTTCTAATGTTTGCTGAATGCAAACGTAATTGTGATTACCTGATTGCAGGCCTGCAAGTCAATCCCGCACTCGAACGGGATACAAAAAACACCCCCGTACAGTCCCTCTATGAACGATACGTTCAACTATCAGCCATCAAGTACATTGATGAGGTGATTCCTTATGCTTACGAGCATGAGATTGTTCAAATACTAAGCTCACGCGACGTTAACGTCAGATTTGTAGGAGATGATTATGTTGGTAGGGACTTCACTGGTAAAAACTTTTGTATGGATAAAATGATCGATATAGTTTACAATAAACGAGATCATGGATTTAGTACGACTGAACTAAGAAATAGAATTAAGGACAATCAATGAAATCAGTATTGATAACAGGATGTAATGGATATATTGGTAAAGTGCTAGCCAAGCATGTTAAGAAAAAATATCCTGAATGCATTGTTATAGGTGTAGATCATGATACAAATAGACGTGCTAATAAGTACGTCGACTTCTTACACTATTGTGATGTACAGGATGAATCTTTTCTAGCATCATGCAAAACCTATGAAGTTGAGAATGTATTTCATCTAGCAGCATTAGCCAACGTACCGGATAGTTTTAGAGCACCCGCATCCTATTACTTTTACAATTCTGCTCAAACTATATCTTTGTTTCATAATTTATTACGGTCTGGTTGGCGAGGTAAGTTTGTATTTTCATCTACTGCAGGTGTTTACGGTAAGACGTCTGAATTAATTAATGAAGAACACCCATTAGCTCCACCTCATCCCTACGGTAGAAGTAAACTAATAGCTGAATCAGTGCTAGAAGAATTATCACATGCGTATCACATACCTACCTGTGTATTCAGATATTTTAATGTAGTAGGTGCTGATGAAGATTGTGGTGATCATTTAGACTCTTCTCACGTATTACAAAAGCTATGTCATGCTGCATACTATGATGAGCCTTTTAACGTGTATGGTACCGATCTAGCAGAAACACCTGATGGTACATGTACAAGAGACTACATTGACGTACATGATATTTGTGAAGCACATATGCTAGCAGTTGAAACACCTCTACCCTCAATCCACAACACCTACAATCTAGGAACATCCAATGGTGTATCGGTCAAGAAATTAAAAGAAGTATTTGAGAAAGTAACCGGTAAGACCATAGTAGTTCATGCACAACCTTCAAGGCCGGGCGACCCACCTCATCTTGTAGCAGACGGGTCGTTATTTGCAAAAGAAATGAATTTTAGCTATAATGATCACCTAGAGGGTATTATTGAAAGTGCTTGGAATTATTATCAACAAAAAGCTGGAGAAAAAGATGCCGTTTGAAGAAAACGAAATTAGTAAGAACAGTCAAGGAGGAACTGAGACTGTTAAACGTCAACTAGCAGAACGTTTACCTGAAGGTCTAGCAGATGATTTCCAAATCATATGCTCTCGAGTAAGAGAAATAGAAAACGATAAAATTCGTATCTACTGGTTACACGACCTACCAGAAGACCCAGAGTGTAATCACTTGAAAGATATTAACAGTCGAATGCGTTTTCATAAGTTAGTTTTTTGCGGTAATTGGCAATACAATCGATACCGTGACTTTTTAGGAGTGCCATACGACTCTACATGTCAGGTGATTGAAACTCCGATTGAGATTTTTAAGACGGAAGAGCTTACCAAACCCGACGACGTAATTAATCTAATCTATACGTCTACCCCTCAACGTGGGCTTGATATTTTAGTACCAGTATTTGAAAAACTAGCAGAGAAGCACAAGAATATTCATCTGCATGTATTTTCTAGTTTTAAAATCTACGGATGGGAAGAGGCAGATAAAAATTACGAAGCCTTGTACGAAAAAATTCGTAATCACCCACAAATGACCTACCACGGGTTTCAACCTAACGAGGTTGTTAGAGCTCAAGTTGCAAAAAGTCATATATTTGCATACCCATCTACTTGGTTAGAATGTAATTCTCGTAGCTTGATTGAGGCTATGTCAGCTGAACTATTCTGCGTACATCCTAGCTGGGGTGGATTAATCGACACATCTGGTAACATGACTTTTCAATATCAGGGATCTACCGATAAAAACGAGCATGCAAATATCTTCTATCATGCATTAGATCACGCTATTTCAATTGTAAAAGAAGAATCAATCCGTAATTACTTGGTACTTCAAAAAGCCTACGCTGACACTCGATTCAATTGGAACAAGATATCTGCTCAATGGTCAGATCTATTAAACGGGTTAAAAGCCAAACATCCGACTGTTGACTCTAGGAAGATACCTACTGCACCAACGTTCGTATATGATACGCAAAGGGCGCTAACTCAATGATCGTAGTAAGAGCTCCTCTAAGAGTTAGTTTCTTTGGAGGCGGAAGTGATATGCCGGAGTTTTATGAAAATGAAAAACAACCCGGCTGTACTCTAAGCGTGGCTATAGACAAGTACATGTACTTAGTAGTAAATAAAACGCCTAAAAACTATATTAAAGCCGTATACGATAGAATTGAGTCGGTAGAAGATCTAAACGAATTACAACATGATAGAATTCGAGAGACTCTTAAAAAATATACTATTAGTAGAGGTATTGAAGTAGCGTCTTTTTGTGAGATGCCTACCAAAGGAACTGGTCTAGGTTCTTCATCTACCTTTACTGTAGCACTTTGCAGAGCCTTAGGAGCTATGAACGGTTGGAGTGAGACTGAATTTGAAGTTGCCGAATCAGCCTATGACATTGAAAGAAATATGTGCGGAGACATACTCGGTAAACAAGATCAGTATGCTGCAGCTTTTGGAGGTATGAATGAGTATATTTTTAATAGTGATGGTAGTGTTAGTGTGTCTCCGATTATTATCAGTACAGAACGATCACAAAGACTAAGAGATAACCTCATGCTTTTTTACACTGGTACAACCAGAGTAGCTAACGATATTCTATCCAAACAAGGCAACACGTTAGTGAACGATAAGAAAAAAAGAAACGGTCTAAAAAGTATGGTTGATTTTGCTCACCATGCACGTGATATTCTTGAAAGTGAAACTGCTGATTTAGACGAGTTCGGTAAAATGCTTGATGTGAGCTGGCAATTTAAAAAAACTCTAGCAAACAACATAAGCAACCCTGAAATAGATAAAATGTATTCTGCTGCTTTGAAAGCAGGTGCAATTGGAGGCAAAATTCTTGGTGCGGGTGGAGGAGGGTTTTTACTTTTGTATGTACCTCCCAAGAAGAGACACGTCGTGCAAGCAGCTATGTCTTCTTATGAAGAGTTTAGCAATTTTGATTTTACAGAAAGAGGAGCAGAGGTGGTATACGATGACGGAACAACTAGATTCTGAATTACCGGCGTTTAATTATCTTACAAGCTACGCTGAGCAACTACACAACGCGCTGCTCACAATAAGCCCTGAAGCATATGAGATAGCTACTAACATGATTGAGGATGCTACTCATAACAGCAAACAGATATTTGTATGCGGTAATGGAGGTTCAGCTGCTATAGCTGAACATATGACGTGTGATCACATGAAGGGCGTAAATAATAGCACTATGCTTTTTCCAAAGCTACACAGCCTGTCAAGCAATATGTCCCTCATATCAGCAATTGCTAATGATATATCTTATGAAGATGTTTTCTGCAAGCAGTTAAGTTTCCTGGGCAATAAAGGGGACATTTTGGTAGTTATTTCGTCTAGTGGTAAGTCACCTAACATCATTAAGGCACTTAAACAAGCCAGAGCGCGGGACATGTATACTATTGCTCTTGTAGGGTTTGACGGCGGTGAGTCTAAAAACCTAGCAGACATAGTACTTCACGTACAATCTAATAATTATGGTATAGTTGAGGACAGTCATCAAGCTATCATGCACACCATGGCGCAAACGATCAGACGCAAAAACATTCACCCAGTAGTAGACATGTCAAAGGTAGTTTATTAAGTTGATTTAATTTTAAGAACCACATACAATCAACTTATGATTATAGTAGACCTAAACCAGGTAATGATTTCCAACTACATGGCACAGATTGGAAATCATACCGATATTAAATTCGACGAAGGCCTGTTCAGACATATGGTTCTGAATCAGATACGTGCCATGAAGAAAAAGTATAAGGATTACGGTGATCTTATCATTGCTTGTGATGATAAGAACATATGGCGTAAGAAAACTTTTCCTTATTATAAAGCTAACCGTAAAAAAGATAGAGAAAAATCAGAACTCGATTGGAGTAGCATTTTTAATACGCTGTCCAAGATCAAGGGCGAACTCAAAGATTATTCTCCGTATAGAGTTATTCAGGTTGAGAGCGCAGAGGCAGACGATGTCATTGCTACATTAGTTCATAAGTTTGGTAACATGCTAAATACTGGTGAACACATAATGATTCTATCGGGTGATAAAGACTTCGCACAACTTCATGTCTACGGTAATGTATCGCAATATGACCCAGTACGTAAGAAACAAATCGTACACACTGACCCTATCCGGTTCACCAGAGAGCTTATTCTCAAAGGTGACCGAGGTGACGGTATTCCTAATATTCTTTCATCAGACGACTGCCTTGTTAAAGGAGAGCGTCAAAAGCCTCTTCGTGTCGAAAAGTATATTGACATCGTCAATCCCAGAGAGCACTTTAAAGGTGACCTACTTAGAAACTGGATTCGTAACGAAGAGCTAATCGATCTTCACTACACTCCAGAAAATATTAGAGAAAAAATTATTAGCGAATATGAACAACAAACCAACAAACCTAATAAACTACTCGAATACTTCGAGCAATTAAAACTGGTTTCCCTTTCTGAGAAAATGGATGATTTTTTATGAGAATTACAAGTCTTTACACAGTACTTAAAATATGTTCTGAGGGCAAAACCCCGACAGATAGAGTTCGCCTCTTACAGGAAAATAACTCCGCCCCTCTACAGACTATTCTCAAATACGCATTTGACCCTACAATTAAATTTCTGTTACCTACTGGTCCTGCTCCCTTTAAGGCAACAGAAGCAATAGATCAAGAAGGTAGACTTCTTCAAGAACTTCGAAGATTGTATCTCTTTGTTGAAGGTGGTAATCCTAACCTTACCAAAGTCAAGAGAGAGATGCTTTTTCTCCAACTCTTAGAATCAATAGATTCAAAGGATGCGGAGTTATTAGTGGCAGTAAAAGACAAAAAACTACCCTTTAAAAACATCAACGAAAAAATCGTTCGGCAGGCCTTTCCCGGGCTGTTAACGGAGGAGCAAATTGAGCAAAACGCAAAAGAAGCATAAAAGCCACGTAAAGGATATGGCTATAGAGTTTGGTGAAAATAATCACCATTATTTTAAAAAGAAAAAAACTCAGTTGCATCAAAAGCAAAACAAAAACTTTCAAAATGCATTACGATCTAGAGATATAAATAAAATGATGTTGTACGACGAACAATAGGAGCTATAATGTATCTTTTTAAAGTTTTAACTCAATTTTTTACCGGAAGCCCTGCAGCGAAGGTACCTGAGCCTGCACCTGCAAAGGTAGAAGAGGTAAATAACAAACCTCTAGTACAAGAATCCGTTTCTGTACCTGTAGAGGAATCTAAACCAGTAGTTGCAAAAGCATCTAAGCCAAGAACTACAAAACCTAGAGGCCCAGGTAAGCCAAAAAAACAACCAGTAAAGTAATATGCCAACTTATGCATTCCGTGACAAGATGACTGGTGCAACATCTGAAATTATTCTACGTATGTCAGAATATGATCAGTATGTAAAAGATAATCCTAATCTAGAACGCTTCTTTACACCTGATCAAGCTTTAAATATTGTCAGTGGTGTTGGAGGTATCAGGACCGATCAAGGCTTTAAAGAAGTTCTTTCAAAGATATCGGAAGCCCATCCTAGATCTCCTCTTGCAGATAAAACTAGATCACGTTCAACTAAAGAAGTGAAGACAGATCAAGTGCTTAAAAAACATGGTATTTTGTGACATTACCTTTTCAAACAAATTTTCATCGTGACCGTTACTTTGAACATCTACTTCTTCCAACCAAAGAGCTGGAAACAGAATACGTAGATGGTAAGCGTTTTTACGTCACCCCTACTGGTGAAAAATATCCCTCCGTTACTACCGTTCTCTCTTCCTTAACCAAGGAAGGTATTACTGAGTGGGTAGAAAGAGTTGGAGTAGAGCAAGCCAATAAAATTAGAACTCAGGCGGCCACTCGAGGAACAAAAGTACACTCCATTTGTGAAGATTATATCAGGAACGTAGACAACTACTTCTCCGGTCACATGCCGTCTAATGTAATGATGTTCAAACAGATACAGCCCTATCTGGATGAGCACTTAGATAGAGTGTACGGTATTGAAATTCCTTTGTATTCTCATACGCTAAAGACAGCCGGTAGATGCGATCTAGTAGGAAGACTTCATGGAATAACTTCCATTCTCGACTACAAAACCTCCACCAAGCCAAAAAATAAAGAGTGGATTGAGAACTATTTCATACAAGCTACTGTATATGCTATGATGATAGAGGAAATGTACGGGTTCAAAGTTCCGCAAATTGCTATTGCAATAGCAGTAGAAGAAGGTGACCTACAGACATTTGTAGAATCTAGCAATCCCAGACGCGAAAAAGCCACTCAAATCTTCAAACAATATACTTTAAATAACAGTTGATTTAATTTACATTACACTGTACAATATAGTTATAAATGTATTAAGATATTGTAAATAACAGTTGATTTAATTTCTTCATGTCGTTATAATAATGTTTTATGTGAAAGGTGAGAACTATGAATCATGGTACTGATTTGATGACTAAACTTAAGCTTGAGCCGGGAATGTCTCCGACTCGCGCTATTCGTTCAATTCGTGAATACTTAGATGCTCAGCCTGATCCTCTCAAAGCTGCAAATAAGATCATGTATGCGTTTGGTCTAAAACCTGAAACTAACGTACGCAAAGCTTACATCTTTGCAATGACTGCTATTGAAAAGCAAATGAACGATGGGGCGGTTGATCCTAAAGCAGTTTTAGAGAAAGCTGATGCTCGTATCAACAATCTTACTCAAATTTTGGGTCCCACTGCGTTCAAGATGCCTGACGTGGCAGTTACTATGGAAAGCGGAAAAGCTAAAGTAAAAGGTAAGAAGGGCTCTAAACGTGCGATTGCCCAGCAACTGTACATTGAGAACAAAGATAAAGGTGATAAGGTGGTTATAGATCTAGTTGCGGAAGCACTAGGAGTCTCTAAGCAGAACGCTTACACTTACGTGTACCTAGTCAAAAAAGATTTGAAATAAACAAAAAAAAAGCTTGCCCTAGGGCAAAGGATGCTATATAATACTATGATGCAAACACTCATACCCACATCGCTGAAACACTCCGTTACGCTAGACGTAACATGGAGTCAGTGTGGCCGCTCATTTGGAGGTAATGCCATTGAGTATCCATCACCAGGGGTTTGTGTGTAGCCAATAGTATCTAGAGATCTAACACAAGCCCCAGGACTAAACACCCTGGGGTTTTTGTTTGCTCTTTAGCAAAAAAAGTAGTTGATTTATTTTTTTACCTCAACTACAATTGCTCATTAACAATTTAGAACACGATTTAGTCGGTCCTTAGTAAAATGGATGATTACGCAGCGCTACGAACGCTGAAGTGGGAGTTCGATTCTCTCAGGACCGGCCATATGATGCGGGCATGGTGCTAATGGTAACACGAGACCTTGCCAAGGTTTAGTTGCGAGTTCGATCCTCGCTGCCCGCTCCATGTGCCCCTGTGGCCAAATTGGTAAAGGCAGCTCTCTCAAAAGGAGTGTTAGTAAGTCTCGGTTCGAGTCCGAGCAGGGGTACCATATAAAAGTTCTTTGAATGCTTGTAACGACAAGGCATAGTCAGAGTCCATACTGAGCAAAGAACTTTTATATGGTTTATGCGGGTAAGCACGAGGTGTGTCGCCAGCCTTCCAAGCTGTGCAGAGTGGGATTCGATTTCCCCTATCCGCTCCAAATAAGGAGATGTTAGCCGAATCGGCATAGCGGCAGCGGTCTTGAAAACCGAAGGCTCAGAAATGGGTGTGTGAGTTCGAGTCTCACCGTCTCCGCCAAAACTCGCCTTGACTTATGGCGTATAATAGGACAAGTAGTAAGTCATTTTGGGCTGGTAGTGATAGAGGGCTACACGTCGCACTTGCAATGCGAAGATCGGGGATCGTTACCCCGCCGGTCCACCAATTTTTATCTGGGTGTAGGATAGTGGTAGTCGACGAGTCTTGGATACTTGAGGTGCAAGTTCGATTCTTGCCACCCAGACCACTTTAGATGCTCCTGTAGTTTAACGGTAAAACTCCGAGCTTATACCTCGGCGATGCCTCTAGATGAGGGGATGATACAGGTTCGAATCCTGTCGGGAGTACCATAACATGAAAGGAGGCGTATATGCCATCGGTATTCGTAGTTAGCGATACGCACTTCGGTCACGCCGGCGTATGCCGATTTACACGTGAAGACGGAGAGAAGCTCAGGCCGTGGGATAACCCGGATGAGATGGATGAAGAAATGGTCAAGCGGTGGAACGAAACTGTTCGACCCAATGACAAAGTATATCATCTAGGCGACGTTGTTATCAACCGTAAAGCATTAAAAACGCTAGGTCGGTTGAACGGAGACAAAGTGTTGATTAAAGGTAACCACGATATTTTTAAACTTGAAGAATACACTCAATACTTTAGAGATATCAGAGGCAGCCATGTAATGAACGGTTGTATTTTTACTCATGTACCAGTGCACCCTGACCAACTGTATCGGTTTGGCTGCAACGTTCATGGACATCTCCATTCGAATAGAGTAAAAATGGATGATGGATTTACTAAACATGGAAAAAAAATTGATCCTCGCTATTTCTCTGTCTGTGTTGAGCAGATTGACTTTAGACCAATACTGCTTGAAGAGGTGTTCAAAAGAATAAAAGAGCAAGGTGGTGAGGTAGGGTTTAAAGAAAAAACAGAGTGGAAGTTTGCTACTTAGGAGGGTTGGGTGAGCGGTTAAACCAGCGGTTTGCTAAACCGTCGTTCAGAAATGGGCGCATCAGTTCGAGTCTGATACCCTCCGCCATTTTTGCTGCTATAGTATAAAGGTATTACACCGCCTTGGTAAGGCGGAAACGGAGGATCGTTACCTCCTAGCAGCACCAGATATGTGTCGATGCCCGAGAGGTCCAAGGGAACGGATTGCAAACCCGTAAAGCCGTCAGTTCAAATCTGACTCGACACTCCAGTAACTAGAAATAGTTAGAAAAAAAGTTGTTGCCTTATTTTCCAACTACATCTATAATTAGACTTGTTAAGGAGAAACAACATGGGGCGGTCTCAGTACTTCTTATCGTAATAATACTAATAGTAGTAATCGACAAAAACTTAAAGTGAGGAAAAAATGAAACGAAAACCCATCGCGCGCGAACGTAACTGCTTCGTTCGTTTAGCGCTTTTTCGTAAAGCAGGAGTTCATCGTAAGTCTAATAAGGCACTACGTAGAGCTCAAAAACAAGAATTGCTGGGGGTATAACTTAACGGCTAAAGTAGTAGGCTTTTAACCTATTAATCAGAGTTCGATTCTCTGTGCCCCTACCATATAAAAACATACTGAACGCCACACTCTGGCGGTCTAGCGTCAACTAGGCGATGCGGCATTTGACGGTGTCGCAGATTTAGTATGTTTCTATATGGTAAACTATAAAAAAGAACTATTAATTGGATGTGGTAGTCGTAGAGAGAAAGTCATTCATGATGGTAATCCTGAATGGAATAATCTAACTACCCTTGATATTAACCGCGATCATAAACCGGATATAGTGTGGGATCTTTGTAACATACCATATTCGGTTTTTGAGGATAATACGTTTGATGAAATTCATGCATATGAAGTTCTAGAACATACCGGAAGACAGGGAGACTATAAATTTTTCTTTGCTCAGTTTAGTGAGTTCTGGAGAATTCTGAAACCAGGAGGTTTCTTGATGGCTACCTGTCCAAATATTAACTCGCCCTGGGTATGGGGAGATCCGAGTCATACGAGAGTGATTCAAAAAGAATCTCTTATATTTCTCGATCAATCCGAATACACAAGGCAAATTGGTAAGACATCGATGTCAGATTTTAGGTATATCTATAAGGCAGATTTTAAATGTGTACATTTAGACTTTCAGACCGACGATACGCTAAAGTTTGCATTGCAGGCTGTAAAACCATCTAGACTGGTAATGTAGCACAATGGTAGTGCGGCACCTTCATACGGTGTAGGTTAGGAGTTCGAGTCTCTTCATTACCACCAACCTTTCGTAGCTCAAAGGTAGAGCACTCGGCTGATAACCGAGAGACAGAGGATCGTTACCTCTCGAAAGGACCAGTTGATTTATTTTCCATCGCAGAATATAATTCGTTTCGTTCTTTAAAAAAGTTAAATGCACCGTTCGTCTATCGGTTTAGGACACCAGCCTTTCACGTTGGTAAGACGGGTTCGATTCCCGTACGGTGTACCATTTGTTTAGTGTTATCAAAGGTATCGTCATAGGACGCTATGACTACGCGACAGTAAGGGTGCGACCAACACTGTCTGATATAACTGTTATTCGCTTGTCAGTGCTAGCTACATTGTTGACAAATAGGCACGATAACACTAAACAAATGGTAATTTGCCCCGGTGGTGGAATGGTAGACACGTTGGTCTTAGAAGCCAATGTCGAAAGGCGTGAGAGTTCGAGTCTCTCCTGGGGCACCAAAATTGGAAGTGTGTGCTGAATTGGTTGAAGGCAACGGACTGTAAATCCGCCACATAAGAAACGCTGTAGGTTCGAATCCTACCACTTCCACCAGTTTCCGCTCCTCAGCGTGGCAGAGGCGCTTGATTACGCGATAAAGATCCGGTGTCCAGAAGACCGTTAGCGCAGACGTAAGCAGAATCTGGTATGATGATCCACACAGCAGAATAAGCAAAGGTGGCGACAGGGTTGTAAACTCAGTACGGGGCGACTTGAAAAACGTAGCCGTGCAAAGAATATAGGTCTCAAAGTGTTCATGGACGCACGTATGCCTGTCACGCATAAAGAAGGGGATCGTTACCCCTTGAGACCGCCAATTTTGACGCGGGATAGAGTAACGGTAATTCAGGAGTCTCATAAGCTCCAGATGGGGGTTCGATTCCCTCTCCCGCAACCAGGTTATTCCGGTGTAGCACAGCGGTAGTGCAGTTGACTGTTAATCAATTGGTCGTTGGTTCGATCCCAGCCACCGGAGCCATTTTTGCCCTTTTAGTATAGTGGTATTACACCGGCTTTGTAACCCGGGTACGGCAGTTCGATTCTGTCAAGGGGCACCAAGTTATCCGAGTATAGCGCAGTCTGGTAGCGCATCTGGTTTGGGACCAGAGGGTCGGGAGTTCGAATCTCTCTACTCGGACCAAGTTTTGTTGTAGTGTCAGCAAGAGAATGTCACGCTATAAAGGTTTCTTCGAAGGACTGATATAGTAGAAGGGGACGGGTTCAACTCCCGGGCGATCGGAAGATCGCCGCAGTATGGTTGCTAACTGGATGAGTATCCCAAGTGACTTACCGAGTCCTGCCCGGGCTAGTTAATCCAGGTGAATGGTGCCGATAACGATGGCGGCACTACTACAACAAATTCATTATTGGGGTGTAGTGTAATGGTAACACCGCAGACTTTGACTCTGCTATTCTAGGTTCGAGCCCTAGCACCCCGGCCAAGGATTTTTATGTGGAATATTAAAATAGAAAACGGTATGATACTAAACGCAAGTCCAACATTGAATGATGCATTGGAGTTTGCAAAAGCATATGGAAAGTTTGTAACTATTACAAACGGCGTTACAGAGATTGTTGGTAAATTTGGAGTAGATTCTGTCAAAGATGGAAAATGTCCAGATGGAACCAAATATGATTGGAGTAAAAATAGTCGTATAGGTAGAGTACAGAAACAAATAACTTAGTTCTTTTTGGGGTACTATTAGTGTAGTGGTCTGCACCTCTCGCTGTGACCGAGATAGTAAGAGTTCGATCCTCTTATAGTACCCCAAAGAGAATTATGCCTGGTTAGCTCAGGGGTAGAGCGTCTCCCTTACAAGGAGAGGGTCCGCGGTTCGAAACCGTGACCAGGTACCAATTTAATGCTGCTTTAGCTGATGTGGTCATAGCACCGGTCTGAAGAACCGAGGAACGTGGTTCGATCCCACGAGGCAGCACCAAGTTGATCTTATTAAAAAATTCATATAGAATACATTATTGATTGAAAGGAAATAACATGCAAGTTAATCTACGTAAAGCTAATGCAATTCAAGCCGAGATTCGTAAAACTATTAACGGAATAAAATTTGAATCTGAGACTCAGGTATCTGAGTTTACAGATGGGGTAGAAGATACTCTTACCAAAAACCGTGCAGAGTTAAACGATACAGTTACTCGTAAACTATCACTTATCAACGCAATGTACGACATTCGTAAACGCGTAGGTAAGGCTAATGCTGATGCTGACATTAACACTATCTTAGCAGAAGTAGAAGCTACAGACGCTTCTATGGCCGTACATAGTGTGATTGCAGGTCTCAAACCTCGTAAGAGTCAGATTGAAATCAGTGCACGAATTCAAAAGTTCAAAGAACAACCTTCCGATTCTGCGCGTGCATCCATTTACGGTGACCGTTTTAACAACGTTGAAACCAGCGTAGTGTTGCAATCAGATATTGACGCTGCAAAAAATGCAGTTAGAAACCTCAAGCGTGATCGTCAAGAGCTGCAAGATAAACTCTTACAACTCAATGTCAATACCTTGATTACATTGTCTGAACTAACCGTTCAGACTCTTAAAGCGGAAGGTATTCTATAAAGTTTTGAGGGTATGGGGGAGTGAAGGGGGCGTTGTTGCAATCTAGTTGACACTTGAAATGTCTTACTAGCTAGGTTTGGGCCTTGTTAACCCGAATCCGATCAATCCCGACCAACCCATGCTTGTTGCTCCGTTCCATACAAGACGAAAGTCGCTGCTTGTTGATAAACGGAATCCTATGCTTTGTGGTCTGCTTATTGCATATTGCTAATTGCATATTGCTAAGCGGCTTCGTTGCCGGATCAAACTCATATCCTCACCCTAAATAAAAAACGTATCTCGATGGTGTAACGGCAGCATTGCGGTCTCCAAAACCGTTGGTGGGGGTTCGAATCCCTCTCGGGGTGCCATAGAAAGGTAGTACTATGCGTAAGCTTGATCTAGAAGAAGTAAAAGAATTCATTCAGGCGCAATCTCCAGAAACAAAAATCTATATTGGTTGTGACTCTGAGAGATATAAAGTTGGTAAGGAATGGTGGGCGGATTACATTCTAGCTATTGTCGTTCACATCAACGGTAATAACGGTTGTAAACTATTTGGTGAAATTCAAAAAGAACGTGACTACGATCAAAAGTTTAATCGCCCACGTTACCGTCTAATGAATGAGGTGTATAAGGTTAGTGAATTGTATTTGAAGCTTGCTGATGTACTAGAAGGCAGAGATGTTCAAGTTCATCTTGACATCAACCCTAACGAAATGCACGGATCATCATGCGTGGTGAATGAAGCTATTGGATACATTCGTGGTACATGTAATGTTGTACCTTTGGTTAAACCAGAAGCTTTCGCAGCCTCATATGCAGCCGATAGATTTAAATCTCTGAAAGCAGCATAATAACAATACCTGGCGTTCGTTCAATGGATAGGACAGCATTCTTCTAAAGTGCGAATGGGGGTTCGATTCCCTCACGCCGGGCCAGACATAAACTAGTTGCTTTATTTTTTCATTTTCGTTACAATACTAGTATGAAAAAATTACTTCTAGCATTGCTTCTCCCTTCTGTCGTAACCGCTCAGGTATATGACGGTAAGGGAGAACATAACAATTGTGCAATTGCAGAGTCAAAAGCATTTGAACACGCTCTTAAACAAGCTAACGGAATGCTTATTGAATCTGTGGAAACGTACGTTTGTGCAGACACTAAAAACAAAGACCCATCATGTCAGTATCAAAAAGAATCAGAGACATATGCTGCGGGTCAAATTAATAAAGTAATTTCCTCAAAGACAATCATACGGAATGGTATATGTCATTCTGAAGTGAAAGTTTTAGTAAATAATCCAGCATCAATCTACGTAACAGTAAACGGTAAGAGTGAATTTAAAAACGGTGACATAGTAGAGTATACCGTTAATGCTCGTCAACCCGTTCATATGTACGTCTTTGCTGTTTATAAAGATGGGGTTGATTTAATTCATCCGCTTCAATATAATATGGATAGAGTAGTGAACGGTAAGTTTATTTTTCCTTCCGACTTTTATAAATTGAACTCGATTCATATTGAAGCAAAACTAAAAGACGGCGTTAACTTCTCTAAAGAGACATTGGTGTTTATTTTTACGTCGACCAAGCTTAATTTCGACTACGATAACATCAGTAAGAAGCATTTGGACGAGCTTATTAAAACTCTACCGGTGTACTCTCGAAGAGTTGTTTATAAGGATTATTCTATTTTTAGACTATGAGGATGTGAAATGAGAATGTTAACAATTTTATTGCTGTGCGCAGCTGGTATTCTTGAGACTGGATGTTCAGCGTTTAAAACTAATACTACCGATGGAGTAAAAACGGTAGCGGTAGCTGAGTTCAAAGGAGAGGTACCTGATTGGTACACCAACGACTCGTTAACTACGGATAAAATGATCTACGTTAGTGCAACCGATGTATCTAAACACATGCAATTTGCTATCGACAAAGCAATGATGAATGCCAGGGTCGAACTAGCCAATCGCGTTAACGTAGTAGTAGAATCTATGATTCGTGAGTCAGTAAACGAACAGGGTACTGCTGATATGAAAAGTATTGATAGGGAAGTAGATCGTGTTTCTAAAATTGTTACTAAGCAATCACTCTCAATGTATAAACGCGAAAAGCTTTTCCTAACGAAAGAAAAAGACGGTTATAGAGCTTTTGTACTCCTATCTCTCCCCCTCGATGAAAGCCGCCGTCTCGTTGACAATAATTCTAGAAATGAGCTGAGAGAGAAGAAATTTAAAGAGCTAGATAAACAGTCTCGTGCTTCTGATGGTGTAATTGAATTGCTTGAAGTGGACAACGAGGAATACAAGAAGCGTCGCGATGCTACACTACAAAAACCTGGTGCAGTTGTCGGACAATATACAATTCGTTAATAGGAGTTATAATGATTATCAATCAATCTAATGAGTCTAATTTTGTAGTGCGTGCGGTAGAACTTGCACGTGATCAAGTAAACCAGTCTTTTTATTCCAAAATGGAACGCACTCGCAACCCTCAGACAGGAATGATTAGTCCCGATTTCCAAGAAGAGCCACCAACTGTAGAGGCAGTGTTAACAGAAGCTCAAAAGATTGTAGATTTTGTAAAGAAAAATAACAATTAATAGTCGCCCGGGTGGTGGAACGGTAGACACAGGGGACTTAAAATCCCCCGCCAAAAGCGTACGGGTTCGAATCCCGTCTCGGGTACCAACAACACGAGGTTATGTCTTTGACATACAAGCACACAACGGCAGCAATATTTTTACATCATCCAAAGTGTTCCATACAATGCGTTAACGGAACAATAGAATCACTTACACCACACTACAAATTTAAAATATTTACTCGACATCAAGTTGAGGATGATTTTTTTGATGACGTTGATGTAGTGATTTTTCCTGGAGGGGAAGGATCCTCCGATTCGTTTGATTACTTGATGAGAGAAAATCACGATCACGTAATGAAATTTGTAAACGGAGGAGGCAAGTACCTTGGCATTTGTATGGGAGCATATTGGGCCGGTAAGCACTATTTTAATATACTAAAAGAAGCCGATACTGTTCAATATATACGGAGACCAGGAACTGATACAAGACGCCCTCATGCAAAAAATATAGAAGTTGAATGGAACGGTAACAAAGAAAGGATGTTCTTTTTTGACGGTTGTGCTATAGTAGGAAACGAAAGCATGTTTAAAACTGTTGCCAGGTATAAGAATGGTGATGTTATGGCAGCAATTCAAAACAACATCGGCCTTATAGGTTGTCATCCAGAAAGTCAACGTTACTGGTACACCATTCATAGCTGGATGAGAGGGTTGTATCATGAAGGCAGGCAACATAAATTACTATTAGAATTTACCGATCAACTTTTAAATAATACGGGCTGATAGCTTAATGGTAAAGCAGTCGACTCATAATCGATTGAGTCTAGGTTCAATTCCTAGTCAGCCCACCACTAACATGAAAAAAGAAATACTGAACGATATGCCGGAAGTAACGCTCTACGAGGGAGCGTTCTCCGGCTTTTTTTGTGACTTCGTTTGCTGGAAGTATGACAAATACTTCAAACAATCTAAAGTAGTTAATGTCTATACATCTGAAAGTGAATTAGATCCTTCATGGAGAACTAGTTCCTCTTTTTTTATGTACCGTAATGATTTTATTTCTCACTACATGCATAGAAAGTTTTCCAAGATTATAGGAAGACCTACAAAAACCATGCAAAGGGTTACTCTCACAAAATACGAAGAAGGTCAAGAGTACAAAAATCATTATGACTTCTACGATCAATCTGTGATTGAAAAAAACCCCAACATCAAGAAAGAAGGTCAGCGTATAGCTACTGCAATTGTTTACTTACGCACCCCCGACGAAGGCGGGGCCACGTCATTCAGTAAACTAAAATTTGCAGTTCTCCCTTCCAAAGGCGACATGCTTGTCTTCAAATATAACTATCCTTTTCAAGTAGTAAATGACATGACTATTCATGCAGGTGAAAAAGTCATAAAAGGCACTAAAATTATAGCCACTCTATGGGCATGTGAGAACGACACCACAGAATTCGTGGTTTAACTAAAAATAGTTACTTCTAAAACAGTTGATTTAATTACGCGAGCGCGCTATAATTAATATATCAATTGTTGAAAAGGAGATTTGATATGATGCCTGCAGGTAAGTACTATGTCGGAGATCTGTGTTACGTCATGCATAATGAATGGGATGAGTTCTGCGACCTTACGATTAAAGGACACCAATGTCTAGATGGTGAGTTCAATTTGAAAGACGGTCGCCGTTTTGCTACCTTCGGTACTAAATGGGGTGATGGTGAATACCGAGACCAGAAAGGTAACCGCTACAGCGTAGATGCAGGCTTGATAGGTTGTATTCGTCTTGAAGATATTGATCAGACATGCCCAAGTAACTTCCTTGACGGTGGCACTATAGTTGAGTTTGAACATCCATTCTCTACGTCTGGAGGAAGAGCAGAGTTAAATCGTGACTGGGACGGTATCATTCGTATTGGTCATCTCTTGATCGAGACTGATCCAGAATATGACTACGAAGAGGAAGAGGAGGCTTATAATGATTAACTTTATCGCAGGCTTCGTCATAGCTACGTTTGTGTATAAACCACACCTACTAAGTCAGCTTTTGACATTCATACAAAACGCTTGATTTATTTTCGTCCCGCGAATACAATATAAATATGTTCAACGTGAAAGGAAGTTAAAATGGCTCATTTAATCGAAACGATGGCTTACGCAGGAGAAGTACCTTGGCACGGTCTGGGTGAAAAAGTACCCGCAGATCTATCTCCAGAACAGATGTTACGAAAAGCCAAGCTGGACTGGCAAGTTACCAAAGCACCAGCGTTCGCAGAGGTGGCAGGACGAAGTGTTAACGTAGGTTGGTCTGCACTAGTTCGAGACTCTGATGACAAAATCCTTGACGTTGTCTCCAGTGACTGGAACCCAGTTCAAAACGCTGAAGCATTCGAATTCTTCGATGAATATTGCCGTACAGGTGATCTTGAAATGCATACAGCTGGTTCGCTTAAGGGTGGTCAGATTGTGTGGGCTCTTGCTAAGGTCAAAGACTCATTTGAACTGTTCAAGGGTGATCAAGTGGACTCATATCTACTTTTTACTAATCCTCATAAGTTTGGTCAATCTATCGATGTTCGCTTTACTCCAGTTCGAGTTGTTTGCAACAATACGCTTACTTTGAGTCTTGCGTCAAAGAATGACAATATGGTTAAGGTATCTCACCGTACTGCCTTTGATGCTACTAAAGTAAAGGAACAGCTTGGCATCGCTACACATAAGCTAGCCAAGTACAAAGAGATGGCTCAATTCCTTGGATCGAAGCGCTTTAAGCAAGACAAAGTGAAAGAGTATTTCATGGAAGTATTCCCATCATTGTCAGGTAAAGAGAACAAAGAACTTTCTCGTAATGCTATCAAGGCATTGGACTTGATTGAAAGACAGCCTGGGGCTAAGTACGCCGAAGGAACTTGGTGGCAGCCGTTCAATGCAGTAACGTTTCTGACTGACCATCTGGTAGGACGTTCAGCAGACACTCGTCTGACATCTGCCTGGTACGGTCCTAACAAGACATTGAAGGTAAAGGCACTTGAGAAGGCAGTAGAATACGCTGAAGCAGCCTGATAGCTTAGAGAGAACCGGGGAGACTCGGTTCTCTTGCTGATAAATAAGCTTACCGTATAGAACGGTATTAAACAGGAGATAACATGTTAAAACAATTGTCAACCATTGCATTATCACTATTTTTAGTTACTTCTATTGCACCAGTGCATGCAGAAGCAGTAGTTAAAGAAGTATGTCATGATAAAGTAGGTAAAGATGGTAAGCCTGTCGTAGGCAAGGACGGGAAAAAAGTTCAAGAGTGTAAGAAGATCAAAACACACAAGAAGGCCGAGCCAACCGGCGCACCTAAGTAAAGAATTGTTGTGATCCCTTCAAAGCGAAGGACTTCTGGACGCGGGTTCGACTCCCGCCTGGTCCACCAGAAAGAATTCTTCATCCTGTATAGAGACAGACAAGTGCTACAGACTATACTAAAGAGTTCTTTCTAATGGGCCAGTCATGGTTTCGACAGGGGTAGATAGTAGAGACGGCAACACGGTAGGCGATGACCGTAAATCAAGCAAAAAAAGTAAACGCAAACGATGAAAGATTTGCACTGGCAGCCTAACCGCTGACCGGAGTTTTTTGTGGAGAGGTTTTTGACTTGGCAACAGAATAAAAACTTCTCTTTTTATCATAACATTGAAAGGCTATTCATGAAGTTTAAAACGGCTATTTTTTCTATTTTGTTTTTGAGCGCTACGGCCGCTTCAGCATTCGAGCTAGGAATTAACGGAGGAGAACGTTTCGCAGGAACCGATAGATCATCTGTTGGTATTACCCTCGGAAAGAAAAGTGGTGATACTGGGTTCGAGCTCGCTTACGATCAATTTCGCAACAGTGGTATCGAACAAGAACGATATTCCGTTCTAGGTACTGTAGATATTACCAAAGTAGGACCTATCGTACTTACCGCAAAGGGAGGTGCAGGTTTTATTAATAACCGCACAGGCTCTGATGGGTATGCTTGGCTAGTAGGTGCTGGCGCAAGCTATTCAATTACTAAATCAGTAGCTTTAACAGCAGATTATCGCTATCAACTAGGACAATCTCGCATCGACAGCTTTGATGGTAGCTCAGTAAATGCTGGTGTCAAATTTGCATTTTAATCAATAGAGGTTAACTCCTCTTCTCGGGATCCATATATACTTCTACCATGTCGCACGACATTAACAGGAGGACTATGGATCCCTTCGCTTTTATCGTCATCTGGATGCTAATGGCACACTTCGCCGCTCCTATGATGATTAACTACTTGTCAAATCTACCAACGTACCGCTAGATTTAATAACACAAAGTAGTTATAATTTACCCATATAAGGAGGACTTATGTTTAAGGGTATAGTATTGTTCAAACATAGAACAATCTCTAACATTTTACTATCGATAGCGATCATACTAGGAGCCTTTTTTGCATTGAAGGTAATTAAGTATGCGTACGATACTAAGGTTCAATCTTACTACAATACAGCTAGAATGCCTATTGGTGTTACTGCTAGCGAGACAACAAAGCAACTAGACTGTCTAACCAAGAACATTTATTGGGAGGCAGCAACAGAGCCATTCGAAGGCAAGGTTGCGGTAGCTCAAGTTACTTTGAATAGAGTTAACTCAGGCAAGTTCCCTAGCAATGTTTGTGCTGTAGTATATCAAAAAAATGTAATATATGACAAGGTAGTATGTCAATTTTCTTGGTTCTGTGAGCAGAGTCATAAAAAGAAAATTGTCCACCCTGTCCTGTATAACGAGAGTCAGGAAGTAGCTAAAAAAGTTTTATTGGAAAACTTCCGCATTGACGGTTTAAAAGAAGCGTTGTACTATCATGCTGATTATGTAAATCCGAAATGGAATCTAGAAAAGATTGGTAAGATAGGAACACATATTTTTTATAAGGGTAGAAACGATGGCACTTGAAAACATTACACCGCTCGCTGCTAAGATGGAAAGCTTTGTAGAATGGGCGTCCCGTGTTATAAATTATAGTCTAAGCCATTTATCAGCTAAGTTTGTAGAATGGTTAGGGTATGTCATGCTACACTGCGCTACCATTCCTTCCGTCCTGGCATTGTTAGTAGGGTATAGCGATAACATGCCGTCATTGGATGTTGTTTTCTTCTTATGGGGAGGGTTGTTCTTGTTCTTCATCAAAGCTCTGATCAACAAAGACATCCTTAACATCGTTACGATTGGCGGAGGGTTCATCACTCATGCTATACTTCTTGCTATGATTGTGTTTAAATAATGGACGTAGTTAATTTTGAAAGATCCCCAACCACGTTTATGCAAGAGATAGAGAAGCTGGTTGCTGAGAAGAAAATGGAGTACATCGACGCAGTAATAATGTACTGTCAACAAAACGATATTGAAATTGAAACCGCAGCTTCCTTGATCAAAGGAAGCGCAAAAATGAAAGCGAAAATACAAAACGAGGCTGAGGAAAATAACTACCTTCCAAAGTCACGTAAGCTACCAATCTAGGAGATAAAATTGAGGTTAAACATTGTTACTAATCATCCCGTTGCATATGAAAGTCAGGACCATATAGAACCAAAAGGTGCTGCTAACGACAATACAAAAAATGAAACATACGTCAAGGAAGTTATTGAATTGTTCAATGGTAAAGTGTCCTATTGTGATATCGGATGCTCCGGAGGAGGTTTTGTAGCTCAGTTTCTTGAACAAGGTCAAATTGCAGTAGGGGTAGAGGGCAGTGACCATCCTCTAAAGAACAAACGTGCAGAGTGGGCTACTATTCCTGATAATCTTTTTACTGCTGATGTTACAAAACCTTGGTATTTTGAAGACGAGAGTGGATCTAAATTTCAATTTGATGTAATATCAGCTTATGATGTTATGGAACATATCAAAGCAGAAGATCTTGATAAGGTTATAGAAGGTATTAAATCTAATCTTAAACCTGGAGGATTATTTCTTGCATCCATTGCTACCTTTCAAGACGAAGGCTATCATCATACATTAGAAGAGAAACCATGGTGGGACAAGTTGTTTGCTAAACATGGCTTCATTGATTATACTAACAAGAGTATCAAAACGTACGGAAGAAATTCCTCATTTCAGGTGACATATAAGCTTTGGTAAAAATGGACGCATTTGACGCGTATAAAATGTACTGTGCTCTCAAGAGCCACTTTTATACAAAATATTATGACTACTTCAAGTATAATGGAGCAGTACGTGCAAGTAAAAGTACATTTGAAAAAAGAACCGACAAATACTTTTTCCATAAACTTTCAAAACAAAAATCTGTATTGGACTACCTAGTTGCTAATTTCGTATACAGTGGAGATGACTGGGTAGGAAATTTAGTTAATAATCAAGAAGCAGATAAACGTTATCGTGAGATGATGAAGGTAAGGGAGTCCCTCTCCTATATCTTTACAGAAGACCTTAACAATCTAGATTCGGATTTTAATAGTAATTTTATTGTAACTGACGGTCAACATCCGCCTGCTCTACGAAAGTATCTTCGTAATGAAATAAGGATTGAAACACTTATCATACTAGATGACTTGGCTGGATTTTTTAAAGTATGGTCGCGTAGAATAGAAGAGCCTATCATCTGGCCACAAGTACATCTTAAATGTAAGAAGTACCGACCATTCTTTCAGTATGATAGGCAGAAGATGAAACAAATTGTTCTTAACAAGTTCAGTGATAATGAGTAATAGGAATGGATGTAATAGAGAAGCTGAGAGAGCTACCGTGGCTTGAGTTAGACCATCATATTGATATCGACCTCTTGCGTAAGGAATACGACGCTGTATCTGCTGCATATGAATTTCATCGTTATGAAACCAAATATAAATTAGTACGAAATTATTATTCTAAAAGTTGGTCAGGTATTGGTCTTATCAGTACCGATGGGGGATTATATACAGATCTACACGAAGGTGATATTGTTCGTACAATAGAACAATTTAAACCTACTGAAGCAGCTAAGTTATGCCCGTACACTATGTCACTGATGCGTGAGATGAACGGTGGTGAAGTTCGTACACGTGTAAGGTACATGAGAATTGATCCAAAACGTTCTTTGTTATGGCATAGTCATGTAATTGAACACGGTCAACCTCCATACATTATTACTGTTCAGATTCCTATCTACATGCCAGAAGAATTTGATTATTGTGTCATTGATAGTAATGAGTTTAAGTGGTACAAGAGATTTTACAAACCAAATTGGTTTAAAAGTTTGAAGTGTGGTAAGTTACCTGCAGGGAAAGCTTACTACTTCAATTCGTTCGATCATCACAACGTTTACAATAGAAGTAATGAAGTAAGATCGACGCTGATGGTTTATTTTGACTTAAGAGAACCATATGTACGTGACATGGTTGAGAGATCAATTATTAATCACGAACAGTTGATTAATCATGGGGTTTAAGTTATAATAAATAATCATATATCATGATAAAGTGGATAAATCGCATACGTTAATACATCGCATATACAAGGAGAAAAAATATGTCAATCGATTTCGCAGCTCTTAAGAAATCCCGTCAATCGCAGCTTGAAAAGCTCGCCACCGAAGTCACCAAACTTCAATCCCCACAACAAGGTCAATCGGATGATGATCGCTTCTGGAAACCGGAAGTAGATAAAGCAGGTAACGGCTATGCTGTTATTCGCTTCCTTCCCGCACCTGCAGGGGAAGATACTCCGTTCATTCGTATTTGGGATCATGGATTCCAAGGACCTGGTGGATGGTATATTGAAAAGTCTTTGACCACTCTTGGCCAAGACGACCCAGTATCTGAGTATAATAAGCAGTTATGGGATTCTGGTATCGAGGCAAACAAGGAGATTGTTCGTAAGCAAAAACGTCGCCTCTCATTCATCTCTAATATCTACGTAGTAAAAGATACTGCGCATCCAGAGAACGAAGGTAAAGTACTCTTATTCAAATATGGTAAGAAGATCTTTGAGAAGCTGAATGCAGCAATGAACCCAGAGTTCGAAGACGAGCAACCTATGAACCCGTTTGACCTTTGGGAAGGCGCAGACTTCAAACTAAAGATTCGTAATTATGAAGGTTATCGCAATTACGATAAGTCAGAGTTTGATAAAGCAGGTCCATTGTTTGATGATGACGAAAAACTTGAAAAAGTTTGGAAGTCCGAGCATAAGCTTCAAACATTCCTCGAACCATCTAACTTTAAGTCTTATGACGAGCTTAAGACCAAGCTTAACAAGGTTTTAGGGCTCGGTGGTCAAACTAACCGTCCTCAGACTCGTGCTATTGATAGTGACGAGGATGATGAGTTGCCTAGACAAGATTCTAAACCTCAAAGGACTTTGCAGGCAAAACCTGCACCGGTAACCGTTGATGGGGATGGAGAGGAATCAGACGATGTTCTTAATTACTTTAAGAACTTAGCTAAAGAAGATTAAACAGGCATATCTACTACTGGATTAAATTTTGATCCAGCATATAGAGAGCCTCTATCAGCTAACGGAGAAGGTATCGATACCTTCTCCGTTTTTTTCGTCTTAAAGGTGTCAGCATTATTAGTTGTCGCGCTGGTTACATTAACTTTGCTACTACTCTGTTGTGGAGTATTTACGCGCTCTGAAGATGCAAGTATAGTAGAACCGGAACTCGCACCGCTTGCAACTGAAGGTGAATCATTTAATTCTAGCTGCGCAACTCGTAGAGCGGACATAGCTCTTTCGTAAGTTATAGTTGCTTTATTAGAACCTTTACCCTGGTGAGCGCTTAGTCCTGCTTTACTTGTAGGAATACCTGCAAACGTTTGCGCAAGTCTTCTTAGAAATTTTTCTGCAGGAATTTTACCGGACTTGTAATCCTCGTATCCATTTCCTTTAATAAGATGATTAGCTAATGTATCTTGGGTTGACTCATTAAACTTAGTATTTAAGTCTATACCCATTTTTGCAACTAGTTCTTTTAAAGTTCCTCTTATAATTTGATACTTACCTACAGCGGTAGATTCACGTCCACTAGCTATCATTCTACTTTGTAAGGCAAGAATTTCAGCTATAGTCATATCTGTTAATGGAAGACGTTTACCTCCTGGTCTATCACCCACCATTATATTATAGTCTCCGCCGCTCTCAGCATCTGCAATCATTTCTCTGATAGCAGCAAGGGAGCCAGGAGGTCCTTCTGATCTAGACTTCTTACTAGTACCGTCTCTCTTCTCTACTATAACTTCATTTACTGAACCTTTTTTAGTAGAGGACGACTTACTATCTTTTTCTCGTTTTGATTCACCTGCAGGAGGTAAAGCTTTATCTTGAGGTTTGCTTTCAGGCTTTCCATCTCTAGAAGGTCTCGGTGCTTCCGGCTCTGCACTAGGTTTTTCTTCTTCAGGCTCTTCATCTAAAAGATCTTTCAACACAAGAGCAGTACCCACGCCCGCAGCTACTCCTAAAGCAAACTTAGCTACACCTGGTAGCTTTTTAAGTCTACCAATACCAGATTTCATCGCCTTAACAACGTTAATCATCATTATGACTGCATCAGCTACTTTTTGAACTATTGAAGCGGCAAAATATGTTGCAATAGCAGCACCTGCAATTTTTAATCCAGTAGACATTTCACTCAGCGGACCGGTGTTCATTTCGATACCTTCTATGAACCCACCTAACGCTGCTTTAATTTTATCTTGTATACTCTTTGGAAGAATAGCATACACGATACCCGCTACCGCCGCTAGTACAGCGGGATTAGTGAATAGAGATTTTAACGCATCAAAAAATCCTACTTCTCTTTCACCTTCTTTTGTTGTGGCTGTTGTTGATATACCTGCTTTTTCTTCCAGCTTAGCTTCTTCTACGTCGTACTTTTCTTTTATATCTGGTTTAAGTTCGTTAGCAACATTACCTATCACACCCGACATTGATTTAAGAGTTTGAGAAATCTCACTCATTGTACTAGAAATACTAGCTAGCGATTCAACTCCTTTTTTACTTAAAGCCGTCTTATTAGTTGCATTTTCTAGTTTTTTTATTCTATCTTCTGAGCTTTGAACAAACTTAGGAAGAAACATTTTAATCTGTTTCAAGGCAGTAGCTTCTGACAACTGCTTTACGTACGCAGGAGCGTCTTCTCTTTTTACGTTAACGTTTTCTACTATCATTTTATTCTGCCACTAAAATAGTGTTATTGTTAAATACGTTTAGAATATTAGTATCACCAAGCGCTACATCTCTTCTATCTGCTACCGACAACTCACTCTTTTCTCTAACTGAACTACTATCAGCCGATGGTACCGATTCAATAGATACCCCAGAGACAGGTTCTGGTACTATTGCTCTGTCCGTGTCAGGGCTTTCTAGTTCGAAAGTAGGATTAAAGCTAGCCTCTGCGGCACGTTTATCAGCCTCTCTCAACCTGCTTTCTAAAACTTCTATCTGTACATCATAATTACTACCACCCATCATTTCATCGGGTGATACTAGACCGTTTCGTAATCTTTCCTCATATTCTTCTTTGTTTCTTCTCAAAGTAGCTAGATCTTTATCATATCTTGCTCTATTAGCAGCTACCTCGTCTTCCATTTCTTTAATCTGTTCGTCCGTATAGCCTTCATCTTTTAGAAGTTGCTTTTCTTCAGCAGATAAAGGAACAAGTTTTGTTATTTCTTCCTCTTCTGCCTCATCCATAGCACTGAAAGCTTCTTCACCAAGTTCGGCTACTAAAAACGCTACTGAGGCCACTGTACCTATAAACGGTATTGCAGCTATGACACGTTTACCAATTAAAGGACCTATTCCAGCTATAACTTTGGCTAGTCTTTTAAGACCTTTCAGTCTACCAGCTTTTCTTTTTTCTAATCTAACCTTTGCTCGTTGTCTTCTTAGATCTTTTTTACCTTTTTCTGCCGATTGTCTTTCTTTTTCAATTTTTACTTCTTTTGAATCAGTAATTAATGCAGCTACAGTCATAAGTTGTGCTAACTTGTACATACTATTAAAAGCATCGAATACTCGCTTAATAGTTTTAGCGCCCCAATATAAAACTAGCAAACCACCTACTACTTTAATTATTTTTGTAAACAGTTCTATTTTTTCTTTTCCTAGACCTAATCCTTCTAGAAAACCTTCCCACATAGCTAATACTTTTTTTCTTACTTCTTCTGATACTAGTAAAGGAAAAAGTAAAGCAAATTTAGCAACATCTAATCCTGCTTTTTTAACATTGCCGGTTGTTTCACCTATTTGTGAATACAGAGATTTTTGTTCTGGCACAACTTCTTCTGTTATTGTTGGACGGGAGTATTCTCTTATAATGTTTAGCGTCTCTTCCATAGAAGTAAGAGTAGCTTTTATTTCAAGTGAATATCCGTTTAATTGATCAGCAACTTTTCCTTCTTGGGTTGATAGACCACCACCCATATCGATAGCCCCGGAAGCAGCTTCGGCAGCTTCTTCTGCTGCCGCTTGTACTTCAGGACTAGCTTTGGCTAAGGCTTTAGAGGCTCTAGCTTCTTTTTTCTTTCTACTTGCTTTACCCATTTCGTTGCTTATTCTTTATACGTTCTTCTTCTCGTTCTAGGTAATCCCTTAACATATCAACGTACAAATCGCGCTCAAAGGGTATCATGTTTTCAATCTCGGTTACTGACCACTTGTGGTGCTGGGCCAAGCTGAACACTAGCGTGTAATAATTTGCTAATGAGTTATGGCTCAGCCCAACGAAAAAAAATCGTTAAGAGTGGTCAGCGTAATTATTCTTTCAGTTCCTTGACTATTAGTATACTTCACTTCATAGTGAAGTTTTGGCATGGTAGAAAAATATTTTTGTATTTGCTTAAATGACTCTACATTTAATGAGCTAATAAACTCATCCTTTTCTTCTTCAGTATTATCTTGAAAGTCAAATCTTTCACTACCTTGATATACAGTCTCAATACAATATTTGAGAATATCAAAGAATACATCCATTTCATTCTGAGTGTCTTTTAACAAGTTACTTAAATCTGCTTTTGGATGTCTAAGAATGATACCTGTGGTTTCGTTTATCTTAATATCATTATTGTGTTCAGGATCTTCTATAATCTCAATCTGATCTAAATCAACCTCAACCGTATATCGCTGATCATCTTCCATGTCTCTGTATGTAAGACTAATCATGTTATTTACTGACTTAGCTCTAATTTTAACAAACAAATATTCCAGATCAAATGTAGTTAAAGAGTCAACTTCTATACCTTCAGTCAAAATACAATTATTAAGTACTTGTCGAATAGAGTTTACTATTTCTTTTGAGTCTTCACTGGATTGAGCCATCAGTAAAAGTTTTTCTTCTTTTACTAGAAATGGTCTATAGTTTATTTTTCGTTTTGACGAAGGAAGTGTCAATTCAAAGGTTGGATATTCAATTTTTGGTAAAGCCATTATAACTCCTTAATTTAAAATTTACCCACAGCAATCTGACTGTTGTTAACAGCATTTATAACATCAGCAACATTACGAGGTTTACGAATGGTAGAAAGTGTTTGAATAGCATTTCCTACTTTGTTTAATTTTTGTAACAGCGATAGACTATTATCGGTAGGTTTTTCTCCTGCAGTATAATCAATACTGATGTTAGTTCTTTCCCAGTTAAAGTACGAGAAGGTAATAGGTATTCTCATGATAGAATCTGTATCATTCCAATTTAAAGCAACATCACCCATAAAGATAGGATATGCTTCGTACATCTTTACAATAATAATCTGTCTATGCAGCTCATCATACGTAACTATTTCAATATCGGTTCGATAGTTTGTTTTGTATTCTACTTCAAACGTAGGTAAACCTGGTGGTCCTGAATAGTAAGTATCAGATGTAGGTCCAGTGAACTTTACCATGCCGTTAAGCCATTGGTAAAAAAATTTGTGTACTGTTCCCCTACCATCTCCTAAAAATGTCATCGTCTGATCTGTGAATATAGGTGCGTACGGCTTCTTCTCCGTTGGACCATATCCGAATCTTCTTATATCTGTAGTAGCTAGCGATATGCCAGGCAACGCGCAAGATTCGGTTAAGAACTGAAGATCTTCAGTTACTTTTCCTACCTGAGCTAAGAAAGGAGGCGGGTTAATTTTAACATAAAACAAGCTAGGACGAGATACTCCGTTGAGCTTGTTTAATCTCGATAGCATCAGATTCAATCCTCTAGGCGAGGCTGGTTTCTTCTTGAATCCGAATAGTTCTCCTAAACTATCTCTTACTGATTGAGGTAGGAGAGGAGAAAGGCCGCTAACTACTCCAGCAACCTGATTAGTTTGTGATAGTGCTCTTCCTATAGAGTCCGATAAAGCCATTTTAATTCCTGTTTATAATTGCTCTACTGTCTTTCCAAACCTTTTCGTTACTAGCTTTTGCAAAACGTTGTAGAGGTAGAAAAATAGCTGTTTCCCATTGAGCGGGGGTTATTTCAATTAGACGTGTTCTTACATGACTATTTAGATACTGTTTTACACAAGGTTTAAAGTATTTAAATCTAGCCGCGCTATTAAGAATATCATAAGATAGTCTTAGTTTGGTAGTTTCATCTTCTTTGTCATTATTGATTAATGTTGTAAGGTTATCCATCAACTTGGCTCTCAGTACAAGAGGTAAATAGTGCATGTTTATACCCATAAACCCGTTAGGAGTTTTTGCAAATGGAAATACTATAGGAAACATATCATAGTAAGGTAAAACATTTTTAAGTTTTGGATCATATCCGTATAGATAAAGTCTACCTGGTCTTACTGTATTTACAGCTTGATTGGTAAGCTTTTTAATTGAAGTTTCAGGCTTCAATGTGGGTACGCCCGATGCTTTTTTTCTATACCACGTAACAGCCTCTGCGGTTTTAGCAGGCATGCTTTGTTTGTAAGTACTGGTTTTCAACAGATTTGAAAAATAATCGGCCATTATTTAATTCCTAATTCTCGTTCGGTCATTACTTGAAACTTCCATTTTCTATCCTCGCAAAAAGCTTTAGCTGCTTTCCATTTTGCTTCGTTCACACCCCAAGTCATAACTTCTTTTAGATACCTTTTTGTTGGTTTTTTCTTAACAGTAGGTGGCATCGATTGCGACATAGGTTTTACTTCTACGACTATAGATTCTATCAAACCTGTAGAAGCACTTTTCTTTTTAATGTAGAAATCAGGAAAATACCTGTGAATCTTGCCATCTATAGGGGAGCGATAAGGAATACAGAACTCTTCGCTAGCCCATTCAACTACGTCTGGATGGCTATCTAAATACGACATCAATCGTAGTTCCCAAGAACTACGATAAATAATTTTTGTAGGATCTCCTCTATATTTAGATGGATTCCTAGGCTTAAAAAATCCCTTATAACTCATAGAGAGTATTTATGGCAACGGTCATAACCAAGTTATTAACAGCAGCAACCGCGGTTGCAGCACTTTCCCAAGTACTTAAAGCAAGCTCACAAACAAAAAATGTGCCAGGAGGTTCTGCTGGAGGTAGTTCTTTGAACGTTAAAACAGGTCAGCTTACACCGGCTGACGCGATGCCACCTGCTTTTTTTGATAGCTCTAGTCCAACTAAAGCAGCAGAAAAATACAAAGAGGGAGGCAATTACCAATATCCATCCACCCTCAAAGACTATTACGTTCAATTTAAATTTCATACGCTTTCTCGAACTAACCCGACACAATCAACTACTGAAAAAATTAAATCGGTAATCAAACTTCCTATTCCTTCCAATCTAATAGACGCTCACAATATGAGTTATGCAGATAAGCAGATTGGACTTTTTGGAGTTTTGAAAGATACAGGTCTTATAAAAGGGCTAGATGATGCTTTCAAAGGTAAAAATGTTTCTGATAAACAAGTAAGAGAGATCTTTAAAAATCTAGGTCAAACAGTTTCTAGCAGTGAGGCTATGACTTACGCAGCTAGAACCGTAGTCGGTAGTATCAGTGATACGGCAGGAACTGCTTTCGAAAGATATACCGGTACGGTTTTGAATCCTTTCCAAGCACTCCAATTTCAGGGTATTAATTTAAGAGAGCATTCCTTCTCATATAAATTTTCTCCAAACTCTCCAGATGAAAGTAGAGAGCTAAGAAGAATTATTAAAGAATTTAAAGTAAGAATGCACCCCGACGAAGGAACTCACAGACTAACTTACACATTTCCTGATGTTTGCGACATATCGTTTGGGCCAGCTATTGACAACTTATACTTTATTAAGAAGTGTCATTTAAAATCTATGTCAGTTAATTTTGCACCTCAGGGTACTCCAGCTTTTTTTGCAGGTACAAGGGAACCAGTAGAAATAGAATTATCACTTAATTTCGGTGAAATTGAGCCATGGGTAAGAAAGGACGTTATTGATAATTTTGCAGCGTTCAGTGAGTCTGGTGGAAAAGTATCTACTGGTGAATCATCTCAGAGATACGGTTCAGCAACTACTGAACCTAGAGACATTAACAACGTTGGTTAAATCGGAGACCTAGCATGTACAATTATTTTGAAAAATTTCCGATAATAGACTACCTCAACAACCCTGCGTTAAACATTCTTGCTAGCGTTAAATTTAACGAGCTTACAAGAAAAACAATTAATATATTTTACCCATACACGGTTACAGAAGGTCAGCGCCCGGATACTATAGCTAATTTTTACTACGGCGATCCTAGGTATTCCTGGGTAATATATCTTGCTAATGAAATAGTAGACCCTTACTATGAATGGCCTTTGTTTGATAAAGATTTTAAAAACTTTATTAATAAAAAATATGGGTCGATGGAAGCTGCTTTAAGCACTCCTATGTTTTATAGAGTTAACTGGTACGGTGACGACTCAATAATTACTCCTGTACAATACCAAGCACTACCAGCTGCACGAAAAAAATACTGGAATCCTACAGTTGGATATAACCAGAATATTGTAAGCTATTCAAGAAAGCAAATTGATATTGCAGTAGAGACCAATAAGACAATACAATTAACTTACAGTAACACGGTACCTGGGTATATACTAGGTGAGAAGTTAACTCAATCTAACGGCGGTACAGAAGTAGGAAGTGGATATATTAAAAACATTTACGGTAACAATATAGTATTGCAATACATCTCAGGTACGTTTGTAAGTACTTCCGGCAGCATTGTTACGAGATCGGACAAAACTGCTATTGTAGTTAACACATCAAGCTCCTCTATTATTAATAATGCTACTGTACTTTCTACCGATATTTCTGAAACAGAAAGTATTTACTGGGAATTAATTAATGCGTATGATTATGAAACTGAGCTTAATGAAGATAAAAAGCATATTCGACTTATTGATAAAGCCTTCATTGGACAGATAGAAGAAGAACTACAGCAAGTACTGACCCCAGCATGAGAACTAGTAATTACGAATTAGGAGATATCAATCTTGTTAGTCTGAGAATAAAATCTGTTCTCGGAGGTAATGATATTGATATCAGAGGACAAGTTATAACATTTTCAATTTATGAAGACATTTATGAACCTACTGTGTATGCTGAGTTTGTAGTTCAGGACTCTATTAATTTAATAGGTAAGCTTCCTATTGTAGGTGAAGAAGAAATTACAGTAAAGTTTACATCTCCTTTCCGAGATAAAGAGACAATTTACAAGCTTAAGGTCTTTAGCGTAAACAATAAAGTTATTAATACCACTGGTACGAGTGCAGCTTACGTTATCAGGGCAGTTTCTGCTGAGCACTTTAGTAGTGCAAACGTGGTAGTTGAAAATGGATATAAAGATTCTATATCTAATATCGTAATAGATATTTTAAAAAATAAAATCAAATCAAAAAAGACGGTAGCTATAGAAGACACAAAAGGTATTGTTAATCTTATTATACCTAAAATGCAAGGGCTTCAAGCTATTGATTTTTTAAAAATGAGAGCTGTTAGTAAAGCACCTACAGGTGGTGTGTACGTATTTTTTGAAAACCAATATGGGTTTCAGTTCAAAAGTATAGAACAACTTATAGAAGAAGAGAAAACAGTTTCTGAAAACAGAATATTTAGAGCACTACCAGGGGTCAATACTAATAAAGAATCAAGAAATTTTCAGTTTAGAAATATAATAAATTTCCAACACTTGACTTCGTTTGATACGTACCGTAAAACTCAATCTGGTACTTTAAGTAACAAGGTAAAAGTATTTGATTTAAAAACTAAAAAATACAACGATGTTGAGTTCAAACTATCACAACAAAAAAGTAAAATACCTTACGCGTCAACTAAATCCTCAATAAACAATTCTGATCAGTTTATTTCTGAAAATGAAAGTGGAGGTCAGAGATATTTTATTGCTACTGATAGCAGTAGACCTAATGATTTTGTAGGCGACATGTTAGGTTATAGGACAGCTTTTTTCTCTCTGTTTAATGAGAGTATGGTGAGAGTGGAGGTGCACGGAGATTCACAACTCGCCGCCGGTATGATGGTAAAGCTAGAATTGCCTGATGCGTCAGGAGTTGAGCAGACAGAAAAAAGCGATCCTTTACATTCAGGTAATTACTTAATAACAAGATTAAGACACATCGTATATCTTGAGGAACGCAAGTTCAAGCATTCAATAACATTCGATTGTAATAAGTTAGGACTAAAATAATGCATGCATTATACGCTGGCAGTGAAGGGTTCAGATGGTTTATTGGTGAGGTAGAAGATAGAGAAGACCCTCTTAAGTTAGGAAGGATGCGTGTTCGCATTTATAATGTGCATCCTATAGAAAAGACCAAGGTATCGACAGACAATTTACCTTGGGCTGTACCTCTTTTACCTATTACAAATGCAGCGTCAAAGAAAACTGGTGGATTTGCTACAGGAGCGGTTGTTGGAACTATAGTTTTTGGGTTTTTTATGGACGCAGAAAACGGTAACTACCCTGTAGTGATTGGGACCTTACCTGGTAATTCAGATAGTAAGAATAATGACGAACATAATGATCTACCTTACGAAGCGTTAGGAATAAACAAGATAGACAAAAGGCTTGAAGGACCTGAACCAGGTTCCGCTTTTGGTGCTAAATATCCTTACAATAAAGTAATGCGAACAGAAGGCGGACACGTAATAGAAATTGATGATACTCCCGATAAAGAAAGAATACACGTTTATCATAAGTCAGGGACGTACGTAGAAATTAATAATGATGGCCGAATGGTTACAAAAGTCGCTGACGATGATATTGAGGTGGTTGTAGGATCAAAAACAGTATTTGTCAAAGGCGATGTCAGAATAGAGTCTGAGGGTAATATAACCATTCAGGCTGCAGGAACAATACTACTTAACCCAAATGCTTGAAGTCCAACACGTCACTAGCGATATAACTTTAGATGCTACTAAAGCAGTAAGCATGCAAACATTGTATGAAGTTATCGCTTCCAAGGCTCCTAACCAGCCAGGTACTACTGTGATTGGAATTGATATTCCGTTGATTGGATGGGAGTGTAGAAGAGATGGAACTATAAATCCATTAGAAGAAATAAAAGAAGCAGTTACTAGACTATTCAATATTAATTTAATAGATGTATTGAAAGCAGTATTTGAAAAACTTCTTGCACTGTTGAAAGCTATTGGTGGTAGTTTTCTTGACTTAACGCTGCCAGTACTAGAATTAAAAGTATCAGATGTATTCAGATATGACTTTATTAAAATTTTAGCTCAAAGAATAAAAGAATTATTTGAGAGCGGAAAAGCCGCTCTCAACAGCATACTAGATTTTTTAGGTATACCTCGTAAATTTTTCGACAACATTATTGATGCGGGTAAAGAAGTTTGGTATCTTACAAAAGCAATATGTGATTCGTTAGTATCAGCTATAATTAGAAAGATCAAACAAATAATAGATTTAATACAAACTTTAATTGGTGCCTGGGCTGCCGCAACAAAGCGTTTCGATTTAAAGGCGTTATGGGATGCTGCTGTTAATGCTGTAATTAGCTATGTTCTTGAGATTCTAGCTACTGGTGGTCTAACCGTACAGCAAATAATAAGTGCTGTTAAAGAACTAGCATACAGGTTATATGGAGAAGCAGGCCTGTTATATCACAATTTAGTAGAAGCTATTAAACTCTTAAGTCTTCCAATATTTGGGCGCCCGATAGATTGGAAACTACCTATTAATCCCTCTCTTATAGCTCCTAACATTGATTTTGTAAAGTTAATTACAGATATAAAAACATGGTTAAATAACTTCTTAGTAAACATACTTAAGAAGTTTCTTGAATTCATAGTCAACCTATTAAACTTTCTTGGTATCACTCTTGAATGGTTAGCAATTGTATTACCGATAAGATTTTGCGTGATAACAAATACCCCAACAGCAAAAGCTAGAGCATAAAATGGCAATCATAACTAAAGCGTCCTACTACTCACCTAGATCAAAAGCAGATGTATTGTATTTTGATATGAGGAATAGTTTTGACCGTCATCCTAATTTAAAAGATGTTGACGGTTTTGGTAACGAGGATGCTGTATCCCAGTCTATAAAGAATCTACTATTTACCAACCCTGGTGAAAGACTGTTTCAACCAGATCTGGGAAGTGATATTAACAGAACATTATTTGAAAACATAAGTGCTGAAACGGAAAGCTTGATTCGTACCTATGTTGAAACAACTATAAAGAACTATGAGCCAAGAGCTGATCTAATAGAGGTCATCGTAACAGCTATTCCAGAGATGAATACATACTCTGTAACTATTGTTTTTGGCGTTGTAAACAGAACAGATCCAGTAGTACTGGAACTATTACTATCTAGGGTACGTTAATGGCTAACACATCCGTCGCACTAACCAGTCTTGATTTTGATGAGATCAAGAGTAATTTAAAAGAATATTTAAAACGTTCTAATTCTCCTTTCAAGGATTACGACTACGAAGGATCGAACATGAACGTCCTCTTGGACGTTCTTGCGTATAACACTTATCTCAACTCGTTTTACCTTAATATGGTTTCAAGAGAAATGTTCTTGGATACCGCTCAAACAAGAGACAGTGTTTTATCGCACGTTAAAGAATTAAACTACGTACCGCGCTCTTATCGCTCATCGGAAGCGCAAGTATCCTTTAACATTACTCCTTCAAGCGCTATATCTCAATTGATAGTTCCACGCGGCACCTCTTTTACTACTAGAGTAGGATCTAACTCTTACACCTTCTCTACAGAAGAAAACGTAGTGTTAAGTCTCAACAGTAATGGATACTTCGAAGCTAACTCCCTTACAATTTACGAAGGTACTTACGTATATGAAACTTTTGTATACGTCTCAAGTAACAACACCCAACGATTTGTACTATCTAATCCAACGGTTGATACACGAAGTATAGTTGTCAGTATTATTGAAAATAATGGTGCTAATGTTGTACCATACACACGCGCTACGAGCTTTCTAGGTTTAAATTCTAACTCTACAGTTTACTTTTTACAGGGTGCAGAAAATACTCAATTTGAATTACTATTTGGTGATGATGTTATTGCTCGTAGACCGCGAAATGGATCCACTATTCTAGTTGAGTACAGAGTGTGTAACGGAGAGTTACCTAATGGCACCGACGTATTTGATATTGATGGACCTATTCAAGGACAAGCTAATATATCAGCAATCAGTACTGTGCGAGCAGCTAGCTCCGGAGCTGTTACTGAAGCGATTGAATCTATAAAATTTAACGCACCTCGCTATTACCAAAATCAAGACAGAGCAATTACCACGTCTGATTATGAAAACTTACTTAAAGCTAACTTCCCTGTAATAGATGCTATTGCAGCTTTTGGTGGAGAAGAGTTAGATCCCCCTCAATACGGTAAGGTTTATATTTCCGTTGATATTGCTAACGCTGATGGTACACCTCAAGGTTTAGTAGATGAATTTTATAACTTTATCAAACCAAGATCTCCTCTCTCTATAGACCCAGTATTCGTAGATCCTGACTTTTTATATCTTGATGTTTATTCAAAGGTAAGATATAACGTCACACAAACAAATCTAAGGATCAATGATATTAAAACGTTGGTTGTGTCTGCTATAAGTCAATATAACACTGACAATATATCTGACTTTAAGAAGACGCTTCGTTATAGTAGACTTACTAACTATATTGATGAGTCACATTTTAGTATTATCAGTAACGATACCTTCATAAGACCTTTTAAAATTATTACCCCTTTGTTAGGAAGAGTTAATAACATAGTTGTTAATTTTGGTTTTGAATTATCCGCCTTCAATAACCTTACTCCTTTCAATTTAGAAAACGAAAGAGCTTCTATTACATCTACTAGCTTTACTTTCGATAATAGATCATGTCATTTTAATGATGATGGGTTGGGTAATATTAATATTGTAACTACCGTTGGAAACAACCATCAAGTTCTTTCTACTGTTGGAACTGTAGATTATAGAACAGGTACTATTATTCTTAATAATTTTAATATCCAATCTTACGATGGTGAGGGTATTAAAATATTTGTTGATACTGTAACAAAAGATATTTTTTCTAGCAAGAATGTAATTCTGGAAATCAGAGACATTGATATTAGAGTAGACGTAGAGGCTATTAGAGTATAATGAGACCAATAGAAGAATATATTTCCCCTTTAGTACAGGGACAATTTCCATCTTTTTATAAAGAGGAAGGACCTTTATTTCTTCTATTTGCAGAAGAGTACTACAAGTGGCTAGAAACTCGTACGTATACTGATAATGGTACCGTCAAGGATGGAGGGTACGTCATGGCGTACTCAAGAAATTTACTTGACAACAGAGACATTGACAAGACTCTAGATGAATTTTTAGTATATTTCTATCAAAAATATCTTAAAAATATTCAGTTCGTAACGCAAACAAATAAAAAGTTTCTACTCAAAGCAGCTCAAGACCTTTACAGAAGTAAAGGTAGTGAAAGATCTCTTGATTTAATTTTTAGATTGTTGTATGGAGAGACTGTACAAGTATATCTTCCTAGTAGAGATATTTTAAGAGCATCGTCAGGAAAATGGTATCTGCCAAAATATCTAGAGGTTACGCGCTCTAGTAGAACTCCTTCGCTGTTAAACAAAGAAATAACTGGTAGTAAGTCTGGCGCTAAGGCTTTCATAGAACAAATTATTACTCGAGTAGTAAACGGTAGAATGATTGATGTTCTTTATTTAAGTAATGTCAGAGGAAATTTTCAATACGGTGATATTATTACCGAAAACGGGTTAGTAGCAAATGCTCCAAGAATAACCGGGTCGTTAACCTCCATGAATATAACAACAGGAGGAAGAGGGTTTGAAGAGGGTGAAATAGTTGATATAGTTTCTGATTTTGGTATAAGAGGTAAAGCAAGGATTACTGGTATAGAGAGTACAACAGGAGTAGTTGACTTTGCCATAACGGATATTGTTTCGGATCTTGCTTCAACTTACAGGTTAGTTCCCCCTACATTCCAACCCACCAGCAATGTATTTTTATACGGTGATGGAACTACGGTAGGTTTATATAACATACTGTACAATACTATTTCAACAAGTTCAAGTTTTTTTAAATGGGTTACGCGAGGTAGAGTATTAGGTGAACCTATAGTTACACCGGGGGGAGGGTCTGGATATTCTAACTCAGCACAAATAATTATATCTGATAAAGTGATGCAGATATCAAAGTTGAGTTCGACCTCAAACACATTTTTAAGATTTGAAAAAGTAACTCAAAATCTAACAAGCGCTCAAGTACATACAGTTATTGGACCATTTCCTAATACAGGAAGATTATACACAGCTAATTTATCCGGTAATTCTATGGTATTTTCTACCGTTGGAAGCACTAGTAATACAGCTAATATTATTTTTAATACTACTACTGGGGACATGCTGGCTAATACGTATCTGTATTTCCCAGAAATTCATTACGTAGATGTAAATGTCAATACATCTAACACCTTCATAAGTGGTGAGAGTGTTGTACAGAGTAATGGTTCTGCTAACGTTACCACTGGTATAATTGAAAGTGTCACAGATACTGTAGTAGTAGAATTAGATACTGGATCTATAGCCGGTGGTTTTGCTCCTGGTCAGTTTGTAAGACAAGGGTCGACTGCTAACGGATATATTGTAGGTGTGCCTTGGAAATCTAATTTTAATCAGTCAAATGTAAGCTATGTGGTACTTGCAAATGTTCAAGGAACATTTAGCAACTTGTCCGGTATATCAGCTTTTTCTAACGTTGCAAACGTTACCTTCTATCTTGGAAATGCCAATCCCACTTTCATTACCAGCACTAAACGATTAAGAATAACAAACACTAGCGGCAATTCTTTTAATGAATCTAATACTATAATTAGTACATCTGGATTTGTGAGTGGTACTATAAAAGCATCTTCTAATATTGGTGGATACATTAATTCCTATTCTAGCGTAACAGCATCAGGTAATGTGATGGGCTCTAACGTTCATACTAGTTGGACAGCAGGCCAATATGGGTTTGGTGGTGGCCATCTAGGGTTAATAGACATAAGCAATACTTTTTATTACGGAGTAGGTAGTAGATTGAAGGGTGATGAATCAGACATAGAAGTAGAAATAACTAATATCTATAGTGGACAAACTGCTAATGCCCAGATTGGTTTTATTGAGAATGCTGAAACTGTTACAGTTACTTCTGATAGATTGGCTGGTAATAATGACGGTCTAGGTACTTTATCGGTTCCTTTCATGAGTGTAAAATTAACCGGTGCGAATGCTACATTTGGTAATATTTTAGATGTATTGGTAGCTAATGGTGGTACAGGGTATACAAACGGATACACATCTACCACAGGAGGATCTCCATCATCTGTCGCTAATTTACAAATTGTAACTAATAACTCAGGCACTATTGAAGTAATAGTGCCAGTTGATACTGGAGAAGGATATTCATCTGATCCAACAATAACTTTATCCGGCGGCTCTGGTGCTAACGTAATAGCTTTATTCCCATACGGGTTTGCAGGAAATCAAACAGGACACTTAAAAACTCTTCTTAATGATTTGTTAGACTCCCGTAATATCTCGATAGGTTCTATTGCTTCTCTTACTAGTATTAACCCGGGTGAAAATTACAACATTGATCCGTTCGTGTACCCCTATGAACCTTTAGTAGCGTCGTATAATAAACAGGATGTGTACATAGAGTATGATGGTACTCCCGGTCTATTCAGACGAGGTGAAGCCGTTATACAATCGACTACAGGTACTAGATACAGTTTAACTACTAATGCACTCCCTATAACTTCCAACGGAGGTAATTATTATGGAAATAATCAATTAAATACTATAACTATAAGTGACGGAGGCTGGGGATACACTAATGGAACAGCACTCAATACAAGTCATCAATTCCGTAATACAGTTTATGGAACGGGTCTCTTCTTCATTAATGCTGCGTTTACTAGTACTATAACAGGTAGTATAGCTAAAGCGAACGTTTCGGTTGTTACTAACTCTAACGGAACCATCACAAGTTTAGTATATAATAACAGGGGAGTAGGTATTACAAATGCAGCCTCGGTTGTAATTAAAGGTGACGCCGCAGATACAAATAAAATAAGAGCAGTAAGAATAGAGAACGGTGGAGCCAGTTATACTAATAATGAGCTTGTAGTATTTACCGGAACAGGCTCAGGGGCTAACGCATACATCACTACTAATGCTAATGGAACTATTACTGCAGTTACCATATCAGCCAATGGCTCAGGATACACTACAATACCTTCCTATACAGTGAGTCGTATATTAAGTTCGAACGTTGTTATTAACAATGGAGGTACCGGTTATACTAATGGTGATGTATTAGCGTTCAGTGGCGGTGGCGGCATAAACGCAAACGGTACCGTTACAACGGCTGCTAACGGCACTATTACTAGCGTTGCTCTGTCGAATACAGGAAACTATTATACATCTACCCCGTCAGTAACAGTAACCGGTTCTGGAAGCAGTGCTAATATTGCTGTAACTCTTAAAGGAATAGGTGAGGATCTAACCGTATATACAGACGCTGTATTTACGTCAAACACGATGCCCTCACTTCCTATTCCTGGTGAGTATGTTTACTCATTAACTAATACATCTGTATATGGTGTAGTGAATGCAGCTTCTTATGATGTAGATCTTAACACCTATACTGTTTTGATTGATCCAATTAGCGGTGTGTTTTCAAATGGTGCTTTCAGAACTATTACAAGTAAACAATTGGCTAACGGATCAGTAACCAATATATCACTTACAACGTCTGTAAGAGGGTTTATAAAATCTGCTACTCCGACACCAATAAGTAACACTAATCCAAGAGGATGGTTATTAGTTAGAAGACAGTCTCTATTTAAAGATTTTGTTGTAGGTAAAGAATTAATAGGTTCAGTAACCGGCACTGTAGCTAATGCCCAAAGTGTTACCGTTGAGGCAGGTTCACAGGCTATGGGTGAAAATGCATTCATTGATGCCAGAGTTATTTCAGCCAATGGAGCAGTAACTAATGTAGAGATTATTGATTCTGGTTTAGGCTACATTCAAGATGAAACTGTTTCATTTACTAACCGTCAAGGATTCTCTGCTACCGCTAAAACGAACATTCTTAATCAGGGTGTAGGCGAAGGTAGGTATCTTTCTACTGACGGTTTTTTAAGCGATACAAAAAAATTGTTTGATGGTAGTTATTACCAAGAATACTCTTATGAAGTGCAAAGTGCAATCCCTATAGAAACATATAGAGATGTCTTAAGAGAAGTTCTTCATGTAGCTGGAACTCAATATTTTGGTGGTGTGCTGAAGACAAGCGTTGAGACAATAGATATAACAGTAGAAAATCCATCAAACTCAAGCATCACTGTTAGCTAAGCATAATAAATAATATTTTCGGATGAAGATATGGGAAAAATAGTATTAAGAAACTTTAGAAGACACGTTGTAGATCAATTGGTTGAATCTATTACAGAGCCGGCCAACAACGTGTACTATCTTGTTGCATCAAGATCTACAGAGTACGACGGGGGAGACGACCAGGTACCCAGTCCTACCGAGAGCGTTAAAGACGTGGAGATTGATCCCTATCAAGAAATTATATTTGGTAAAAAAATAACGTCTAATGATGTTGCGTATATGATTGACAGATACACCTGGACGTCTAACACCGTATACGCAAGATACAATCATACCGATACTGATCTTCTTACAAAGCAGTATTATGTAGTGCATAAAAATGGTGCTGTCTATAATGTATATAAATGTTTAGATAATAATTTTGGCGGCACTTCAACCGCAGCACCTACCGACACTGATACCTCTGCGGATAGTTTTATTACTGTTGATGGATATAAGTGGAAGTTTTTATATCAAGTACCAGAAGCAACGTTTGAGAAGTTTGCTACTTCTAATCACATGCCGGTGTACACTAATACGGCAGTATCTGCGGCTGCGGTAGATGGTGCTATCACCGTAGTAGGAATAACATCCAACGGTTCTAATTATATTTCAAGCCTTGATGGTACTTTTAGTAGTGCAGACATAAGAGTATCAAACAATACAACCTACAGATTATCCTCTCAAGGATCTTCAAACGCAGATTTTTATACTGGTAGCGTTATAATTACCGTGGCTGGAACCGGGGCAGGTCAATATAGAACATTAGTAGATTATACTACAGATCGAATTGCGGTAATTGATAGTGCGTTTACAGTTACCCCTGACGCTACAACTCAATATATTATTAGACCAAAAGTTGTTATTACTGGAGACGGAACTGGTGCACTAGCTTATGCTACTGTTAATACAGCATCAGGAACTCTTTACCCTATCAATAGCGTAGTAATGGTGAATGTAGGAAGTAATTATTCCTATGCTACTGCGGTTGTTGCGGGTAATACGGGCTCAGTAAACGCTGCTTCTAATGCTGCAGTACTAATACCTTTCATATCTCCATCAGGGGGACATGGAACTAATCCAGCAAAAGAACTTGGTTGTAAGAGAATAGGTTTAAGTGTAAAATATAACACAGATGAGTCAGGTTATTTACCTGTAGTAAATGATTACAGAAAAATACAAATACTGAAAGATCCTTTATTTGATAATGTACAAATTTCTCTTACAGACGAAAAAGGTTCCACCGCAAGCGACGAGATTATTTACCAATTTAAATATAGCAGATTACACGGTGAAGTATCAGTTACAACATCATCTAACTCGTTTTCTAATTCAGCAGGTGTAAGTACCGATTTTTCTAATAGCGTTAGAGTTGGTGATTACATCTACATATATGATACTACAAATAATGTTCAAAGAATAAAACAAGTAAGTTTTGTTAATTCTTCAGTCATACAAATATCTTCAAACGTAGGATTTGCTTGTACTAATGCTAAATTTGCATTAGCCACGATTACTGCACAAGCAGTTAGAACAGGTTATTCAGGCGGTGTTCTTTACGTAACTGATGCCACACCTAAATTTACTACTGGTGAACTAATCATCGGTGAAGAAACGGGTGCTACTGGATTAATAACAGCCATAAATGTAGGTGAACCTACTAAATCCTATAATAACTGGAATACGTTCGATAATAGAACAAGAATTTATATTTCAAACCTGTCTGGAACTTTCGCTAATGATGAGCCAATATATCAATCTACTACAAATGCAAACGGCTTTATGCATTCTGCTAATAGTACATTGGTATGCTTGACACAAGTTAACGGAACTTTCAATTCTGGCTCGATATATACACTTACAGGACAAGATAGCGGTGCTACAGCAAATATCTTATCATCATATACTTCAGATATAGTTACCGGTACAGGAGACTTGCTGTACGCGGAGCACGGCGATCCCATTACCAGAAACGGAAGTCAATCAGAAACTATCAGACTAGTTTTGGAGTTTTAAGAGGTTACAATGCCTATAGAGACAAATTTAAACATTACACCATATCATGACGATTTTGACCAGGATAAAAACTATTATAAAGTTCTTTTTCGTCCTGGCGTGTCTGTACAAACTCGTGAGTTAACTCAATTACAGACTATCCTCCAAAACCAGATAGAGCGCTTTGGTGATCATGTATTCAAAAGCGGTACGATCATCAGCGGTTGTAATTTTCAATTTATTGAAAAATATGACTATGTAAAACTACAAGACGTTCAGCTAGATAACCAGCCAGTAGACCTGCCTGGATATCTAGATCTCAATGTACGAAATGCTGCTAATCTTGTTGCAAGGGTAATTAATTACAAAACCGGATTCTCTTCTCGTGACCCAGATACCAACTACCTTTATCTTCGCTATCTAAACTCTGGTAACACAGGAAATCTTTCGTCATTCAGTAATACTGATGTTCTGACAGTTTATAGTGATGCCGATATTATTTTCGGTGTAGACGTAGATAACGGAGGTACAGGGTTTTCAAATTCTGACTCTGTACAATTTGTCAGTCAGCTTCTGGTATCTTTTAATGTTGGTACTATAGGTGCAGGCAACTTAATTTCTCAGACTATAGAATCTTCTACTGCTAACCTAGAAGTTCTGTCTGTCAACTCTACTTTTGGAACTATCACACTTAGCAGCGTAAATGCTAATGGTGATCCTATTCTTGATACCTACACGGATGCAGACTATAAGATACTTCGTGTTAAGCCTATCAACAGCGACTTATCAAACACCTCATTAACGAATTCGAAATGGAATATACTAAGAGGGTACAATGTCTTACAAGGTGTATCCAATACTGCTAACGTAGTTGCTATTCTTGGTTCTGGTGTATCAGCTACTCTGACTACTGACAGCCAAGGTACTATTAACGACATCTCTATGATCACCAATGGTGCTGGATATGTCTTTGAGCCTTATGTGACTGTGCGTACAGCAACTGGTGTACTGACTAATCTTAACCTAGATCCAAGAAACTTTAAGGCTCAAGTTACCGTTCTTGATAGCACTTTTGTTGCTGGTAACACTGTGCCTGTCGGTAATGCATATGCGTTCAGCGTAACGGAAGGTATCATCTATCAAAAAGGATTATTCCTAAGAGTTGACCCTCAAACTATCATTGTTAATGCTTATTCATCTTATGTAAATAATGCAGTTATTGGCTTTGACTCAGCTGAGTCAATTGTGAACAGCAGCGTTGATTCTTCGCTATTAGACAATTCGCTCGGAACTCCAAACGAGTCAGCACCTGGTGCAAACAGATTAAAAGTAACACCTACATTAATTGTTACTAACACTTCTTCAGCCGCCGCTAATAATAGATTTTTCCCTATCGTGGAATTCAGAGATGGATTTCCGTTTAGACAACAACAAGCAACAGTATACGGAACTCTTGCAAAAGAGTTTGAAAGAAGAACCAGCGAGACTGCTGGTGATTTCGTAATTGACGAGTTTTTAGTTTCTACAAAAGATAAACGAACAGCCAACGTAACCCATGCCGAGCTTGTGGTCGATCCTGGTAAAGCTTATATCGATGGTAAGAGACTAGAAACTAATCGTAACACAGTTCTTGATATTCGTCGCGGTACGGATGTTGCGGTAGTTAACAATCAGACTATTTCTCTTAACTACGGTAACTTTGTTTACGTAGATGAAGTGTCAGGTTACTTTAATATCAGAACTGGTGCAAATGTTTCTTTATATGATCGCCCACGTAACTTCTTAACTACCTATCCTGCTGCACTAGTAGGAGGAATTTATAGTTTTGATATTACAGATGGTGGTAGAGGATATACTAATGCAGCAGCAGTTGTAATTACAGATGCAACTGGAACAGGTGCTTCAGCTAGAATATTTACAAATTCAAATGGTACTATTAATTCTGTAGCGCTTTCCAGTCCAGGTACGAACTACTCTACCTCCGCTCAATCTTATGTCTCCTACGGCATAACCGATGTAGTGGTAGCAGATGGAGGCGCAGGATACACTGCAGGTCAAATATTAGACTTTACCGGAGGAGCTCAGCTTACTTCAACGTCAACGCTTACTGTTGATAACACCGCTATAGGTTTCTTCGAGGGTGGTATTGTTTTACAAGGTAATACAGCAAACGTATTTGCATCTGGTATCGTACAGAATATTGTTAATACAACAGTAATGGTTGTTAGACAAGTCGTAGGTACCTTTGAAGTAACCAGTACTAATGCTGACCTATCCATATCTTACTCAAACGCCTTTAGCACTTTTGCTAACGTTACTGCTGTTGCTGACGCAAGCGCGTCTGGAAAGATTGGGGCGGTTGATTCTACAGGTAAGATTTTAAAAGTAGATATAACTAACCCTGGATTATATACCTCTTCTCCTACCATTCGAGCTACCGGTAATGTAACTTCACCAAGAGTGGGCGCGCCTGGTACTGGTTATGTAAATGCTTTCTCTATCGCTATTCTTAACGATCCTACTACCATTAACGGCTATAGCACTGGTAATACGGCGTTAATCGTAGCTAACGTTGGTGCTTCAGGTATATTAACTCAAGGCTTAGTTGTAGCTGGTGGTAATGGATACGTTCAAAACTCTACTTCTACTCCATTAAATATAGTAGTTACCAGTCCCCTATCAAAGGTAGAGTGTAATATTAATACTATTGGGTATTCAAACTCAGCATCATCTAATGGTGGTGTTGTTTATTTTACCGGGAACAACGTACCAAATTCTTTCTACGTAACGACCACCAGCATCGCCAACGGCTCAGCCTGGGCAGCTAACGACGTAGTATCACAACGAACCGGAGCAAACATAGTTTATGGTGTAATAGGATCCTATGCATGTACTTCTGCTAATGCTATATTATTAGTTAACTGTACCGGTCCATTCATTACTTCTAATGCAAGCGGCGATACTCAGATTCGAAACCAGACAAAAACCGCCAATGCTTCTGTGTTATCCGTAGCTAACTCCCACGCTAATGCTGTAGTAGTTACCGACGGCACCGGCAAATTTGCAACCAATGCTATAACATTTGATCCAGTTTGGAGAACGGGTCATTACTATGGTAAACCGTTAGTCGAGGTTGGATCACAGTTATTAAGTGTATCAATTCTATCAGGGGGTTCTAATTATAATGTAGGTGACCCGTTGGTATTTACTCCACAGGACGGCAGAGGTGCAGCTGCTGCTGCGAACGTGTCGTCTATTGGCGTCGGGGGCACCATAACGGGTATTAGCATTACAAATAAAGGTTATGGGTACGTAGTGCCACCAAGCGTTACCGTAACTTCTGTCGGAGGTCAAGGAGCACTAGTAACCAGCGCAGTAGGTAAGTTTACTACGGCTGATGCAGCAAGAGTTGGTCAAGTACCAGTTCTTGCAGGTACGGGTGCTAAGGTATCCATAACTATTCCTTCACAAGCAACCCTTGAACCAAGACCTACCTCTAGTTCTTTCTCACCTTTAGTTGGTATACCTTTAAGCAATACCCCGGGTAACCAAATAGGTACAGCTCGCGTTAGATCATTAGTATTTGATAGTGGTGTTCCGGGTCTTGCAAATGCAACATATAGAATGTATTTGTATGATATTAGAATGAATGCTGCTAAGAACTTTAAACAAGTTCGTAACATTAGTAGTACATCGACTATAAAAGGCTCTGCTGATATTATTACAGAACTGGAACCATCTACAGGTGCTAACGGTGCTATTCTTAAAAATACTTCTAACAGTAGATTAATTTTTAGAACAGGCGCTAAAGCAATCAAATCAACAAGTAGTGTTGACTTGGTATACAGAACAACACAGACAAATGCACTATTAACGAGCAATGGTGAAATCACTGTTACAGTAGGTGGAGGAGATGTAATTAAATATGGCTCTTCTACTACTTTATCTCCAACACAACGCCAAGAACTGATCGTTGTTCCTTTGGCTAACGCTGAACACACGGTAGGTGTAGCTGTTCAAGTGTCTACTGGTTCTTCTGAATTTGTAGGCACTGGTGCTACTTCTTATTTTGAAATAGGTGATCATGTAAAGATTACATCTCAAAACAATGCTGGTTTAGATAATGAGCTTTATGGAACTGTGGTAAGTAGAACAGGTACAACCAGAGTAGGATTGAATACTGTATGGCCACATGATACTACTTCTGGTGCATATGCTGTAAAACATTACCCTGCTAACTTCCCTATACCGATGATTTCTCCTGCTGTATCTGCCAATACAAGCGGAGATGGTACATCGATGACTATTAAGATAGCTAATAGTGTAAGTATTGCTGCCAATAGTACTACCTATGTTACATTTGATGTTAAGAGACCATCAGCGGCTCCAGTATCCAAACAAATAAAACGCGGAGTGCTGGTTAAGCTTAATCTTTCTAACAACAGCGCAGGAGCAGATGGTCCTTGGAGTCTAGGCATACCTGATGTGTTTAGAATAAATGGTGTTTATTTAGGAACTAACTCTTCCGTTAATACGTCCAGCACCAATGTAACTAGATATTTTTATGGTCTATCTGGTCAAAAAGATGATTACTATGATATTGCTCATTTAATAAAGAAAGACAATGCAGGAGTAGCAGTCTCAAATACAAACTGGTTGTTGGTTGATCTAGATTGCTTTACTACATCTACAGCTGGTTATTACTCTGCTGGTTCTTATACTCTTTCTAATACTGGTACAAGAGCTTCTCTCGGCAATACCGCTATTAATCCATTAGAGATTCCTGACTATCAAGACACTTCCGGACAACTGTATTTACTTTCAGATGCGATTGACTTTAGACCTTACGCTGTAGCTACTGCTAATATTACTAGCACTATAGCAGATGCATCAGTCAATCCATCTAACACGCTATCATTCTCTGCAAGTGATAAACTTTTCCCTCTACCTGATTCTGAGTTTGAGTTTAATTACGAGCGCTATCTGCCAAGAATGGATAGAGTTATAGTTGATACTAACGGCGTCATAACTAACGTTGAAGGTATTGCCTCTACGGATGGAGCATTAATACCACCTCCTCTGCCTACAGGAGTAAACGGAGTTAACAGCGGCGCCATTACTGTTACTACAGTTATAGTTCCTCCGTTCCCGACTATTGCGCAACAAGCATCCAATACTAATATTGAATTCATGTCTCGTAATGTATTTACTGATAAGCCTTCGTTGAAGAGAATTCGTGACTTCCAATTCTCACCTGAGAACGTAAAACGTGTAACATCGTTCTTCCAACCAAGACGTTATACCATGAAGGATATTGGACAACTTGAACGCCGTATTGAACAAATTGAATTCTATACAAGCTTAAGTCAACTTGAAGCAAAGACTAATGAGCTGTTTATTCCTAGCTCTGTAGATCCTTATCTAAATAGACATAAGAATGGATTCTATATTGATACCTTTAACGGTTACGAGGGTAGTGATACTTCTTCCAGTGAGTATAGAGTACACGTAGATTACGTTTCCGGATGGGCTGAACCTGAGGGTGCAACTTATAATTTCCAATCTCGTTTAGATTATACTGATCCTAATGTTATTTCTGATATTATTAAAGTATCAGGTGAGTTGAGTGAGCCAGGTATTATTAATAATGAAGAAGCTACCTTAATGCTTCCATATCAAGAAGTGGAAGTTATTAGACAAGATAAATTTACTTCTGCTATTTCTGGTGCTGGTTACGATGTTAAATATGCAGGTGATTACGAGATTAAACCAGAAGAGTTTAGAATGAGACTAACTCTTGAGGTTCGTAACACCCCTGAACCACCTCCTCCACCTCCTCCTAGTGGTGGTGGCGGTGGCGGCGGTGGCGACTGTAAGATCATCTGCGCTAAGCTTAATGAGATGGGATTCTTCGAAGACGACATTAATGCAGCTGATCAGTTGTTTGGCCAGAAATTACGCGAAGAGCATCCGCATATTTACAACGGATACCTAGCATGGGCACAGACAGTTGTGGATTGGATGGACGGTAAAGGACTAGGTCCAAGAGTTATTCCATTCTTAACTCAAGAGCAGCACGATAAAGTATCGTCTTATTTAACTACTAAGTATGTTTATAAACTTGCACGCCCATGGGCTGAAGAGATGGCCTATAGAATGGGAGTACGAGAAGAAAGCAGTCTTGCAGGTAAGATTATAATGAGTGTTGGTTTACCGATAAGCTGGATGGTTGGTAGACTTGGATTTAAGCCTGTTGAAAAGAGCTCTAAACTTCGTGGTTATGCAGTTTGGGGTATCTGTACAGTGTTGCTAGCAACATCTGTTACAGCTCAGTTTATTGAAAAGGCATATAAAAAAGCCAAAACACTTTTTAGAAAATAACAGGTCATAACATGCCTACACAGAAAAAAGTTTTTTTACAAGAAGCGCAGAAACAAATGTTTCAAATTACCGTAAGGGGTTTGAACGTTAATTCTCGTATGAGAGTATTCTTCGAAGGAGCAGAGGTTACTCCTGCTGCTGGCGTTCTAACAAGATGGAATGATAGTATTGATATTGTTACTGATAGATTTGGTGTTCTATATCTTAATTACTATTATCAAGACCCTGTTAGTTATGTTAATTTTACAGATGAAGAATCACTTTTTAGATTTGCTCAGTCTAACCAGGGTGTCAAGTTAATTACTATAGTAGATGCTGCTAGCGTATCCGCAGCAGTATACTCACAATTGCCAACTAACTATAGGGAACTAGCAAGATGTTTTGCAGAAGTTCCAATAAAAGTATCTTATGTTGCAACTGTTAAAGAAATTAACTACTCTGACTACACTGAATCTGCGCTTGCATCAACAAGTATTCTACAGACTAGAGAGTTTAATGCTCCAGCTTACTGGCAGAATGGATCAGAACAATCTACACAAATCATTTTAGGATCGTAAGCTATGGCGATTATTGCAGATCTAGCTCAAACCATTATAATTGACTCTCAGACAGTAAAACAGTCTGACTATGCTTATGTTACTAGTGTGACTTTATTTTTTAGAGGAAAACCTTCACCTGGGTCAACATCTTCTGGATTACCTAAACCCGGTGTTACGGTTTATCTCTGCGAAACAAATGACGAAAACGCTGCACAACAACCTAACTTAAACGATTATCTTAAGTATGGTCGCGCGCGTGTAGAGTATGATAACGTTATTCTTTCTAGTAATCCGGGTAATAATATTAGTGCAGCTGGAACTAAGTTTACTTTCCAGTCTCCAGTACCTATTCGTACGAATAGATATTATGCTATTATAGTTAAATTTGATGGTTCCGATACAGGCTTTCAACTATTCAGAAACAAAGCCAACGAATCATTTAACTCTACTCAATCATCAGCAGTATCAGCTGGTGCTATGGCAGGTAAATTGTTTGTTTTAACAAACGGTAACATTAGCACACCATTGAATGACTCTGACTTAATGTTTAGAGTAAATATTGCTAAGTTTACCGAAACGTCTAGATCTTACAGATTAGTAAATCGTAACTATGAGATTCTTGGTTATGATGGTACTCAACTGAATGGCAATTTCATAGGAGGTGAGTACGTAGTTATTAATGCGGGTGATCCTGCCGGTCAAACAATATCTACGAGTACTAACTCTCTTTACATAACTGGAACCAATACAGCATTTTTATCTACTTTTGCTGATGATGATTTAATTGTATTAAGATCAGGTAATACATTTAGTGTACGACGAATCGTTTCTCGTCCTACCAATACATTAATAGAATTGAATGATGAGCCTGGTTTTACTAATGCTACTGCTACCTATCAAGACACTACTGTAGCAAGAGTATTCGACCATTACCCACAAGCTAACATACTTGCATTAGTTTCATCTACTGCTAACGATACCTCATATTTTGCTAATAACACTATTGTTTATGGCACTCAGTCAGGTGCTTCAGTTACTATTAACAAAGTATGGAATTTTAGACTTAACTCTTACCAGCCAGACTTTTTGTTTTTTAAACCTTCAGGTACAGCTGTAGAAGGAGTAGCTCGATTTGCAGATATTAATTATGATACTCAAGCATTAGATGAGGACTTACGATTTAATGAGCGTAGCGGATTTGAAGAATTTGAAGCGTGGATAGCATCAAGATCTAATGAGGTTCAAAATGCTGCGTTTCTAGAGAACGGCAAATCTGTAAACATGGATCTAACATTAACTACTACTAACGAGTATGTGTCACCGATAATTGATGAAGAAAAACTAAAATTTGATGCATGGAGATGGATTGCTAACTTTAGTACCACTAACGAGCATCTACCTAATCAAGGTAATGCTCAATCTAAATATATTTCAAAACGCGTTACTTTAGCAGAAGGTCAAGATTCAGAAGACGTAAAGGTATACGTTACTGCTCATCGCCCTGTTGGAACTGATATAAAAACTTACATTAAGTTTTATAATCCTCTTGACCCAGAAGGGTTTGAAGGAAAGAATTGGACAGAGCTTGAATCTTTAGCACCTCCTAACTTACTAAGCAATCCTAAAAATAAACGCGATTTTGTAGACTTGCAATTTTCTTTGCCTTGGTTCCCTGTAAGTGATTTTGAGAATATGCAAGCGGGAGCTAACGTTGTAACTACGTTCCAAGGAACAAATGGTTCTGCAGTCTTTAATCGCGACGATTCTACTGTGTCAGTTAATACTCATATTGTTGCTGGTAACGTAGTAAGAATTTTTGACGCTGCAGCTCCTGATAATAGTTATGTTGCTGTGGTTACTTCTTCCAATACAGTGTCATTTACTGTAGAGCAAACTCTTGATTCTTCAAACACCTACCATAGATCGTTTATAGGTACTGGTAAAATAGTTCAAGTTTGCGAAAGACCGAACTCAGCATTTAAAAATTATATGAACGGTGGTATCATTAGATATTACAACACCGCCGGTTCTGCCTACGATACATATAGAATATTTGCATTGAAGAATGTTTTATTAACTAATAACGGTGTTTGGTATCCATTAATGAATGATGTAAGAGCGGTGGCGGTAACGGTGTAATATGAAAGAAGCCAAAGGTTTTATTAGAGATAAACATTCTAACGCAGTTATATGCGTGGATGATAATGCTCTTAAAACATATAAATTTGAGCGCGCAAGACTCGCCGAACAGCACAAATTAGCTAATGAAGTGCAAGATCTACGAAGTGATCTAGGTGAGATAAAACACTTGCTGGCTAAACTTATTAATACTAGGAAATAACGTATATGTCAAAATCAGTTGCTAATGTAGTCATCGCAACAGATACATTTCAAACAGTCATTGAGCGTGTAAATACACTAGCTGACGCTATGACTAATGAAGTGGTTACTGTAAGCCCTACCACAGCCGGTGCTATATCAACTGGTAACGGATCTGTTAATGGGTCCTTCATGGCTACTGATCTTATTGCGGTTATACTGCGTGGTGGTACTACAGGTAATACACAGGCATACGGTAATTTACAAATAGGGTTTTCTAACTCAACAGTTTCAAGTAACGTTACTGTTGTAGGTGGTTTTACTAATGTAACATCTAATAATGTATTAATAGCTACTACTAACACTACTCTTTCAGCGACTAACTTCGCTATCAACGTTGCCAATACTAAATTAACTGGTAACGTTACATTTGCTGTAAATACCACTTTTAATGCTATTTCTTTTACTGGAAATTCATCCCAGCAGGATCTAGTTGCAAACGTTGCTAATATTAATATAACCTCTAACCTTTTAGATTTTACTGGAAATGCAGAGGTTACAGGTACATTAACTATTACTGGTACAGCTGCTGTAGTAGGTAATTTGTCAGCAAATACCATTAAATTTACCTCAACAGGATCATTAGTATCTAATTCTGTTACAAATGTCTATACTAATAATAACCCACAAATAGTTGATGCTATTGACATTACTGTCAATCAATCGGCTAAATATACTATACAAGTTCAAGACGCTGTTGCGAACGAAGTGATGATGACTGAGATTTCTCTCGCATATGGATTTAGTAATGTTTATACTACTGAATATGGTACAATATATTCAAATAATCAGTTTGTCAGTTTTACTGCTAACTCCAATACAACCCACGCTCGACTATACGGTGCACCTTTAGACTACACGTTTGCAAACAACATAACATATAAGTTGATTCGAACAACCCTAGAATAAAGCGTCATATAAATAGTAGAGTTAGTGGAAAGGGAAACTAATGTCTACACAAGATTTTAGAATTAAGCACGGTGCAGTAATTGCCAACACATTGTCTGTTGGTAATACCACCACTATCTCCGGCAACGTTAATATCACCGGAGGTAAGAATCTCAACGTCGAAGGCAATATTGAGGCCAATGCAAAGATTAATGTAGCAAATACATTAACGGTTGCTAATGGTGGCTTAGTTGTCTCTAAAGGTAACGTTGCAATTTCCAACGGTAGCTTAACCGTTGACAAAGATCTCGTAATCTCTGGTAACTTAACCGTTACAGGTGTAACTTCGTTCCAGGGAACTCAAACACTCCAAGTTGGTACTAACGAAATTGTTCTAAACAGCCAGTTAACTGGCGGTGATCCAGAACCAGTCACCGACTCATCTATTATAGTTAATCGTGGCTCTGCTGCTAACGTTTCGTTGTTTTACGATGAGACTGATAATGCGTGGAAGTTTTCTAATGATGGTACATTAGTCTTCCCATTCCAAGCATTCACTGGTTTAACATATCAATTCAGCGCTAATACTAATACTGTTGCAGATGTAACGGATGGTACATTTAGATTAAATAATAGTGATTTATCTTTAGTAACTGAAATAGGCATAGATCCAAAAGAATACGGAGGATCTTCCGTAAGTACATTTATCAATTCATGGGATGATTCTAACTCATCTACTCTTGGATATGTTACTTTACGTTCAGCAAAATCTCATACTAAGTTTGCTATCTATTCTCTTACTTCTATTTCTACTGCCACTACAGGAGTATTAAGATTAACAGTTAATTATGTTAACGGTACAACGCTATTTGATGCTAACGAATTGGTGTATGTGGAGTTTTTACGCACCGGTGATAAGGGACAAAAAGGTGAAAAGGGCGAAGTAGGCCAAAAAGGTGACAAGGGCGAAATAGGTGACAAGGGAGACAAAGGCGATAAAGGTGAAGTAGGACAAAAAGGCGAAAAGGGTGAAATTGGTTTCAAAGGAGAAAAAGGCGAAAGATTTAGTAACGCACTTTTCACCGATGCTAATAATACTCTTGAGTTTTCTTCTTCTGATGCTTCTGCTAACGTATACGTTACTGGAGTAAAAGGACAAAAAGGCCAAAAGGGTGAGATCAGTGGTATCACATATACATTCGACGCCGATACTTCTGAATCAGCAAGTAATCCTGGAATTGCTCAGCTGTTGTTTAGTAACTCTACAATTGCAAGCGTCAATGCAATTGTAATTCGTAATCTGGATGCTGGTGGCGTAAATAACTTTAATTATTTCAGCGCGTTCAATTCTATAGGTAACTCTACTGTTAAAGGTATTTTAACAGTAGTAAATTACGCGAATACAGCCCAGACAGCACAATTTTCAATTGCGAACGTAGTTACTGGTTCACAATCAACCAACTTTAAACTTAATGTAACTAATATTGCAACTAACTTTACTGGACCATTTGAAGAAGGTGCCCAGGTTGTTATATCTGCCACCGGTGCCGGTACTAAAGGTGATGTTGGTGAAAAAGGTCAAAAGGGCGACAAAGGTGATAAGGGTGATAAAGGAGAGGTTGGCTCTAAAGGTCAAAAAGGTGAATTAGTTAGCAACGCAACATATACAGATGCAAACAACACTATAAGATTTAATAATTCGGACGGATCCTCTTTTGTTGTTACAGGGGTCAAAGGACAAAAGGGTGCTCAAGGTGCTCAAGGTTCTACAGGTTTTACTGGGCAAACGGGTCAAAAAGGTGAGAATGGAGGAGGTGGTGCTAGATTATCTATTGCATCAGATAACTACACATACTGGAATTCAGGTTACGGTAATGTAGAGCCATCTTATAAATCTTCATGGTTGGTAGATCAGCTTTACGGAGTCCCAGCTGGTAATACCTATGCTAGAAGCGCTATAGGTAAGAGAAGATATTGGGCGGGTGGTTACATAGCCCCTATGGGCGATAACCCTGGTATTCTAGCCGATGGCTTTATGGCTAACACTACCATTCCTTTAGATAAAACAGGAATGTTTTGGTATAAAAAATACTACGCTCTAGCCTTTGCCAATAGTCAATACTTACCAAATTTAACTCAAGATGAACCATTAATAGATTATACGCCGACTACCTATAATCCTGATCACAAATTTAATGATTATGAGAGTACCGCTTTTGCAATAACGGATAGACTTACTACTTTCCAACCTTATACTAACTTTGGTTATGGATTGTATAGTGTTGGAGGACAAAACACTATAGACACTATTAATGCGGTGCTTGTTAGTAAGAACTTTATCGGAGCTAGCTCGGTATCTCAAACCGTAGTATCTGGTAATTTAGATCCTGGTGCGTATATTATAGAATTTATTCATAGAAAATCTGGAAACACCTGGACCTCAAGCCAGCATACAACAGATAAAATAACTAACATTTTCTTTACAAAGAGCGACGGTACAGCAGTAAGCACTACAGATACAAAATGGTCTCTTGTAAGTGGGGTAGGAGCTGCTATAGCAGCAACCAATCAGTTCCAAATTATCGGTGATCCTGCTAGTGCAAAAATTGGATATAGATCCTCTTACTCTTATAATAACATCAAACTTTTATATCCTCAACGTAGTATAGCACTGAATGGTAATAGATCGTTAGATGAAACAATTGCTTACACTTATCAGTCTACAAATAGTAATACTTACATATACAGTAACAACTCCGGTACTCCTGATGTTTCTAGTTCCGGGCATTATGATTTTATTGTTGGTTACGGACGTACTCAAGGTATCCGTCCAGGTATTCTAACTGGAGCTGGTACAGCTACTGGCACTAACGCAATTACGTTCACACCAACTTTTATTCAAAGTGCAACAAATGAAGTAGCCACTGCAGAAACAGACTTAAATATGATGTCTACTGCGCAAATATATGTGTCTACTAACTCTGCAATAAAAATGTCTGCTACTCTAGCAAGTAACGGATATGTTGTTAATGATGGACAGTATTCAAACGATTTTATTGGTTATATAATTCATAAAGTAAATTATGATTATTTAAATAATAAGTTTAGACCATATAATTTTGTTGGAGGGTATAGTTCTGCAAACTCGGGTCCTTCAATTGCACGAGGGCTGAGTGGGCGTACCGTAATTAGAATAAAGCCAGGGGTTGCTGCGTCTATTCACTTAGTAAGTAATACTGTAACAGTAACCGATGCGACATCTACCTGGGTACCATACGCTGCTCATAGAGCGACTGTGACCGGTAGCGGAACTCTAGCTGCTCCATGGATAGTATCTACTCAAAGAGAAGGTGGCGCATACTTTGTATTGTCTGGCACCGGACATTACACAATTGCTACCGATACAAATTTTGTATCGGGTGGTGAACTAAACTACTATACTCCAGATGTACTAGGATACGAAAGTAGCGGAAGTCTCTCTAATTACAATAATCATTGGTTAGTACACGACACCCTCAGCTATCTGTCAGCTAACCAGCAAGCCGGCGTTACAGCTGGTTATTACAATGCTTATAGTCAATACCTACCTATATTACTAGATGGAGCAGTTACCGGAACTGACATGGTGCGATATAGCTATGCTAGTAGCATAAGATCCAATCAATACTACGGAAAAAACGGTATAAATGGAGGAACAAGCTCTCAAGGAGGAGTATATCTTACCTCTACCTACGCTGGAGCGTTCCATCATGAAGCACAAACATCTTACCTAGGTGGTACGGATGTTGGTGGGGGCTCTATACGTCCCTGGACAGTTAAAGTTAACTTCACCTTATCTGACTATCAAAAAGAAGCAGCCCATAATATATTTAATATGGGTATATGCGATGCAAACCAAAGCTGGAATGGCGGGGGTATATCGGTTAGATTATTAGCTGATAGAACTATACAGGTAAGAATATTTACTAACACTACAACCACGCCAGCTTATACTGTGGTCATACCTACCATTGCTGATCTTGCTGAACATAGAAATTATAGTCAACTTGATCCTAATAGTGATGATAATCAATTAGGAATAGATAATACATTAGTAATATCTTACAACCCTTATGTAGACGGAAATAAACTATCGGTTGTTTACAATGACGTCTTGGTATATGAAGATGCAGCTGCTATTATAGCTCCTCCTCCTTACAATGGAGTGTGGATAGGTAAATCAAGTGTACTGGCTGCTACTACAGATGCAAACCAAGGATTTATTGGTTTCTGTTCTGTAGAAATTTTACCAATAGATATAGTAAAAAGAACACCAAGCAAACAATTTGATAATGTAATTATATCTGGCGCATCCAACCACGTATACAACGACGCTTTCTGTAATAATGTTGTTTATACTCATCTTGCCGCAACATCAGTGGGAGTTACTGGTGAGCTTACAGGTAATGCTATCTTTATGAAGGTATTCAGAGCAGAAAACCCCGCTGCTTCTGCTACCATGGGATTCTATGGAGCAGCTATAGGAATGTTTGTTACTTCTCAAGATAACGTAATTCCAAGAGGTTCGATAGTTTATGATGTTGATACAGACGCCGTGCCTAACATAACATTTATAGGTAACGTTGTATCAGGCTGTTCTGTGGTATATGTTGTAAATTCAGCAGCTGATGCATTAAGTAATAATTATAGTATCAGCACTTTCACTAACGGTTACTATACCATTACCAGCTCAGTTTCCGGTTCTATTCCTGGTAATACTATGGTTTACTTGTCAACAAATAATAACAAGTACAATTCTGTAGAGTTACTAAGTTACTTTACTGACGGTACAGGTTCACCAGTTACAGTAACAGCTACGGGTACCAGTGCAACCGGAACTATTACACTTACCAAATTGTCATCGATGACAATTTGGAACCCGTTAGGTTTCCAATCTACAGCCAATGCCGTTAATGAAGTTTTAGATGTAACCGCTGTTGTAAGTAACACAGCAGCTAGTCTTGGTGTAGCTTTCGGACCTTTGACAGCTGCATCTGCTACCAATGCCTTTACTGCTAAGGGTATGGTTGCAAATGGAGTAGTGTATTTGGAAGATACGATTGAAACTCGTAGACTGATGAAAAATATCCGTCCAGGAAACAGAATATATGGAACGGCTGCTCCTTTCAGTACTGCAGGTAATATGGAGAGAGCGTTTGTAAGTACAGGACGTGACAAGTATACTTACGTAAGAGATTATCAGTTCATTTACGATATACCTTCTCAATTAGGTCTAACAGTTCCAGCTGGGTGGTGTGCTAACGTTACCGATCCGGCTAATACAAGATTTGCACCGTATACAAATGCTACAGGGTATTATTCAGCAATAGCAATCTATACTTCCTTTACAAATACTGCATTTACTAATACTACAGCCTTTAATGGTACTGCTAACCAGTTCCAGTTCTCTTTAGGAACTGCTATAGATATTGCACATGATAGCGCGGCAAGTAGTACAAATTTTGTAAGACTTACTTACAGACCTGAGGTTATTGCAACAGCAGCAAGAGCTACCGATAACTACAATTATAATTATTTATATAATGAATTAAGAAATCATTGGGGCATTTATTCTAAACAGCTGTTCAGTATGGGTTACGGTTCTTCTACGCCGTATTACTACTATTCTACCGATCAAAGACCCGCAAGTCTCGGTGCTCAATCATCTTATAAAGGTTATTATATAAGACCTACTAACTCGTCATCTGATGTTAGTTATGGTTATGGTACAGTCTTAGGTGAGTTGTTTATTGGTGGACCAAACAAACATGTAAGTCAGTTCAGACCTACTCCTGTTGGACTTGTGTTTGACTCCGGTATGTTCAAGCATACAGGGACTTCCGCTGCTGCTCTAAGTGCTACTAATCTTTCTAATACTACTGCAAGAGCATGGAACTATTATCTTCCACTGGCTCTATATGATGTGAGAGTAATTGATTATGGAGCAGCCGCAAATGGTACTCCTAACTTTATCGGTGGAAACACAAGTCTAGGTTCTGGAAGATCATCAATAGTTTATAGTGGTGGTGGAGGTCAGACAGCTGTAGGTGCCGGTGTTCCTATGGGTAGTCAGCTTACAGTGACAGGCTCGGGTCTACAAATAACCGGTCTTGTAGCGGGTAGAATTTACAGAGTTATAGCAACTCCTATTACTACTGGATTCTAACTATGGCACAAAAAGCAAATTTAATAATAGATCAGGGTGCTACGTTTCAGACCACTATCACTCTGACCGATAAAGAAAACAACGTGGTTGATTTAACTGGTTATACAGGTGCGTCTCAAATGAGAAAGCACTTCACATCTTCAAATGCTGTTAACTTCTCTGTATCACTAGGCAACACTGCAGGTACCGTTCGTCTTGCTCTCACGGCTAACTCAACTGCAAATATAGTTGCGGGTAGATATCTGTACGACGTTGAGTTAACCGATTCTACGGGTGTTGTATCCAGGGTGCTTGAAGGAATTGTAACGGTATTTCCTAACGTAACAAGATAACAATCATGGAATCTATTCAAGTTATCGTAGAAACTAATCAGACTCCGGTGCAGCAAGCACAGGTAAATCTGACCGGTCAAACTATAGTTACGAACGAACCAATTACACTATCTACTTCAACAACTGAATACAATAGATTAGATCAGTTATTAGATGTCACCGAGGGCAACTCACCAGATACAGGAATGACTCTAGTATACGATCTTGCAACGGATAAATACATACTACAGAGGTTATCAGCTAGCAGTCTAGTTGGTGATTTCGATGGGGGCTCATTCTAATGTCGAACACAGTACTACAAATAAAAAGAAGTGCGACGACAGCTACTCCTACATCATTAGCCAACGGTGAACTAGCTTACTCGGGTAATAGTACTTCTAACTCGCTATTCATCGGGATGCCCGGTGATAGCAACACCGTTACAAGAATTGCTGGTGGTAAATACCAGTGGTTACATCAAAGTAACACTTCAGCACCAGGCACACTAACTGCCAACGCTGTTGTGATTGCTGATGGCAACAGTTCTATAAATGAAATAAGAACTGCTAATCTAGTTATTGGCGCCACAGGTAACACTCAGAGATACATTACCAGTATTATTCTCGATTCTACTCTATCTGGTGCTACAAATAACCAGATTGCTCCAGCATGGGTAATAAAAGACTACGTAGATAACTATGCTGCCTCTACACTTGATGAACTTACAGATGTAACACTTACATCGGCAACTAACAATCAGATTTTAGTCTACGATCAGGCTGCCAACACTTGGGAAAATCATTCCATAGGTGGTACACTAGACGGGATCAATGTATCTTTTAATAATCATGATGTAGTAATAGGGTTATCTAATACTCTCAATGTTAACACATCGATTATAGTAGCTAATGGAGTAACAATCAACTCCACAGCTGTGTTGGTAGGTAACTCAACTGTTTTCTCAAATATTACCAACCAGTCAGTAACAACTAATACAATTTATGTCGACGTTATAAGTGCGTCTGGTAACGCAACTATTACTGGTATTTTAGATGTTAAAGGTAACACTTATATTGGTAATAATGCAACAGCTGACATAGTTGTATTTGATTCTAGAGTCGGCTCTGACTTTACACCTCAAGCTAACACAACTTACAATCTAGGTTCTACTAATCTATACTGGAACCACATTTACACCGGACATATAACCGGTTCAAATGGAGCTACGTTTAACGGCGATGTTAATGTTACTGGTAATTTAAACGTCACCGGAGCGCTAACATCCTTAAACGTATCAACAATTTCTGTTACTGATTCGTTACTACAGTTAGCATCTAACAACGAATCATCCGATATTTTAGACATTGGCTTGTACGGAAGTTATAGTGATGGAGTTGGACTTCATGAGCATACTGGTCTCTTCAGAGATGCTACAGACGGTAAGTGGAAGTTATTCAAAGGACTAACTCCTAATCCTACTACTACGGTAGATACTTCTAACGCTACATTCAGCATTGCCACCTTGGTATCGTACCTTGAGTCTGGAGCATTTACATCTAACTCAACTACCGTATCAATTGTTGCTAATTCAACTATTAGTGTTGATATTACAGCCAACACTCTTCTTTTAGATACCGCACTATATTCTAACTCCGGTGGTACTGGATACAAGACATATAGTCTGGGTGATATTTTAGTAGGTAACTCTACTTCCGGTATACAAACGCTTGCGGTTGGGGCAGTAGGAAAAGTACTTCAATCAAACGGAACAACGCTTGTCTATGACGACTTAGACGGCGGCGGATTTTAAGGAGACATAATGTCAGGTTTTACATTTGATTTTTCACAAGCAAAATTATCTCAACTACTACCAGGTAACAAGTATGTTTCAAACTGGCACGGTGCATTAAGTTTATTGTTACCCGATTATGAGATAAACACTCCGATGAGAGTAGCAGCTTTTATTGCTCAATGCGCGCATGAATCGGGTGGTTTCAGAACCCTTAAGGAAAATTTAAACTATAAGGCTGAAACCCTACTTAAAATATTTCCAAAATATTTTCCAACCATTGACATAGCAAGACAGTACGCGTCTTTACCCAACAAACAAGAAGCTATTGCTAATAAGGTTTATGGTGGTAGAATGGGTAATGGACCAGAAGAAACCGGCGACGGGTTTAAATTTTGCGGAAGAGGTTTAATTCAATTAACCGGTAGAAACAACTACCAAGCATTTGCTGATTCAATTGAAACACCTATCGAACAGATACCGGAGTTCCTGATGACGTTTGAAGGAGCAGTACAATCAGGTTGCTGGTTCTGGGAAACTAACAACCTAAATAAAGAAGCAGACGCAGGCGATATTAAAACCATGACAAGAAAAATTAATGGTGGATTTATTGGTCTTGAGGATAGAATTAAACACTACGAACATGCACTTCATGTTCTAACTTAATCATGTAGGAATTATTATGGAAATGAATGACGCATTTTTAAACACTTTTATACAAAAACAAACGGGCCTGATAAACGATCTTCAGGCCCGTCTTCTTATAGCTGATACTAGGATATCGGTTTTAGAAGGTGAACTAAAAAATCTTAGCGATCAAAAAGCGCACCATGAGCGCGAGTTGAGCTTAGTCAAAGAAAATCTACTTAAATCCGAAGAGAAAAGAGAAGATTTAAAAAATAGACTAAAACAATACCACAAAACTAATGAAGAGTTGATCACAGAGTTGAATGCTCTTAAAATAAAGAGTACGGACGATATTAATGATTTAACTGCAAGAACCGAGCAGGCAGAAAAAGCTGCAAATCATTTTAGAGAATACGCAGAGAGCATTCAAAAATATGTACCACAAGCCGAGCCAGCCGTAAATGAAAATCTTCGTAATCAACCTGGATAAAAGGCAAGATAGATTACGTTCTATTACAGCAGAGCTAAAAAATTATAAATGGGAAAGATTTTCTGCTGTTGATGGTACTGAACTAACTGTTGCTGAATTTGAAGAGGAAGATTTTTTTCCTTTGAAAGAATGGCGTGACCCTCTTCTTAAAAGACCTCTCACACTAACAGAAGTAGCTTGCGCAGTATCTCATTTTAAGTTATGGGAGATATGTGCTCAAATAGAACAAAATATTCTGATAGTAGAAGATGATGCGTATCTATCCTCCAATCTAGATTTAGAATCAATAGAAAAAAATCTTGAGTCATATGACTTAGTTTATCTTCATCATAAGGAAATGGTTCCAGAGCAGGAGCAGCAAATTAACTCCGAGCTGGTAAAACCTTATTACCCATACCTTACAACCTCATACGCCTTAACGCCTGCGCTAGCAAAACGCTTAATTAAATCGGGTTATAATCGCAGTATTATTCCTGTGGATGAGTTTTTACCCTGCGTTCTAGGAGTAGATTATTTTAATCATAGCTTATCTGGTCATACAAGAGAATTGTTAAACGACTTACAAAAACGTTTCTCAAGTGTTCTACCAGTCAAAGCAGCTGCATACAAACAAAGCATTTTTAAACAACATTCCAGAGATAAGTTTGGATCTGATATTGAAATGGGAAAATCTATTATGGATAACGAAACTAAATTACATCTTTTAACAGTAGGTACTGACGAGTCAAAGACTGAACTTTTACAAAAGTCCGCTGATCGGTTTGGTTACTCTTTTAAAAACTTAGGTTTAAATATGACCTGGAATGGTGGTGATATGATTACTCCAGGCGGCGGGCAAAAAATTAACCTTGTTAAAAAAGAAATTAATTCTTTGCCCAACGATGATATCGTTTTTTTTGCTGACGGATATGATGTTATTGTAAACGACCATATTAATAATATCATAGGTAGATTTTTTGAGTTTGATTGTGATGTATTATTTGCTGCCGAGCCTTTTTGCTGGCCAAAAGATTCGTTAGCAGAAAAGTACCCTGCGACTGAGACAAGATATAGATTTTTAAACTCAGGTCTTTATATCGGCAGAGTAGGTTCGCTTAAACATATTTTGAGGATGGAAATTCATGATCGACAAGACGATCAAGAATATTTTACTAATCGGTTTCTTGAAAGCCTTACCGAACCTTCATACGCCAAGATAAAGTTAGACACTGAAAACTATATTTTTCAGTGCTTGAATGGTAGTGTAGATAGTATAGGTATAAAAAACAACGGTCAACTAATTAACAAAGAAACTAATTGTTGCCCGTGCGTTCTTCATGGTAATGGCGGTGACCGCATGAAGGATATATTAAAAAGTATATACGAACGTCTAGCACCTGAAGACAAAGGATATTTTATTCGTAGCGCTAAAGTTACTGATCTAGGACAAGAATTTTTAACTATCCCTTTTATGACGTCAGAGATGTGTAAATGGTTGGTAAATGAAGCAGAAACAAAAGGTAAATGGGAATCTATGTACGGAGATAAGTTTCCCGGACAAGAGGTTAGAATACGATCATTCTCTATGGATTTCTGGAACGCTTTAGAAAATCATTTCAAAGAAGTTATTAATCCACAGATAGAAAAATACTGGTTTCCGCTTCTAATGTATGAGTTAAGAGATGCATTTGTTATAAAATACAGCCCTGGAACACAAGATAGACTGCATTGCCATCACGATGCTTCTTTAGTTTCTGGTATTATTCGCTTAAATGATGAGTATGAAGGAGGAGAAACTTACTTCTATCGTCAGAAATTTAGCAACATAAATATACCTAAAGGAACTATGTTATTGTGGCCTGGGCAAGTTACCCACGGACACGAAGGTAAACCAGTAACAAAAGGAACAAAATATAGTTTAGTAATTTGGACTGCTAGAAAACCTGGCGATGTGAATTACTAGGCTCTATATAGAGCTTAACCCAGGAGCCATATGGCCAATACCGTTTTTCGTATAAAACGTTCTGCTGTATCGGGTAGAATACCTAAAGCAGACGACTTAGGAGTTGGTGAGTTAGCTGTTAACTTAGCCGATCTCAAACTGTTCACCAAGGACACGGCTAATACCGTTCAAGTGCTTCTTGGTACGAAAGGCGATAAAGGCGAGGTAGGCGACAAAGGAAGCACTGGGGATAAGGGTGATACTGGTACTACCGGCTTACCCGGCATACCAGGGGACAAAGGTGATACTGGCGCAAAAGGTGATACTGGTGCTAAGGGTGATACCGGAACCAAAGGTGATACTGGGGCTAAAGGTGATGTAGGGTCGTTTGGTGGCGCCGCTTTTGACTTTACCTACACCACAAATACTTCTAATACAGAGCCAGGTGATGGATACCTAGGGTTTGACAATACCACTTTTTCTTCCGTAACTAGTCTTTATATTGACCAGCAGGATGGTAACGGAGCTAATACTTACGGTTATTTACAAACAATAGATGACTCTACTTCATCTATCAAAGGTACATTTACTCTTACTGAAATAGCTAATACTCTTAATTACGCTTATTTCTCAATTACAGGTAGTCACACACATGCTAACGGCTACTTTGTTGTACCCGTTACTTTTTTAACTGGTGCAGCTTCCTTTGCAAATAACACTTCATCTATAATAACCTTTGCACGCTCAGGCGATCAAGGGGATAAAGGTGCAACAGGAGATAAGGGTGATACAGGCGCTAAAGGTGACATAGGTCTTACAGGTTCCAAAGGTGATACTGGTGACAAGGGTGCTACTGGCGATAAAGGCGATACCGGAGCTAAAGGAGATGCTGGCACCAAAGGTGACATAGGTCTTACAGGGGATAAAGGACAAAAGGGTGAAGCAGGTGCTGCTAATATTTACGTTTCTGCAAATTATACAGCTAATGCTAACCAACGAATAGTAGTATCTAATAACGCCATAACCCTTACACTTCCTGCTACACCAGCAAATGGTGACATAGTAGAAGTATTAGGAGACATAAACGGTATCACTGTAGCTCGAAATGGCAACCTCATTGAAGGGGCTACTAACGATATTGTTGTAAATGCAAACAATGCTGCTTTAACATTTGCTTACATAGGTACTTCTTGGGAATTAACTACCAATATTGGTCCTTCAGGTCAGAAGGGTCAACAAGGCGATGGTTTTGTTCCATTTACAGTAGTAACAGCTAACACTCTTGCCGTAGTAGGAAGCAAATATTACGCAGACACATCGGGTGGTGCTCTCACCATTACACTCCCTGCATCCGCCGCCAATGGTGAAATAGTTCAAATTACCGGCCAAACTAACAATGTCACAATCGCTGCTAACGGCAACACGATTGAGAGTGGATCAGATGATGTTGTTATAGACGTTAATGATGTCACTCTTACACTGATATATTATGGTGGTAATTGGGACCTTACTACTACGTTGGGTGCAAAAGGTGAAAAGGGTGATAACATACCCCTTTGGATTACTAAGACGTCTAATTACACCGCAAATCCTGAAGATAGAATTCTTGCAGATACAACTGGTGGAACATTTACTATTACATTACCAGCATCTCCATCCAATGGTGATTCAGTTTATATTGCCGGTAATGCAACAGGTCTAACCGTTGCAAGAAATGGTAATACCATTCAAGGCGGTACTGATGATGTAGTAATTAATACTTCTGGGGTAATAGTAACTTTTAATTACCTAAATGGTGACTGGGATGTTTACACAACCCTAGGAGTCAAAGGACAGAAGGGTGATAACATACCTCTATGGGTAGTTAGAAGTTCAAATTATACAGCAGGGGTCGAAGATAGAATCTTAGCTGATACTACTGGTGGGGCGTTTACCATTTCATTACCTGCATCTCCTACAGATGGTGACTCTGTCTACATCGAAGGAGATACTCAAGACCTGACCATTTACGGTAATGGTCACACTATTCAAGGAAGCTCTTCAAACGTATTTGTAAACTATGCAAGTATAAGCATGACGTTTACATACTTAAATAATAACTGGAAACTGTACACGCCTCTGGGTCAAAAAGGCGATAGTTATCCTTTCTGGGTGAAAAGAACTTCTAACTATACTGCTATTAATCAAGATAGAATTCTTGCTGATACGTCTAATGGTGCATTTACTGTAACTCTTCCTGCCTCTCCTTCACAAGGAGATACTATTTACATTGCCGGTAAGGTACTCAACTTAGAGGTATATGGTAATGGTCAAACGATAGAAGGTAGTTCTAGTAATACCGTTGTTAACGTTGAAGGGGTCAAGCTCGAATTCATTTATTTGAATAGTAATTGGGAACTTGTTACTACGTTAGGTACAAAAGGAGAACCAGGATCAGTATCTGGTGCAAATGGTATCATAGCAAACTCAGCTAATGGAATAACAACAGTATCGATAGATTCAAATACTATTTTTAGACCCATATATAATCCAGATATATTTACTGCTAATGGTACGGCCAACTCTTTCACCTTATCTCACGCTGTATCCAATTCGCGCGATGTAAGTGTTGTTATAGGAGGTGTTCCTCAAACCCCAGGAGCAAACAATGCATATACTGCAGCAAATACAACTCTTTCTTTAAATGGTACACCTAAATCTGGACTTAAGATAGTGGTGTCATATAACCTATATGTTCGGAGCTAATAATGCCGTTAGATGGAATTCAATCATCAGCTATCAGTGGTGACGTAAGAATAGAACCCGTAGAGAATCTCTACGATCCGGTCTCTAAGTTTAGAGTCAGTTTACCTGAGACTCTGATTGATACCGACTTCGAGTACGGCTTACAACCTACCAAATGGGAAACTATTGAGTTAGTAAATAATATACCTACTTTTTTTGCTAGACAAGGTGAAGAGACTCTTCCGTTCGGGGATATGACTACTACCAACGGATCAAATATTGTTACTGTAACTACCTCATTACCTCATAACCTCAATCCCGGTTCTCCAATCATCGTTATTGGTTCGAAAAACATTACCTGCGACGGTACATTCATAGTATCTACTGTACTATCAAATTTTACCTTTCAATACAGAGCTAAGAACACTCAAAACTTTACAGGTTCAGTTAAAGATACCTACACAGAAATATACCCAGGCTCAGTATATCAAGGTACTCTATTCGATTCTGACGATATAGTCGATGTAGTCACTGACGGAGCTAACGGATCAACTATTACAGTTACTACTGATCACCCGGTAAATTTTTCAAACAATACATCATTCTTTTTATTAAACAGTTTAGGTACTTCTAGAGCTTACGTAAACGCACAATTAGCGGTTGCAAACGGGTATACTGATTCAAGTTTCAATGTAATTTCTAATGGATTAATATCAGGCGGTTCTGGTTTCAACTATGATGATTTTAACTTACAGGTTCATGACTGGAAAGGATCTAATACTTTCACATTTACCGCAAGTAATATTACTATATCAAATAATACCTCTAACATTATTTTTGCTGGTGTTACTACATCCGGTATAACAACTGATTCATATTATCTTTATGATCCGGGTCCTAATTCACCTATACCTGGTGTAACCCCGTTTCAAGTTTATAGAATACAAGTACATTCTTCATCTACTTTTCAGCTATACAATGGTGTTAATAATGCTACCATAGTTGTTAACAGCTCTTCAATGCCTGTGGGGAATACTCCTCATGCATTTCACAAAGCATATAAAATACAGTCGGTCAATACAGCTGTAGGACAAGATGCTATTACGGTAGTAGACTATAACACAGATGGTAATACTTTTGGAAATGCATGGACCAGTCTTCAAAATAATCCAGTTGTCTTTATAGGTAACGTATCTTCATTTACACCATCACAGAATAGTAGAGAAATTAACAGATATAAAATTTACTACTCAAGAACAAAATATAGTAACACAAAATTTAATTTTTCTACTTCTACTCTCGGCGGAATAACTGACCTAACCTCAAATAATATTACAGGAGGTTTTGTAGTTCCTATTACCACACTTGGGGATAGAAACACCATATACCAAGCAAACCACGGACTAGTAGATAATGATATTATTACTATAACTACAGGAACGGGTACATCTAATACTGTTCCTAACGCTATAGGTCCAAACACAAGATACGTTGTTAGAAAATATTCCGATAATAGATTCTCTTTACTATCTACAGTTTCTGGTTTAACCGTAGAATTATCAGATCTTGGATATGCTAATCTAGTAATCACAAGCAGATTAACAAGATCAGATAATGAATCAATATTTTTTGCTAACCATGGTTTTAACGACGGTGCATCAGTATACTATTATAATCAGTCAAACACAACAGGAGGGACAAGTCTAGGAGGTCTTATAGATGCTAACGTATACTATATTTTTGCATCTACTACTAATAACTTTAAACTTGCAACGACTTCTAATGGGTATTCATCTAATACAAAAACCATAACTCAAAACACTACTACATGTAATGTTGGTTCTTCTACTAGTGTTTTCTTAAGCAACGTCCATGGGTTTTCTACTGGTAAGGGTATTAGATATACATCAAACAATCCAATTGGTGGTTTAAGATCTGGTCAACATTATTTTGTAAGAGCAGATACTAGTAACACTTTCACTTTGTATTGGTCAGCAGCAGGCGCTACGGCTGGTAATACTGCTGATATAGTATCTACAGCGTTTCCTCTAACGGGAACTGGAGATTTTATACAAAGTGAAATGATTGACATAACTTCTTCATCTACTGGTACTCATTTATTTCAAAGTGAATCGGTAGGCGCCAGCGACGGTGTTTACAATATTACTGCAGTAACGAATAGTACTAGCTTTCAACTAACAACAGCTCGTGACATAGATCAGCGTGAAATAACTTTCTTTTCTAAACAGAGAGTTAATCTAAGAGAAAACGCAATTAACTTACCTGATCATAGAATAAAAACTGGAACAGCGTTATTGTATCAAAATACATCAGGACAAGGAATATCAGGTCTTACCCCTGGAGAGGTCTACTATTGTGTTAAAATAACTAATGACTTTATCAAACTGTCTCCTACAAAAGCAGAAGCTCTGCAAGGGGCTAATATTGTAGGTATTTTTGCTGGAGGTGATGGACTTGATTCATTTACTACTAATACCATCTTTGGAGAACCATACGGATTTGGTACTGTAAACGTAGTTGCAGGTCAGAAAACCATAACAGGTAATAACTCCAACTTCTCTGCATTCTTTAAAAAAGGAAGTATTGTACAGATATATTATCCAGCCAATACTGCTTCTCTAAACGTATCAGCAGTTAATACAACATCGAGAGAAATAACTTTTGGATCTGCCCATAGTCTAACAGACGGTATCCCTGTTGTATTCTCTAATACATCGACTGGTGCTACCGGGGCTGTTAACAATCAAATTTACTATGTGAACGTGTCAAATACAACGACACCTACTAACATGGTAAAAATTTACGATACTTATTTCGATAGTATCAACCCTACCGCTTCTAATATATTACCAATTGATAATATTCAAGTAACAAATACCAGAGCCACATTTACTTATTCTATCGGTAACACTTTTACATCTGTAGTAAATGCTGTGTTTTCTAAGACTGGTATGTCATTTAATGATGCACCTCCTACTACAGCTAATGCATTATTGTATAGCATTAAATCCTCTCTGAGCGTCAGGGCTGATGGTTTTGCTCTTCACAGACCATATGATGGAGGGGTTGAGTTAATTCCAAGCACTAATCCTGATAGCTCAATGATACGTCAGACAAGAAAATATTTCCGTTACCAATCAGGTAAAGGTATGCAAGTGTCATTGGCTATCAACTTCTCTCCTTCTACTGTAATTGACAGTTTTACAAGAGTAGGAACCACAGGAACAATCTATACAAGATATCCTCATAGAATATCAGTTGGTACTAGCATAACCACATCCGGGGCGACTGTTACATCCGGTAATAATTTCTGGAATCATACACTTACAGTAGCATCAGTTATTGATCCGTACAACTTTACAGTTACTCTATCAGGCACACCAGTAGACTCTAAAGCTAGAGGTGCTCCTTCTTTTGTAGTAAACTCATGGAACAACTGTGCACTAAGACTAGGTTTGTTCGATGATCAGAACGGTCTCTTTTATGAGTATAATGGAAATGATCTATATGCATGTAGAAGAAGTTCTACCACACAGTTATCTGGAACCGTAACCACAACGTTTAGAAGTGGTACTATTACGGGAACGGAGACTAGTTTTCAAACCCAGCTAAGCGTAGGTGACTACATTGTTATCAAGGGTCAGAGTTATAAGGTAGTTCAAATAGATAATGACACCCAGATGCATATTATGCCTTATTACAGAGGCACATCATCTACAAGAACTATTGTTACTAAAACTGTTGATACAAAAGTTATACAATCATCTTGGTCTATTGATCCTTGTGATGGAACAGGTCCTACAGGGTATAACCTTGATATTCACAAGATCCAAATGGCGTACATTGACTATGCCTGGTACGGTGCGGGTAAGGTTAGATTTGGATTTAAAGACTCAACAGGTACAGTAAAATACGTACATGAATTCATCCATAATAATTATCAAACCGAAGCTTATTTAAGATCAGGTAACTTGCCTTGCCGTTATGAAATAGTAAATACAGGCACACCAACATATGTTCCAGCTCTTGCCCACTGGGGTACGTCTGTTATTATGGATGGTAGGTTTGATGATGATAAAGCTTACTTGTTTACGGCTGGTTCGAACCAGCTAACTCTAACCGGTAACTCTACTATTACATTTACGGGATATATCGAGTCTAATAATCAACCATATATTTCAAACACAGGACTACAAACAGTAGGTTACGCGGTTACCCTATCTTCTCCTAACGCACAACTATCATCTGTTTCTGCTGGATTACCTATCTCAGGTAATAATATTCCTGCCTCAGCAAGAACCTCGCTACCTACATCAAATAGAATCGTTCCGTATCAGCCATATCAACCAAGTATTCCAATCAGACAAAATACTGGAACTCTTGTAGGTAATAGAACACTAATGATTATTGATAGTGCTCCTACTGCCAATGCTACCGCGGGTCAAGCGTCAACTTACACTATCACAGCAGGCCAAGATTCTTTAGTTTATGAAATTCCGTTGCTTTCAATAAGGCTGGCTCCATCAGTCGATACCGGTACTATTGGAGCTCTAGGTGAGAGAGAAATTATAAATAGAATGCAATTGATATTAAAAACGGTAGGTATTTTGACTACCCATTCTATGGAGGTTAGCCTGTACTTGAATGCACGTATAGATAATAATAACTGGGTTCGCGTGCAGAATCCAAGTCTGAGTCAGCTGATTTACCATGATGCTATTAACTCAGTCACAGGTGGTGTTCGTGTATATTCTTTCCGTGCTCAAGGTACATCGGGTAACACTGCAAGAACACAACAATCTACCACGGTAAGTTTGGAAGAAATCGCGACACTAGGTAACAGTATTTTAGGTGGGGATAATGCATACCCTGATGGACCTGATGTTCTAACTCTAACAGCTAGATTAGTGGAAGATCCATCACAAGTAACTTCTACTAACCCACTACAGGTAACCGGTCGTATCTCATGGACAGAAAGCCAGGCATAACAAATGACTACAATTAATTTAACAGATCTAATTCAAAATAATATACCTAAAGGCGATAAAGGCCAAAAAGGTGAAGTTGGCACCAAGGGTGATGTAGGACCTACTGGTAATACCGGACCTACTGGTAACACTGGCTCGACTGGTGTAACCGGTGATAAAGGTGCGCCCGGTGATAAAGGGGTTGCTGGAGATAAAGGTGCTACTGGAGACAAAGGTGAAGTTGGTTCTACTGGTTCTACTGGCGCTACTGGCGCTACTGGTGCAAAAGGAGATACAGGCGCAGCCGGTCAAATAGGTGAACTATCTAGAACTTTTAGAACTGATTTTTTAAGTGTAGTAAACGTAGCCAATGCAATTGCTAATGCTACTTTTGCTAATCTATCAAGTTTATCAGATGATTTTGACACCGCTACTACAGGTGCTAACGGATCAGTATGGAAACTATCTAACACTTCTGGCTTATACACAAATACTCAAATCACGGCCCCTACCGGGTCAGATGGTACTTACATAGGATTTTCAAACGGTGTAGTATCAGCAGGCTTTGGTAGCTATTACTTTTATCGCTATATTAATAGTGCAAACGTTAATTCTTCGATATTATCATCTAATAATCTTTTAAAAATTACAGTTACTGCTGCGGGCAACACTGGATGGACAAACGTGTATCCGGTTGCAGTTTATTTTCAAAACTCCTCAACTTTTTCATTACTGGGGTATTTAAATCTTACAGCAAACGCCTGGTCTAATACTGAAATATCTGGTAAGGTAGTTCCTTCATCAGGAAATACTAACTTTATTCTTCTATATCAAGCTTGGTCAGCTTTTGGTACTTCTACAGCCCAAACTCAGAAATGGTATTTGGACGAAGTAGTTACTGCTACAGCCGCCCCTCCTCAATATGCAAACATGATAGATTATGACGGAGCTAACGTCTTATTCTATTCTAACTCTTCTTCATCAGGAGAAAACACTTACGTTTCTAGTGTCGTAAACGACGGTGCTACATTGTTTGTATACGCAAACGGAACTACCTATGCTTCGTATTCTAACCCGGGTACATTCACTGTTGTTACGTCAGCTGGTGTAAACTATACTACATTCTCTGCTACTCAAGCAAACAACGGCAACCTTGATACTGCTAATAATACAACAGTAAGTATTTACAGAGGAGGCACAAAAGGTCAAAAAGGTGCTCAAGGCTCTACAGGATCAACAGGTAGTACAGGTGCTACTGGACCTGCAGGAGCTTTCAATGCTGGGGGTTTATACGGTCAAGACGCGCGTGTAGATTTAGGATACTCTGTCATTACTACTAACACCATCAGTTATCCACCTGAAGGTGTTTTTCCAGGTTCTATTGGGGTAGCCGCTAACTACAATGGTGTGGATTATGCGTTTCAAAACTCACTACCGGTAATTAATAGTGATACTGTATCCGCTAACATAGCCAAGCCTATCACTGCTGATAAGTGGGGAGTGCATTGGTTTAGAAAATATTTCATGTTAGGTTCAGGCTCTGGTTCAGCATATTACTTTACAGAAGATGAGCCAGTATATGATCACACACCAGATGCTAATGTAGTATTAGTGGACACTAGAGACCGCCTGACTGGGTACGGTATATTTAATAACCCTTATACATCTGGTTTTGGAACCCTTACAACTCTATTCCAACAATCAGGCAGCTTTACTAGTACCAATAATCAGTATACCTTTTCGAACTATGCTGGTATCATTGAAGCATCTTATACAAAAGATAGTGCGACTGACGCAGTTGGTGAATCAACCAATACACAGTTTACGCAGTTACACGTACAGACTAACGACGCTAATAGTAATGCGTACATTGTAGATATTTCTCAGTTTGGATTTACATACGCCGCCCAACTTGCAAACGGTCAATTTGCTGACTATACAACTCCTGCACTAGTCAAGAGTAATCCATTCCCTAACACAGTTGCAACTATTGTTTCTGGAACTGGTACTGCAGCATCCTCGTTTGTTATTACCCCAACTAACTTTGGTAGACCTAATTCAGGATCGTCTAGATTGTTCTACTTGTCTGTAGCAGGTTCTGCTAACCTAGTTGTTTCGGCTAAAGGTAATACTGACCCTGGGGTTGACTTACTATCAGTCAAACATTTACCTATAGTACAAAACCCAAGAACAATTACGTCTGTTCCTAATTCATTCTTTTTACCCGTATTTAATACTTTTGGTTTTCTTGTAATTAAACATAGTAAGCCATTCCAATATTATTTTGAGGGAACCGCTCCAACAGATGCTACTGCTACTTACGTAAGGCATGCCGGTCGTCGTTCAGCAAGATCAGGATCTGGAACATTCGCAGTACCTTATAAGGTAGATCCATATACTGCCAACTCTTACCATGTTATCTCTACTGAGGGTGGTATTGCAAACGTATGGTTTAAATCTGCAGATTCCGGTGATTTAACTATCTACGTTCCTAATATTCATCACGCCGGTTATGGCGAATGGTTCAGTAATACTGAATCATCAGGTACTATACTTTCTACTGTTAATCCACCTTGGAAGTTTAGAGATAATATCATTACATTAGCTGCTGCCGCTGGTGCTGCTGGTTATGCCAGCCAACTGTTTGAATCAAACTCTCAAATTAATGATATTGTTGGATTCCCACTATCAGTATATCCTACTGCTGATAGTACTCCAAATTACTACCAGAAGCGCTTCCATTTTAATTCTTGGAATGCTACTGCTTATATGCCTTTTGCGTTTACATCAAACGTTCTTGGAAGACCATTCTCATTTAGAGCAAGATTCCGCATCAATGATAGAAATAAAGATCAGACTGCTAGATTCCTAGCATATGGCGCTACCGGAATATCTTTGCTTCTTGGCTATAATTATACTGCTGCAAACAAGCAGATGTCACTCTATATTTCCAACAACAATTCAACCTATAACATTTTCTCTGATTTTAAACCTCCTATTGTTGTTGATCTAGGAGACGAGTTTGAACACGAAATAATTGTATCTTGCAACCCTAATAACCCATACGCAACAATTGTTGTGTTAATGGACGGTGTTCCTGTAAATATTGTAGCCGGTACTACATCAACATTGTTTACAACTCTGAATGGTCTGCTCTTAGGGGCTCCTAATGCTACGGCAGCTAATAACAACGGATTTATTGGTACACTTGATTTTTCAATTACACCTACCGTTCTAGCAAAACACGTGGTTAACAACTCCGTTACTATTGCTAACGTGTTTATTTCTAACTCAAATTATGACAATCCTGCATCACCTACTTTTGCATC